GTTTTACATTAGCAGAAGTGCCCACTGCGCTTTGAAGAGTCTCAAAGATAATCTTTGCTTCTTCAACGGAACTGGCTTTAGACAAAGCTTCGACAATTTTAATTTTTTGTCGCTCATTCAAGGAGGTGTTTGTTAAAACCTTGTTTGTGTATAACAAGCGTGCATTAGCTGTGTTAGTCTCTGTGAGGGCTTTATGCACCTTATTAAGTGTTTCGTTTAGTTTTTTATTACGAGCCTGGAGTGATTTGTTTTCATTAGTCTTCTCTTTTATTCTTTCGATCTCGCTTTCTAAAGGCTCTTGATATTTTTCGGTCTGCGAAAGGGCAGGTTTAGTTTCTGACCATCCGGCTTTTGGAAGATCTTCAGCGATATCAACTTTTACTTCTTCCGTAATTTCAGCTACAACCTCTTCAATCATCGAAGCAAGAGACTCTTCGTTAATATTTGTATCAAAGTCAGGGGTTGCATCAATTTCTTCAGCATCTTCTTCAAGCGACTCTTCTTCTAAGATATCTTGAAGTACTGTCTCATCTAATTCCATTTCTTCCTCAGAGATAATTTCATCTGCAATCTCTTCTCTTTCTTCCATATCATCGACAGAGAGTTCGCCATCGCTGTCATCTTGTCGCATTTGAGTTAAGAGGTCAGTAAGATCTAGCGTAACCACTTCCTGTTCATCAGGACAAGGACATTCATCATCATGTTCATGGTCATCATCTGCCACTGCATAAGTGACATCGCCTACAACTTCCGTCTCTTCCTCTTCTTCTTCTTCGTTAATAGGAGATGTAGTTAAAATCTCTTCTACTGCTTCTTTAATTTGGGTAGAATACTTTTCGATCACGGCGCTTTCAGCATTTTTAAGAGCAACTTCTCTTAAAGCTTCAGCATCAATTATTGCTTGTTCCAACATAGATGACATTTTTTTCTCCTCCGAATAGAATTAGTCTCTAATAAATAGTATCTTATTGTTGTAAAAGACTTAAATGGAAAATTTTATAAAATGTCATATAAAAAAACCGGAAGGTGGTATTCCTTCCGGCTTAAACCTGCCGGGGGATAAACCCCCGGCAGGGATAAAAATAGTAGTTGTTACTACTTGGCTTCTAAGAGGCTAGGTTGCTCAGAAGTAAGATTTTGAACTACATTTTGTAGCTTCTCAATCTCGCTCTGTTGTTGTTTCATAGCTTCAACGAGGACAGAAGTTAAACGACCGTAGTCAATACCTTCTGCGCGTCCGTCTTTACCGAAGGACACAACTTCAGGAACGATTGCTCCAACTTCTTCAGCGATAAACCCGACGTCAGCCTGTCCAGTTCCTTTCCAGTCGTAAGTAACACCGCGAAGAGACTTCACAGTATCAATTGGATTCTTAACTGTCTTGACGTTGGTCTTATGACGAGCCGATGAGTAAGTAACCCAAGCACGAGCACGAGCGTCTCCAGTTGTTGGAAGCTGTAAAAGGTAACCGTCAGAATTTGCTGTACCAGCAATTTCAACACCAGCAGCCGTTGTAAGGTTAAGAACGCCAGTAGCGGACTCAACTTCATCAACGTAAGCTGTGCGGAACTGAAGTGCGCTTGTTCCTAAGTCACGAGCACTATCAGTAGAAGGCACGAGATCCGAGTCAAAACGACCTGTGCAGGTGATTGTATCACTTGTAGCATTTCCGAGGTCTACATCGCCATTAGCAGTAAGAGTGCTGCTTAAAGTAGCTGTTGTACCGACGATGGCGGCAAAAGAACCATTAGCAACACTTGCAGCGCCGATAACTGTTCCGTCGATTGAACCACCGTTGATATCAACAGTTGTCACATTACCAAGGTCAGCTACAGTACGACCAGCATTGGTCCAGTTGGAACCAAAAGCATCGATGTGGAGATTTCTATACTTAAAGGTAGAATTTCCAATATCGAAAAGGCTACCTGCGCTTGGAGCGAGTGCTCCAACAGTAGCAATACCTTGAGAAGAACCACTGATAACCAGTGCTCCACCACTTGCAGTGGTGAACTTAATGGCAGCGTCAGCATCATCACCGAAATTTAAAAGTTGATTATCATTAATCAACATTCCGACCGATGAAGACAGTTGCCCAGTAACAGTGATTACATCAGAAGCAGCATCACCAAGAGTAACGGCTCCGTTGAATGTAGCTCCACCATCAACTTCGAATGTACCGACGTTAGTGATGTTTTCGCCATTAGCATCAAGAGCCGAGCCAAGTTGGTCAATGTTGGCAGTATCTACATGGAGTTCAGCCCATTGAAGCGCCGAAGATCCAAGATCATGAGCACTGTCAGCGATTGGTAAGAAATCCGAGTCAGCGCGACCTGTGAAGGTAATGCTGTCTGTTGCGGCGTTACCGAGGTCTACATCGCCATTGGCAGTCAATGTACCAGCAACAGTTAAACTCGTAAGCGAACCAACAGAAGTCAAGCTAGAGTTAACAACACCAGAACCAAGTGTAGTTGCGGTAAGAACCGAAGTACCGTCAATGGCGTAATCACCACCAGCGACAACATCGTAACCAGCGCCTACAACCGAAGAACCAGACACTTTTAAGCGTCCACCATCCGAAGCACCAGTAATACTGATACCACGATCGGCATTAGAGCCAGAAATAAAGAAACCTGCGCCAGCGTTTGTACTAGCAGTACCCGAAGCACCTGTTCCTCTGTTTAGCTCAACGAGATTGTCTTCAATCAACAAATCTACAGTATCGAGCAACGTTCTCTTACCTTCAACGACAAGATTACCCTGAACGGTGAGGTCTCCGAGGAAGTTACCCGAACCTTCCATATCGAGGTCGAAACCAGAGATAGTTGAAGAACCCGAGATAGTAGTAGCACCGGCGATTGCTCCGGCATTAGCGATACCACTGCTTTGCAAGTTTGCGCCGCCGTGGACAGTAAGAGCTTGAGCCGAGAAGCGTCCCGAACCAGAAACGGTTGTGGCACCGGCAACCGCGCCAGCAGTGCTGACTGTTAGGTTACCATTTACATCAATACCGCCGTCGAGCGAGGCAAGACCGGTTGCATCAATAGTTGTAACTCCTGCAATGGCACCGGCATTGCTAATACCAGCACTTTGTAGGTTTGCGACTCCATCGAGAGTTAAACTTCCGAAAGAACCAGCACCTGAACCAGAGATAGTGCTTACCGAAGTAACAGCACCTGCGGTGGAAACCGCGAAGTTCGCACCGTTAACATCAATACCAGCGTCGAGGCTAGCAAGAGCACTTCCGAGGAAGTTAGCACGAGTAATTTTGCGGATAGTACCACCAGCACCGTCGTCGATGAGCATTTCATCAACGTCAGCAGCCGTTGTGGTAGCCGTTTGACCATTAATGTCAACTGCGACTGTAGCAGCAGCAGATCCATTATAGGTAAAAGACGCGATACCAGCGCCTTGTGTTAGAGCAAAAGAAAGACCACCGTCGCCGGTAGCAATTTCTTTCGCCGCAGAGCCAGAAGCTCCTGCGGGCATATAATAAAGTTTTCCATCATCCTGAGCAAAAAGTCGTAAAACCGACTGTGATGCGGCGGGCATGGAGGAACCACTTGTGAGTAGTTCGAATTGTGAATACTGTCCATAAATAGTGACAGCATTTGCATCAAAAGGTGCAGCCATAATAATTTTCTCCCTTGTTTGTTATTATGCGTATGAATAAGTTACACCTATCCATAACGCTAATAAGTAGGCATAAAAAAGCAAAAAAGCAACACTATTTAAGGATGCAAACGGGGGGCGTAACAACTGTCAATGAAATCAAGAGCTTAAGTTTTTACCTTTTTCTCTAAAAGTTTGATACGTTTTTCTTGAGTTTCAAGTTGAGTTTGCTGTTTTTTGACACACTCCACCAAAAGAGAAGTGATCTTGGCATAATCCATGCCAACTGCTGATTTTCCGTCTGCTTCGTAAGAAACTAACTGTGGCAATACTTTACCCACTTCTTCTGCAATAAAGCCAAAATCTTGATACCCAGATTCTTTCCAAGTAAATTCAACCCCTCGAAGCTTTTTTGCTGTTTCGATAGGATTAGACATTGTAGCTACCCCTTCCTTATATCGAGCCGAAGAATAAGTGGACCACGCATACGCCATGCCTCTACCAGCCACGGTATCTGTGTTAGGCAAGGATAATGAATAATCAGTAGCTGGAGTATTTACTCCGATTGTTCCTGTCAGTTCTAAGGTTCCTGACATGGCGTTGTAAGTAGAGGAATCGATACCGAAACGAACTGAACCTGAAACATCAAGTTGAGCAGAAGGTGAAGATTCAGCGATACCGACTCTGGCTGTAGAGCTTTCAACGAAAAGAGTATGAGTTAAATTAGTTCCTGCGCCGCCTCCTGTAGCTCCGTTAGATTTCAATTGAAAATCTATATCAGCGCCGCTATTGTTAATAGTAATGGTATCATCAGCTGCCTCAGAAAGGCTAATAAATGCAGCGTTTCCTACTACAAAAGACATTGCATCGTCATCAAATTGAATGTATGTGTCATCATCAGCCCAGTTCACTAATCTATTCGCAAAATGAATACTACTGTCGGTAAAGATAGATCCAGTAAACTCGTGAGTGCTAATACTCCCAGAACCAAAAACGCTCGAACCGGACACGGTAAGCGCGGCGACGGTGCCAGAGGGGGCGCACTTAATACCTACATTGTTGCTTCCCGCATCGACCCATAGTGTTCTGTCGTCATTTGGAGTGGCTATGCGGACATCTATGTCATATCCTCCAGAGGAAGAGTCGCTTCCTATTTCAACGTAATCATCTGAAGAGGCGTGCCTGACAAACTCCGCCATTGTGAAGCCGCCAGCAGCAATAGATATCTTATTGTCAGTATTAAAATCAATGTAGGTGTCGGCATCTCCTAGTCCATAGATTTTATCTTCTACGTGAAGGTCGTCCGTGACGAATACAGAGCCAGAGAACCAATGCTCGTCGTTATGTCCGTCTGGTCTACCAAATTGCGAAGACCCTGAGACAGAAAGCTTTGCTTGAGTAGGCGATGTGTATCCCATTGATATTTTGTTGGAGGAGCCTTCGACAAACAAAGCATGATTTTCGCCAGATGTTATAACTCTAAAGTCTACATCTGTGCCAGTAGCGCCTATTATGGCTGTATCTTGAGTTCCTTGGTCTAGGCTCAACAGAGTGGCTGCGCCGGCTGTAAAGTTTATTCCATCGTCTTCAAACTTAATATGAGTATCCGCATCATCCCAGTGATAAATTCCATCGACTGAGCTTCCATTCCCCACCGAGATAGAATTAGAGAACCTAGCGGATCCTGTAAACTGGTGAATGCTAGTTTGACTTTCTCCCAGTAAGGTTGAACCGGAGACGGTTAGAGCCGGTGATGTGCCGGATGGAGCGCATTTAATTCCTACGTTGTTGCTTCCGCCGTCAACCCAGAAGGTGCGGTCTGAAGTGTCTGTCTCTACCACAAAGTCTACATCATTATTTTGATCGTTAATAGCTACAACATCTTGAGACCCACCGACCTGCCAGCGTTGCATGTTTTGTCCACCAGCGCGTAGAATCCATTGATCGTCACTGACAAAAACAAAAGTATCTGCGTCACCTTCGTGGTAAATATATTCTCCAACATACATGTTTGAGGCGCGGATATTGCCGGTAACTTGAAGTTCTGAGCTGCCTGAGTAGAAGTTAAACCTTCCTGATCCTGTAAGACCGTATTCGCCAGAGCCATCGACTGCGCCCCAGAAAGGCACGCTAGAGGAAGCAGCGTTTACATAAGCAGGATTACCCAAAGAGGAGCCGCCGCCTTGGATGCCGGTTAATCGAGAACCGTCGCCCATAAAATAAGAAGCAGACATTCCTAAAGACGATGTGATTCCCAAGTTTCCATAAACCGAGCCCGTGAATTGGTGTGTATCATCGTTGGTGTCACCAAACTTTGTAGAGCCGCTCTCGTAAATAACGCTCGAAGAAACAGTAGTAGTGTGAAAAATGCTTGCTTCTAGAGTACCGGTAAGAAAAATATTTCCAGTAACATAAAGAGTTCCGGCGTTCGTATCATAAGTAAGTCGAGGGTCACCGTCAAAATACTTGCCATCGTTGTTAGAAGCGACGAACGTAACCTCTTTGCCGCCTGGGTGGGTAGCAGCAACTGCGGTGGCGCTTCCTGATGCTAATAGGGCGTCTTTTAATCCTTGGAAAGATGCATCACCAACCATTACCGCTGCTACAGTATCGCTAGCGCTTAACCTTTCCCACTTGTTTCCTTCTGTATAGACCATCCAATCGTTTACGGTCCATACAGTAATACCATCAATAGCCGTTCCGCTGTTGTTTCCGGCAGTGTTTATTTGCCAGTAGTCTCCTACAGAAGGCGTTAGACTTGTACTGCTGTCATAACCGCCGGTTTCCAAAAGAGGTTGCAAAGGAGGTGCTAAATCAGCCGCAGAGCCACTATTTGTGCTCGCGTTCCAATAGCCTAAAAACTTTCCTGCTCCAATAAATGATGGCATTATTCTTCCTTAAAAATCCTTATGGTGTGATTGTTGTGTCACCTGGCTCGCTATTGACCCCAGAGCCTGTAAGTTCAAACATGTGCTTGCGATCAATCCTAGTACAAGAAGCAAAAATCTGGAAAGCTCCTATTGCGCTTTCGCGATTAGAGATGAATATTTCTTTTACCTTTGCTTCAAACGTGAACTCAGCTCTTCTGTTGGACGTTGCCGTACCTGACATTGGAATCAAAAAGGCGTGTCCGCCTTGATTGGTAATGCCAATAGAGCCTTGATCGTTTGCAAGTCGAACATCAATATCAGTTTGTCCTATATTGCAGACAGTAAAGCTTTTTGTCACATAAGGAAACTTGATATGGTGAGTGCTGCTATTTAAACCATCTGTATTTCCGCTTGGAGGTAAAACAGAACTTGTTATCCAAGGAACTCCTGCCACTTGATAATTACCTACACTGCCTAGCCCTGGTGTATATTGTTGAAAAGTTGCCATTATTTAACTCCTGATTTTTTCTGTTCTTTCATAAGTATTCTCTTTCTTTGATTTTTCTTTCTTCTTCTTTTCTTTGAAGGTTTTTCGTAAAACCTGCGATTTTTAACTTCGTCAAGGATTCCTGATTTTTTAAATTTCTTGATAAATCGCTTAATTAATCTGTTCTGGTCTCCTTTGCATTGACGAAGAGTCACTTCTAAATTTTTTGGTTTTGCCATTGTTTTCCCTTAGATGAGGTCCTTCCAATTATGGCGTGAGACATTTAAAATGCCTGAAATGTCAACTCCGCTGTCGCCTGGAGCTGTCCCGGCAAGCGGAGAAGGACCGCTTTGTTTGGACTCTTGCATAGGCTTAACGCCTTCAAATACATTGACTTTCTTACCCAAACCAGAACTTTCATTGAGTCTTTTTATTTTTGCTTGTCGTTGAGCTTCCATCTTCTCTGCTTTTTCGCGAAGAAGGGCTTCTTGGTCAACTTGTTGGGTTTTTTGTTCCATGACAACTTGACCTGCTCCAAGACCTGTGACGACTTCGGCAATAATACCAGACAATACACCATCTTCAAAGAGAACTTCTTTGATGCATTCTTTGACTAGTGGTTTTAAGGCTCTTTTTAGTTCTGCTTTTTTCATTTCGTTTCCTTTAAAATATCATTCAAAGCAAAGTTGATTTTATCAACTTGGGTAAGTTCCTTTATGAAAGAAGGGTTTTTGTTTTCATTCAGACCGGAAGTGCGGTTCATAAACTCTCCGATTGAAGGATCTGCTACCATATCAAAACAGATAAGTTGAAAATCGTCTTCTACAGTTAGGGCACCCATAGATTCTTTAACAGAACCCATGCCTCGGGAAGACACACCCAGCTTGATGTCGCAGCTTAAAAGATCTTTGAGTATTTTACCAGATGGAGTGTCTAAAACTTCGATCTTGCCCATTACACTATCACCGTCCCACCACATCTTTGTAATAAGGTGAGAAACATTTTTAAGATTAATAACAGAATCGTCTGGATGGTCAAGCTCTCCAAGGGCTCGCCTTTCGCGAACAAGTTGCTGGTAATGTTCTATCTCTCGTTCCAAGACGTTTTTAGGATAAACTCTACCGTTTCCGTTTTTTGTGCCTGCTTTTTGGCAAATACCAACAAGAAACACTGCTCCGTTATCACGACGGATTCTTTCGCTTTCGGTCAATACATCCATGACACAGTTCCCGTCAGAACAAAGTTCATAAAATTCTCTAATAAGTTGTTTAGTCATATTTTATTTCCTAAAAAGAAGCAGGGCTCACCCCTGCTTGATATTGCTTCCACTGCAACAGCGTCGAACTTGGGGTGTGTTTTGTCTTCGCATTTTATTAGACTCCTAAATATAAAATACCACAATAAATAGTATCTTTAAGCACTTAAAGCATCATTCATTTTTATTTAAAGTGATAGAAACTCCGTCGTCATTCACAAGGCGGTTTAAAATATACGATGTTCCCGACGATAGGCACCCTAAAAGAAAAATATTAGCAACTGCAAGTTCATACTGCCACAAAGAACAAAAAGGACTTAAAAAAGCAAGAAAAACCCCTACCCAAAAGCCCATGCACATCGCGCAGTGAAATAATTTTCCGAAACCTCCGAGCCAATCTTTGGAAGGTCGGATTTTATTGAATATTGAGCCGTAGAGAATGATTTGCGTCATTCCATAGGCGCATAGAATAAAATAAACTAAATCCATTTAATTACATGTTATACTGACCAGGCATTCCGTAGGGATTAACTCCTGGGATGATACTGCCCTTTCTTGGTTCTTGGGGAACCTCGCCCAGTGCAGTAGAATCCTCCGGCGTAGGTTCTGTCAGATAATCTTCTTCTTGTTGTGTCATGTCGTATTCGTAGTCGAATATTTCTCTCTCTCCTATCATAAACTTGGAAATAGAGTACAACGTTGCATCAATAGAGTTCACCTCTTCAGACTCGGCTATAATGGCTTCCATAGACATAAAAATATTCCCACCTCTAATACTGTCATATTTAATGACGCCATCTCGCCTTAAATAATTAAATAACTTATCTTGTGTAGGGTAGACGTGCTTAGAGTATTCGCTCTTGGGAAAGGTGACCACCTTTTTGCCCTCGGGAATGATAACAATATCAATATCTTTATGATCAAAAATCATAATATTTCCATCAAGAGATTTTTTGACATCTAAAGCAACCTCGACAAGCTTTTTTTGTTTTAAAGTAATGTTGATTTGTTTAGTCATTTGTCTCTAGCTCACTTAGTAAGTTCTGTATTTTAAGAATACTTTTTAAAACGTCTTGAGTGACGGGTTTACTCTTAAAAGATTCAACAATCTCGGTGACTTTAAAAACTTTTTCTTTAATCTGTTCGTTTTCTCTTACAATTTCAGTGTCAAGTGTTTTTTTAAGTTTTGTTTTGATACGTCCAACTTCTTCATTTAGGAAAACTTTTAATCCCAGTCCGTTATCTGAAAAAGACGTAATATATTTATTAAGGAGTATCTTTTGTTCTTGAAGAAGTCCATCGCCATATTGTTGGTTATATTTCTTCAAGAAAACATTAAAGGTTAGCTTATCGGTAGGGATTTTCTTTTCTTCCTCAAGTTGTTTAAGCTCTTCTACGAGTTTATTTTCCAAGATAACTTTCTTTTTAGGAGCTACATCTAGGTTTAAAAAGTTATAGATAGTAGCTAAGTTCTTGTAATTAGGAACAAAATTATTAAAAAGATCTTTTGTCACAGTCTTATTGATTTCGTTGATAAGCGCAGTTTGAGATTGAAAAATCTTATCTTTATCAAGCTTAGAATGTTGAAATCTTGCTTCTTTTATTACTTTTTCTTTAGTATTTTTATCCATCTCTCTAGTTTCGAGAATAGAGTTGTAGATTTGAAGCTCTTTATAAAGCTCTGTCTCTTTATTAAAGAATTTTTTTAATGTATTAATGATGATATTTTTCTTTTCTAAATTTTCATTTATAATACTTTTTACCACTTCCCTGGTTAAACTTTCAAATACAAAAGCAGTATTTCTTTTTTTATTATGTTTAAACTTCATCTTTTTTCTTACTCTCCAATCCAGCTATTAGATTATCAATGCTTTGCTTTGTTTGGAACAAAAGTTCTTCTTCCTTCTTATAAGTAGTAGCAAGTTCTTCTGCGACTATACCTTTACCTAAACTTTTCATTGGTCCCATACCGGGAGTCGCCTGTGCGTTCCATTGACGCTTGCGAGGACCAGTGGATTTGCGACCGTCAGTATCTACGGGTTCATACCACTTAAGCTTAGATTTAGAGGTTGTGGTTTTTGGACGATTCATAAAATCTTGCTTTGTTATTTTATAATTTTCATCATCTCTTTTTGCTGGGGCGGTAATAAGACCTCCGGTGGGGGAGTCTTCTCCTGTTGAGCCGGCGGGGTCGTCGAGTCCGGGCAAGTCTGCATCAGTGGGGTCTTCTTCTAGATCTATATCTGCTAGAGGATCGTCAGACTCATCATCTCCAAAAAGATCGCCACCTGCGCCGGTGTCGAAAGCACCGCCGCCGCCTAAAGAATCTTCAGATGTTGTTTCAAGAGAGGTTTCGTATGCCTTATCATAAAACTTCTCTCTCTGAATTTGATTAATCTCTTCATGAGAAAGATTAAATAACTTCTCAAAAATCCAGCGCTTACTAAAGAATCCTTCAGTTGCGGCAGATGCAACTTCAAATTTTGTTCTCCAATGTTCAAGTTCTTGCAATTCTGCAATCTTCGACGGATTATTCAAAGTTAAATTAAACGAAATTAAGTCAGGTCCTCGGAAGCCCAATGTGAAGAGGTGAATAATCCCGATTTTTTCCAATTCTGTAATGATTGAGCGCTGTAGTCTCTGGATTGTTCGGGCAAATCGAATATCTTTCTGAGATAACGTTGTCTTGTCTTCGGTATCCTCGGTAGCGGACAAGTAAGAGGCAGGGATTTTGATCGCACTGAACAACTTATCTCGCAAATACTTAACGTCATCAATGTCTCCTGTATAAGTTCCACCTGGAAGGTTTTCAATGCGAGTGTTAGTTGCTCCTCTTACGGGAACCCAATAATCTTCTTCAACCGACATAGGGTTGTAGCGAAGATCAACTCGACCAGTATCGGTATCTACAACTTGATTTCGCTTCATCTGAGTCATGACTTTCTGCATGTATTGTTCGACATCTTCGGGAGAAATATTACCAGTATCAATATAGAAAACTCTTCTTTCTGGTGCTCGGACAATACGATAAGCCATCATAGCATCTTCAAGGAGCGTCAGTTGCCGCCAAATACGACGGGCAGGGTCGAGGACAGAAGTCCCATAGGGAGCGTGCTTGTCGTTGCCTAAAATACGAAAATGAGCCATTTGCCAGTTTTCAAAAGTTAAGCCGCCCGAGTTCCATTGGAACTGGACGTAGTTTGGATTTGTTGGGTCTTCGCCTTCTAGGCGCTCAATCTCTTTTGCTGGCAATCCAATAACATTCTTAACGCCTGTCTCATCGTCTAAGTCTAAATAAAGAAAGTAATCTCCATACTTACACATTGTTCGACACCAACCAAAAAGATTAAAATCGATATTTAGGACATTATGGTAAAGGTTGTCAAGAGTAAAGCGTATTTCTTCATTAGGGCATTTAATCGTCAACAAAGGGCTAAACTCATTAGAGGTAGTCATCTCATCAGCATAAATATCAAGGGCAGAGTGAAGTTCTGGTGAGTATTCCATTTGATCAAAGTCAATATACCTCTCCATACGACTTTGATTATTGAAGAACCCTGCTCCAAGATTACGATAAGGATCGTAAGCGCTTTTTTTAAATTCTAACCCTCCGGCTGACTGAAAATTAAACTTATCTAACTGGCGGCGTCTCAGCTTACGAGGGTTTTGCCTTCTATAGTCGGTAATAGGTCCAGAAAAAAGCCGCGTAAGTTGACGGAACAGTTTACTTTGAGGATTTTTGGTATTTTTTTTATTACTTGCCATTTATTAACCTTTTAAAAGCCAGTTGTAGTCTTTGTATTGCTTCTCTATTTTCTTCATCTTGTTTGATTTGTAACCCTGCATTCCAGGTATTGTTGTGTTCATTTCTTTTTTTGTTGTTGTCATTGCGCCTAAGAAAGCCTTTTTATATTCAAGCTCTCTCTTGTTTGTTTCAAAAGCTGTATCTCTCACCCAGCAGCTTATCGCGCAAGCCATAACCAAGTCGTCGTTATACTTTCTCATAGCTTGTGGACGACCATTGTGCCAAATGAATGTTTTCATCTCCTCAAGTAATCTTGTCGAATATATCGTAAGTAGTTTATTTCTAATGAATTCTTCCATTTTTGCGATTATTAGAGGACGAGTCTTGCTAGAGGTTGTGAAACCTGCGACTGCGCTGTTAGAATACTCAGCAGTCACTTGATCGACATACTCATGAGTGGATTTGTAAGAATGATATACGTTGGGATAATCGCGCTCAATTAGTTTGTTTAATACTGTGTGTCCAGCAGCCATGTTCTCAACAACAATCATGCAGTCGCCATATTCCTTTCCCGCATCATAAAGTATACCAGAAAAAATATCAGGTGTTAACTTTCCTTGATATTCTCCTACCACCTCGTTTGTCTCTATTTTAACAACATGAAATGTAGAATAATCCTTTCCATCGCCTCTGGCTACATCAGCTGAAATAAGATAAGTGGAATCCTTTTGATATTCTTCCCAAATCCAAAAGTTTCTATCAAAAGCCGTTTTATATTTGGGTTCTCTTGCACTATCCGCGATATAAATTAGATCATCAGGATGAAAAACGGTTTCTCCTGACATATTGAAATTGCACTCTAATTCTTGAGCGATTTGTCTACGAGACATATTTCTAGTTTCTTTCTCAAACCACTCTTGATTGCGCTCTGGGTGTACATCCCACATTAACTTTGTGGGATAAAAATCATTCTTTTCTGCTGTAGAGTCTACATAGGTCTGATGAAACCAGTTGCCGCAGCCATTTGGGGTAGAGAGGGCGATGCACCGTCCTCCAGTCGATAGAGTAGAGTATAGACCCGTCCAAAGGTCATCTAATCCGTCTACGTGTGCAGCCTCATCAACAACTAAAAGAGACAAAGCTTCGGAACGACCTGCATCAGAAGAAGTTGAAGAAGCTTTAATCTGAGAGCCATTCGAAAGCTCGAAAGAAGTTCTATTATCAATATGAATATTGGCGATCTTCATCCAGGAAGGAAGATACTTGATAATAGATTTTACTTTTTTTACAAGGTTTGCGGCTGTTCCAAACTTTGTAGCGATAACAAGAATATTTTTATCTCGGTGGAACATCATCATCCAAGCAATATATGCTGCGGTAATAGTTGAAATACCGAGCTGTCTTGCTTTTAAGATAACATTAAATCTATGATCGTTAAAATCATCAAGTAATTGCTCCTGAAAGGGATACAACTTAAAAGGAATTAATCCTCGCATCGGGTGAGCGATTTTGGCGTAGTTGTTTATAAAATAAGATGGATCTTTTCCCGCTTTAACAATCTCAGATAATATTTGTTTTTTGGTTAGCTCATATGACATTATTTTTTAGATAAGTTGTCTACTAAGCCTTCCATGCACCTTCTGCGAGGAAATTTTGGAAGTTGCGGTGAGTATTCTTCACTGTCGTGTCCCCCTCCACAGCATCAACGCTGGAAAGATTGCCTACTTCGTAAGTTTTCGTAGCGACAACAAATACTCTAACGCGGGAAGTCTGTTGTACCAAGGCATCTACATCTCCAAGAGATTTTAAATTAAGGGCTTTCTTAGTAATCTTTTTAAATTCTTTTTTCAGATAAGAGACAATATCTCCCATTTTTCTTTCAAGATCGTTTTCAAAGCCTTTATCATGAACATCTTTTAAAAACACATCAGATTGATAGGAGATCATAAGCTTTTTGCCAACCATTTTTACTTTGAATCCGTCAACAATGCGGCTATCAATATTTGGATTTCCTACATCCCTAGAAAGTCCAATGACGATAGGTTCGCCTTTATCGTCTAAAGCACCATCATAAGCATTGGCAGCGCACTGCCCAATCGCTCTAATCACTTCTAAATCTTCTTTACTAGACATTATCTTTATCTCCTGTGTTTGGTCGCCATCCTGTTTTCCAGCGTTCCTCTCTATCTTCTACATAAGTTAAATAACATTTAAAACAACACTCGAATTTTGTCATATAGACATCATCTTTTTTTTCTAGCGAATAACTTTCGCAAACAGGACAGTTTCTTTTTTGTTCTCTATTAAGTAGTTTTTTATTAATCAAAAACCCATTAGTTTCAACCTTTTCTGAGGCATCTTGTTTTTGGTTTCTCTTTTCTTGGATTTTCTTTACTTGCTCAATGTATTCTTTTTCTTTTTCGGGTGTCCAGCCAGACTTGGGGTTTTGAATAGCTTGTTCGCCGTATTTCTCGGCAATCGCTTTTTCTAACTTGACAACATAGTTTGGGTCTTTATCTTTCATTCTCCAATTTTTACCGCAGCGTAGTATACCCCTATAGAGAGAAGACACCCTGCGAGGATTCCTCCTACAAACCACCAATGATTATACTCGTTGGGGCTTTTTTTAACCAACTCTTGTAAGCGGGTTATTTCTTCGTTTTTAATCTTTAATAAAGATGTGTGTTTGTCTTGCAAAGAATCATGTTTTGTCTGGAGTAATCCGAGCTTTAAAGTAAACTCTGATGTAATGAGCTTCTTTTGTAAATCCAGCTGTAGTTGGTATTTCTTTTCCGCAAACTCCTTGTCCAATTTAAGTTTAAGTGATGCTCGCAAGTCAAACAATAGCCCTCCAAAAGGGGTTTTTTCGCCTTTTCCAATCACCATTACTCTTCCATTGGCAGAAAGAGAATCGTCGGGGTCAGCTTGTCCAGCCATAACAACAGACGGGATGAAAGCCACAAGACAACTTAAAAATACTGCTAATAATTTACTCAACATAATCTACTCCGAACATCTCTGCAAGTTCTTTAGCTAACTCATCGGGAGTTCCTTTATATTTCTTTACCATCTCGTCCATTTTTTCTTTCTTTTCTTTGGAAAGATTATCTAAATCTATCTCATGTTCTTTATTGAGCTTCTTCATTGTTTCAACATATTTGGCATAAAGTTCGTCTCGTTTCTTAAGCTCGGCTGCATGGTTTTCTTCTATGGCTTTGATTTGTTTTTCATAGCTTTCTTTGTTTATTTCGAGCATTTTGATTAGTTTTTTATTATGAGAAAACCCCATAAGACCAACAACACTGCCAATGAGAAACAAAACAAAAAGCACCGGAACATACCAGTGCTTTTTTATCCATATCCAAGCTTTCTTTAAAGTAAGCATAATATCAGGCTCCGTGTTTCCACCGAGCAGCAAGATCGACAAGAGCTTCAGAGCCAATATACATCACCGTTACGGCAACCCAGTCCGCAGAATCAATATGATTGTAGGCAGACAATACAGTCGCTGTAATCCACGCAAGAAACTTGCGGCTAATAACTTTTTCAGTCATTCTATCTAAAAGTGCTTTAATTTTTTCCATCTTCTTTCTCCTTAAGATTAACTTTCATTTACTTTAGCATAACCATCTTCTTTGTTAATGATTATTTGTTTATCCACAATGTCTTTTAAGACCTCTAGGTGGGAAATAAGGAAAATTGTTTTAAACTCACTCTTAATTATATCCAAAATACGAATAAAACCTTCCATATTTTCCTCATCTAGGGCTGTCCCTGGTTCGTCAAGAATAAAAATATCTCCTTTTGGGAGTGTTGAAACATTCAACAACGCTAGGCGTATAGCCATCGCAGCAATTGTCTTTTCAGCGCCAGAGCCCATCTCAATAGGGCGAGCATCATACTTGGGATGTTTAATCAAAATATCGAGTTTTGTATCTTCGTTCTCGAACATAACCTCAAAATCTACCACATTAGACAAAATCTTTTGTATCTCCTGATTAATAACAGGAAGGCTACGATTAATAAGATTGGACGGAATGCCGTTAGAGTGAACCGCTTTCATGTATAAATCATAGACAGAATAACTGGTGTTTAGATTCTCGCATTCTTTCTGTTCAATTTCAATTTGTTTGTATTGTTGTTCTAGAAAGCCATTAGATTTATAAAGCTCTAACAACCCTTCGTTGCAGCGCTCGCAAGCTGCTTCGTTAGTGGTGATGATTTTTTCAATTCGCTTTTTTTCCTGCGTGAGAGTTTCTAAGTTCTCAATAGCTTCTTTATGCTCTTCATACTCTTCTCTTTTTTCAATTAAGTCGTTGATTTCATTGTTGAGTTTTAAACTTGCAGTTTTGTTTTTCTGAATTTCCAGTTTAATATCTTTTATTTCTTTTTCGTATTGATTCTTCTTTACTTTCGCATTATTATACTTCTCAATATACTCGTTATTTTGTTCATATTCTAAATCATCCAAATGAGCAGTTTTTTGGCGTTTTAAGAGAGTTAAGTCATTTAAGGCGACCTTGGTATTCTCTATTACTTCCGATGCCTTGTAGGCGTCTTTAATGAACTTACATGACGAATATTCAGAGCCACAGGGAACTTCATTCAAAAGAGATACCTTTTTCACTTGATTTTGATACTTTAAGGATGTTACCTCAATATCTTTTTCAAGAGTTTCAAGTTCGCTGATTAAAGCATCGGCTTTTTCTTTTTTCTCTGTGGCGTCATCAATGTTGAATATATTCTGAAACTTTTCAAACTTGTGGATAAACTCCACCTTACTCTCAATCTCTTCTAAAGATTGCTTTTCTTTTTTGGAAATAGTTTCAAGTTGTGTGCTTTTGTCTTTTATTTGTTTTAAAACATTTTTAATCTGAATGACTTCCGTAGGAATGGAGTTGATTTTTTCCTGCAAGGCTGATAGAGAGTCTCTAAATTCTACTACTTGCCTCTTTAGCTCATCACACTCTCTGCGTCTTACATCAATCTTTGCTTCATTAATAGCCAGTTCTTTTCTTTTCTCTTTTAGTTCAGTTCCAAATTCTCTTCCTTTCATTTTCTTGATGGCAACGCGCAAATCAGCGGCGTCATCCTTTGCTTTCTTAAACTTCTTCTCAAAGACTTCAAGGTCAAGAAACTTTGCAAGAATCTCTTTTCTTTTCGTTGAACCCTCGTTGATATAAGCAAGAGAATCTACCTGGGATCCCATCGAGGTAAGAAGAAAATCATCTATTGAGCCAAACACAGAGCGAATGTTTTTATCGGTTTGTGCTCGGGTGTCTCCATTAAGAGGCGTTTCTTCTCCTGTTAGGTTATCTATTTTGGTAAACTCTACATTTGTGCGTGCTTCGGTAGAGACATTTCCTTTAAGTTTCTTTTCATATTTCTCGCTGGAACGTTCAATTCTATAAGTGTTCGTTCCAATGTCTATTTCAATCGTTCCAGCACCATTATCTTTGTTTTGATTAATGACATTCAGATTCTTTCTTTCATTCTTGGAAGTCGTGTTGAACATTGTGTATAATAAAGAATCAATAATAGAAGACTTGCCAGAGAAATTCTTACCGAAAATACCTACAATTCCTTCTAACTTCTCAAAATCAATAGAATTTTGTTCACCATAATTGAACAGATTATCCCATCCAAAGTTTTTTACTGACCAGTGGATATTGCGGCTTACCTCTTCTTCTTCGGTCACAAGTTTATTATACTTCTGGTTAAGGTCGAAGATTTGATTTAGCATGTCTTCTTCAAGTTCGTAATCTATCAAATGATCAGTTATGAGATCTTGTTGAACTTCTAAGCTTCTTAGGTCATCTTTAAAAACCGAATTGATAATCTCATTCTTATCTTTTCTCCCGAAGACATTAGAATAATAATTTACTGTTTCTGGCTTATATTTGGTCTTCGCAACGTCAATGGTACGTTTAATGACATCTATCGGAAGATTAACACTAGAAACCAAACGAAGGCGACAACCTTCTTTAATTTGTGCCTTTGTGGGAATCTTTCCCTTTTTGGTTAGATTGATAGTTACAAAAGGCTTGGGGTTTTCAAGGGCGTGATGCTTTACTTTAAAAGTATCAGCATCTTTAATATCCCAAAGAAGAAATCCTTTTTCTTCTGATTCTCCAAAGTTTTGTTGGACAAGAGAGCCAGCATAGCGAATACGACCTTCTTTATCTAACTCTTGATTAGGCTTGTGAATGTCGCCAAGAAGGGCATAATCGTATTCTGTAAGGCGGTCTAAGCTAATGTCGCCGTGGGTCATTGTCCAGCCAGTAGAAGTTTGAACACCAGCAACAGAGCCGTGGAAAAGAGCTATGTGTACTTTATCCATATCTGTTGGAAGTGTCCAGTTTTCTTCGTCTACAATAGACAGGACATGAAAACAAATACCACCGCCAACATCTACTTCCGCAGAATACTTGTGAAAGTGAATGTTAGGGTGGTCGAGTGCCGCAACAAGGGGGGAAACGGCATCAATCTTGGAAAGGTTACGAAGATTAAGATCGTGGTTACCCAAGATAATATGATACGGAGCAATATCAGCCAACTTCTCAAACATCCTCGCAGCCATGTCAAAATAAGACGGGCTAAGATTTAGTTTGGTGTGGGCTGTATCGCCGGTATTGACAATGATGTCTGGTTTTAACTCTTTAAGTTTAGTATAGAGTTGTTCAAACACTTGTTCATACTCGTAATGATAACGATAATTACGAATATGAATATCACTAATATGAGCAATTTTCATGCGTATACTATAAACACTATTTGCAGTTAATCAAGGGTTTATTTTTTATTGGGCTTTTTCTGATTTGATTTTTTACGAGCTTTTTCTTTTCTTATGTCTTCTGACCTACCTGGCCATTTAAGATCATCAGGTCAAGATATAGGCTCGTCCCAGCCATCTTCTTTAAGTCGAAGGGTCTTTAAGTCTTTTGCATCGATGTCGCCGTCCTTGTCGGTGTCCATCTCTTTGCTTTGTTTGGGAGAAAGCTTCTCTTCTTTCTTCACGGGTCCCGAATATCCCGCGACTGCGCCTGTAGGAGTTCCGCCCATGGCAGAAGTTTCATCTAGTTCTTCTTCTTCGAACACCGGCTCAGCGATTACGCCGCTTTGCCATCCGCCTTGTTTATCCTTGGTTCCAGAGGCATTAGTTTTTTTACCTTCCAAGATTTTGACAACTTCTTCTTTAATAATTTCTTTAAGTCTCTGTTTTGTGATTTTCATTTAACAATCTACCTTTCCAAACTTGGGTCCTTTTTGTTTAGAACGCAAAGCAAAATTTATTTGTCTAAGTTTTTTAGATTGGGCTTTGGTTCGTTTTTCTTTTTTCTTTAAATCATCTCGCATCTTACAAAGCTCTTCTTTTGATTTATCTGCGTATTCTCCGGTTTGGTCGATCTCAGGATCTCCTTTCCAGGCTTCCTTTAGGGCTAGTTCAACTTCTTCTTTAATAATTTCTTTAAGTCGGGATGATGTAATTTTCATAAAAATGCCTCTTTTATCTGAAATAAATAGTTGTTTTATAAGGAAAACAACCTTTCAGCAAGTAAATAGAATTTATCTTCTACAAGAGAAGAGTTTTGTTTTCTTTCGACAAAGACACTAGGAGGCATCTCGCCTACATCATTATACTCTGCTAAATCGACTTTGTAAACCTCTATTCCATATTTAAGAAGCAATTCAATAATTTTGGTCTCTTTCTTATAAGCGTCAGGGTCAAGTGCCATGTAGACTGTTGTATCGTTTCTTACAATCTCTTGAAACAACCTGGATGATTCGCGAAGGGTCGAGCCTAAAAGAGGAACTGCGTTAGGTCCTGCTACGATTGCGTCAAATGCTCCCTCGACTATTGTTAAATCGTCCTCAAAGTCCAAGAAAAGGTGGTTAAAAACGATGTTACGGGATGCCTTGGGGTTTAGGTATCTCTTCCAGTGCCCATCGTAGGAACGGGCAATAAAGTAGTTGCTATGTCCATTTAAAGAAAAGGATGGTATGATGATGCGGCGGGCAAATTCGCCTTCTTCACAGTAACCAATCTTCCATCTTATAATGTCATCTTTTTTTATTCCTCTGTCCCGCAAATAACGCAAGGCTTGTCCTGCTGAACGAGGGACATTCTTGTTAGCTAGCGACTTAAATTCTTGTGGAAGTTCAACTCTTTGTTCTGGTTCTGGCTCCTCAACGGCAAACATTTTCTCTTCAAAAGAAGCAAGTTCGACTTTGTTTACAAGTTCTGACCATTTCTTTTTGTGATAGACATCACCAAAGCGACGTACAATCTTGGTTAAGTTTCGTCCTGACCAATCACAAACCCAACACTTCCAGCAATCTTTCTCTATATTGATAGAGAGCTTGCGCTTGTGGTGTTCGCATTTAGGACAGTGAAACAGCATTTCGGAACCGGAGCCATAACAGTCTCCGAAAATATCCCTTATGATTGCTGTTTTTCTTCCTGTTGACATTGAATAAGTCCTGCTTTAGCAATAACCCAACTGTCTGCCTTATCGTAACAATGAGGCTTCACGTTGTTTTGCTTTGTGTATTCTATTTCGATTTCAGGGACATTATCTAAAATATGTTGAATAACAACTTGCTTTGCTTTCGTTCCTCGGGGAACTTTAATCCCGCACAATTTACGGGCGGAGGTTGCGGCTAGGTATTGTGGTTCAATCTGCAATATTCGATATACCAACCATGACACCACCCCATTAAAACTAGCGAGAGTTGACAAAGTTTTAGCCGACGAGAATCCAGATCTGAAAGACTGGAGAGATTGCTCGATATATACTCTCTCGATTCTCCAAGGTTTGCTACAAAGCTTATTAATATTTTTTTCAACATGCTCTACCTTCTCGAAAAAGTTCTTATATTTTCTTGTATCCCATGCATCATTATAAACAAGGGTTCCATCTTTTTCAAGTATTGTTATTCCTGTGATGCTGGTTGAAATGTCTAAGGCTAAAATCAAATGTCTATCTTAAGTTTGAATGTATAGTCGTTTTCTTCAGTTTTCTTAACAGGGTTTGCCAATTTAGCAATTGCCAGAAGATTTCTGTCTTCGTCATATATCCCTATTTCAGAAATGTAAGTTTGTCGAGCAAAGCTCGCGCTATAATTATTATAAGAGCTACTAACAATATTTTTAACCTTTACTTTGTCATATTCCATATATTTAGATGAGCCAGTGATAATGTTGGTATTATACGAACTGCTCACCACAAAGGTAGGATTAGAAGAGTTGTTCAGTTGATGCTTTTTAGCATGTGCAAACATAGTGAGACTCGGGATTGTTTGAGATCCTTCAAAGTCTAAAGTATAACTGGATTCTCTAAGATAGTCATTCCCAGCCGAACCCGAGGCTCCATAATAAACCCAAGCAGCATTATAATCAGTCGCGCTATTCCTATATTTGTCTTGATGTCCAGATATAGCCCACGAGCCGGTCAATAGAATAATTCCTTGATTATAGAGGACAACTCCTGCCACTTTTCCGTCATTTTCGGAAACCGACCCAGAATATTGAATTAACTCTCCATTCTTATAATAGTCAATAAGTTGTCCTGCCAAAGAACCTGTGGTGTAAAATTTGAGATCTACAGAGCCTTGCTTGATCGATGACCCGTAGAAAATGGACGGAATACTTATCATCGTCATCATTTGAGTGTCTTTATCCCCAAAAGAAGCGGAGTATGCATAACGCGGGCTTAATCTTCGGTTGTCATTAAGGATGTTTCTCAAAGCCATCACATGCGGACGATAAGTTGCATCCGTTGTAGGTATAGGAAGCTTGCCTGTATACTCTAAATAAAATTTTCTATCTATAGTGGCAGATAGAGGATAACTACCAGATATAACATCGCCATAATCAAAACCCATGAAAGAGTCTTTAGATATGGTTTTAAAAGCTGTAAGAGTGCCTTGCTTGGTTACAAAAGGATAGATAAATTGATTCGCAGGGCGATCAACATTATACTCATATAAGCTAAGATTACCTACTGGTACGTTAGTTACCGGGTCGGACCATGTGCCTGATTGAGGGGCTTCATGGTTGTAATAATAAGAACCCGAATAAATTAAAAAATTTGCTTTTGGATAGGTCTTTATATTTGTTACAAATACATCATTTCGACCAAACTTGTATAAAGACATAACATATCGCCTAATAATCCAGTCTAACTCTTAAGGTAAGCTCTGTTTCAGGAGTTTTCTTCAAAGGCTCTGAAAGCTTAGCAACCGCAAGAAGTGCATTGTCGGAGGAATACAACCCTACCGTTGTAGCGTAAGAGACAGGACTATCAGTGGAGGTGTTTTTAACTCTTATTTTACTTTCCGCCAGGTAAGTGGGGTTGGTGCTGTAATTAAAATCATTGTGGTTCGCACGGCAGAAGTAAATCGTAGAATTTAACTCTGTAGTATTGTTGAAGGATACATTATAAATACGATTTCTAATAGCGTTGGACATAGCATTGATTGATGTTCCCGTCACTGAATAAAATCCGCCGCCTTGAGTGTTCGTGTCACCTGCCAAAGGAGAGCCGTATGTATTAGAGCCTAGATAAGAAGAGGAGCACAAGACGGGATCTAAAATTCCTCCGATTTGATTTCCATTAAAAACAGAGCCGGATACAACCGCTATACCAGCTTGGTAATAGAGAAGTCCAACCGCAACTCTACCGTCGTCGTTAAAAGCATCGTTAACCGTCGCACTTCCCGTCCAGAGTGGACCAAGAGTTGTGGTCAAATCAGTTACTCCTTGTATAGCAGCGCCTGTAGCATAAAGAATGCCGTATTCTCCTGCGGGGGAGTTGACTTTATAACCCGAGGTTCCACTATAGTCTGTAATTAAGATTCTACTTTGCATTGTATATTGGCTGGCGGGGTTTTCTTGAAAAGGAGCCCCCACACCTAATTCAAGGTTAAAAGATCCTTTTTTAATTTCATCTTTAGCGAGGAGGCGTGAAAAGTTCAAAAAGAAACATTCATCAATTTTTGTTCCGCCGTCTGAAATATTTCCATCTTCATCGAATCTTAAAATATTATTGTCGGTATTATAGCCAGCCAAAACTTGAGCAAGTTCGGTATAGATATTAATTTTTTTACTGTTTTGAGTGTTATCGGCGTCATTTTCAGCAGAAGAGGTAGAATACCCAAGCGTAATGTCGATAATATGATTTGCTGATGAGCTTAGGTAAGGATAATCATACACCGATTCAAACATACCGTGGGAATAGGTTTTAATATTAGCTTCTGAGCCCAGCGCCACTGCGCCAGCAGCATTGTACGTGCCTGAAATGATACTTCCAGTAATAGGAATAGCTTCGTGCAGAAGCGTTCTAGTAGTGGTAATATCGTTGTTTGTAAGTGTTTTAAATACGGTAGCCATTCATTTTTCCTCTAACTTGCGGTATATTTAACATATCTAACAGGGATGTCAACCGTATATCCGGTTGTAGCTCCCATAACTCTAATGGTGCTATCAAGCACTAAGCACGATATATCGGTTGAATTAACGTTAATCGTAGTGCTAGTGCCTAATTGATCGAACAAGTAAGTGCTCGTTGCCAAATCTAATGACGAAGCAATTTCAAACTTAAACTGCGTACCTTGTGGTCCGCGAATAGAATTGGTATTAGCGGGGACTCCGCCGGGAGGTGGGTCAGCTTTACCTGTCCAACTATCACTCACATAGTCAGCGTTGTTAGCTAAGGAGAAGTAATAGCTTGCGATTTGATCATCATCGACAAAAGACTGTTGAGCAATTTGAATATTCGCCGTCCCTGCTTTGGCAGGTTTTCCAAAGCGATTGTCCATTTCTAAGATATATTGAGTTTCAACCAAGTCAGAATCCAGGGCGACTGATTGGGGTATTTCAATTGTATCTAGCCCTTGTTCGAGAAGAATATGTGAGTCGGAATCTAATGTCTGTCCGAATAAAATTCCTTTTGGAAACGAATCTCCATTAGTTGACTTGAACTTATCTTCTGTTGTTGAGTCCACGAGAATCAAAAAAGTGTTAGCATCGAACATTTGACTACTGTCATTAAGACGATTTAATTTAATAACCGGGAGATAAAGAAGATTATTCTTTGTCATTGACATTAATTTAGACTTCATAGAAGAGACGTTATTAGTAAAAGCTTCTAAAACAGGAGTTTGTAGAATTTGTAAGTCATAATAGGCAGACCCACTTGCATTGTTTTTATCATAAAGTTTATAATTTATTTCATCATCTCCAAGCGCATATTTTACAATTTTAAAACTGCCATCGCCTCTAGCTAGACGCATACGACCTTCGTCTGTCAAAACTGCGTCAAGGATGATGTCACCTGAATTATCTAAGAAACCCATTGTTGTACTCCTCTATCTCTTGGTGGCATTTGGATACTCATTTATTTCTATAAATAGTGTTTTTTATTGAATTTTCTAACTTTTCTTATTGTATTACTTTTTTATTCTTTTGTTTACAAGAAACATTAATATCTATTTTCCTATTAGTCTTTTTAGATGTTAAGCGAATTTTAAATTTTCTGTTTTCTTGAAAAACTGATTCTTTGGATGTACCGAGCGAAAAATTTGGTATATCAAAGGCACTGTTGTAATCTGCTTCGTTATATTTTTCTGTCATGTCCCACTGTTCAAAAGCAGGCTTGAGGTAAATAAACTTTCGTCCCGCCAAGGAAAAGACATATTTTGTTTTAGAAGTTTTAGCATTTTCAGTAAGCAAGTTGAACGCTCTTATAACCGGGTAAGAAATTCCACTATCTTCTTTAATTTCTACTTCATAGACATCGGTAGGGTTAGAAAACTTACCATGATTATCTACAGTTCTAAAAACAAAATAATTTTTTTCATTGTAATTTAATCTTACCTTAGTAGAGCCATTTGGACCGGAAACAGTTTCGTATAAAGAATCAGAGAAATTCTGATAAATAACAGGCTTGGTTTTAGTTCTAAATACTTGGAATTCTTTAGCTGGTTCGTCAGATGAAAAATTTATAGTATAGAATGAAGAATCTGTGATTATTTTTTGTGCTTGTTCTAAAGATATGTTATCTTCATTTTTTTTCTGTACTGTCGCAATAAGTTTAAATATGGTAGTATCGTTGAAATTTTTAAATCCACCAGGGGTGTTGATGGGCTTGGGCGTATCAATACTTTGTCCAATTGTATCTCTAATATTGATAATGATATCTCGTCTATCTTCCATTAAAGGAACAATCTCTATTTCTGGTGCGAGAGGAGGATCATCTAAAACATATGTTGTCTGATGTTCGACTTGATTGTTTATTGGTTCTCCAGTGATAAGACTGTAAGCATCTCCCGTAGTTCTAAAAACAGGAGGAGGTCCTGCGTTGTAATAAGGGACTTTTATTATTTTTGGAGAAGGAGTTATCTCTACGCTAAGATTAGCGCTCCCTAGCTGAGCTGTATCAGAAGAATAAGCAATTGGACTATCAAGAGGAGAGCCGCCGCCTGCCAAAGGATCATTCCCATAAGAACCGGCGTCACCAATAGAGGGACTTGATAGAGATGATACGGAGCTTTGATTGTAAGAATACATCGAGCCGATAACTAACTTATAGGCATACATTTTATAAACATAAAACTTAGCATATTTTACCTGGGTGTCAAAAAAAGTTAGAATCTTGTCTTCATCGTTAGGAAGATAAAAGCGTTGCAGTAGCTCTTGTGGTTCACCATTTACGTTAGAGGACCATTTTTCCATCTCATATAATACTATCTCTTCGTAAGCCTCTGCGCCGTTTAATATTTCTTCGAAACCTCTGGTGTGCTTTTTTGCAAAGTTATTAAATTTTGTTTTTAAGCCTATTGCCATTAATTGATTAAAAAATTGATTTTCGGGGGCAGGGCTCACATTTTTACCCAAATAAACAAAGTCTTGCTTTTTTTGCAACACGCTGTTAAATTTATTAGAAATAGGGTCTATTTCATTGAAAAAATTTGTTAAATCCCACTCTACCATGTCGGTTACGATAGAGGTATTTGCATTTGCTTGAGCAAGTACTGTAGCCTCTTTGGTTTCTCCTGGGCTGTTTAATAGATATAAAAGTAAATTATCATATTGATTCGACTGCTTCAACATATTAAGAAAATTATTTCTATTATCCGTAGAAAAAGTAACTTCTACATTCATAGGAAACTGTTTAGCAACTCTATTATGCTTAAATGTGGTCTTGTAGGAATCTTCCGCAAAGGCAATTTTATCAAAATCTTGTACAACTTCATCAAGAACTTCTGTTTGAATTGCCTCGCCAAATTTAAAATTAGGATTATAAAAATCACCTACGGTTTTAGACCATGTATCAAAGTATCTATTAATAGAACCTAAAGGCTCCAGCGACATAGGAGCGTTTGGAAGCCCTGCTTCTGCATAAATAGAAATCACGTTATCTGTGGGGAGTAACCCGCCAAACGTAGCGTGATTTATAAATGGACTTAAATATTTAAACTTCGTTTCTTCCCAATTAGCTTGATTAACATCATAATTCCAGTCCGACACATACATATAAGTGTAGAGGTTCGGCAATAAAACTTCAGGAACTTCATCCATCGCAATGGCATCTTCATATTCTTCAAAATAAAAATTATAATTTGTCTTAATATGAACAAAGTTTTGATTAGGAACAAATGAAGATATGTCTTTAGGCGTAGGAAGATCCATAGAAAAATAATGATCTTTGTAAAAAGAACCTTGAGGAAAATTAAAATTAATCCATTGTTCCCACCACTGAACTTGTAAAGTCTGCGAGGCGTTATTTATTAAAAAACTGGTCGTGCCTTGTAATGATTCATTGAGTTTTGGCATAGTATAATCAGAAGTGTTTGGCACATAAACTCGATATTGTTCCGTTTTAGTAGGAAGGCTTGTTCCATTCATGGACCACATCGCTTCGTCTTGAGCAACTGTCACAGGTCTAAAATAAACTTTTTTCCCGGCGAGAGCGCGGCTTCGTATACAAAATTCTTTATTATTTGTTGTTGAAAGAGAATATTGAGGAGTAGAAATTAAGCTTAAGTGACCATCGGGATCGTAAACATATTTATTATTTCTTTCCGCCGGGTTGGGTACTAATTTTCGTTGAGTCCAGAAGATATTTGCATCTTGACGGAAAGGATCGCCGGCTATAACACTGCCAAGTGTGAGGGTTTGAACATTGTTGTCCGTGTTCTGAGCATCAACAAGGTTCGTATTGTCTGCTTCGATATATACTCTTTGAAGAGGGGTTTGTTGAAGTTTTGTTGCCATTTAGCAGTCCTTTTCTGGCTAGTGCCTAGTAAGAGCCCCATTTGGGCTTGAGTTCTGAATCGGGGAAATTTTTAAAAGTTTTTCCTCTCTTATTTAATCCTGGATTTCCTGGAGAAGTGTTATATCCAAGCTTCTTCGATGTAGAGTCGGGTCCTGGTGCAGTAAAACCATCTGGAATGCTTGTGTAGGCATGGTCAGGCTTGTTGCCACCTATTCCGCCTCCATAGAACCCTCCGGTATTGACATAATCCGGCGGTGTTTCTAGCGCATCTATGTGAGATGACATGGTATTAAGGAGCCTTGTCATACTAGCTAAGTTTTGAGCTGCTGTTTTAACAGCCGTGCTGGGTCCGCTTTCGATAATAAAATACTGATCAAAAATAGGAAGAGACAAGGTGTTGTCAGTGGTGATGTCTAAAAGCTCATTAACATAAGGAGTTAGGCGACACACTACTCGCATATTAGAGTTCTTAATCATTGTAAAGTGCTCTGGTGTCATATCTACAAATACATTTTGCATCACATAGTCAGTGCCGCCTGCTTGGGACCATTGAAACCCTGTAAATACTTGGACTTTGACCAAGTTAAAATAATTCATCCAAATACCAAATTGCTTTTCAAGTTTTCGTGCATCGGCAGTGTCCAAGCGTGTAGCACCTTCATCTATATCTGCCATAGTAAGCGTATTTGTTTGGAAATTTAAATTATTTTGTATACTTCCGATGTTAGTGTTGGAATTTAAAATAACCAGTTGTTTAAGCTGATTAGGTAACGGAACAAGATCTTCTAGCGTTACATAAGGTATTTCATTTTTATTTCGACCACCGCCATTAATCCTGTTAGTAAATTTATTTAACTCATTCATTCCACCGTGAGCGTCTACAATAGTTAAACCAAGTAGAGCATCATTGTAATTTGTTTCTTGCAACAAATCTGAGCTTGATTCATCAACAGGAGGTACTCCTGAGCCTAGAGTTTCAAAGTTGCTTTGCTCTTGTATTTCTGTCTGCGATGGTCCTAACGGAGATCCTAAATTGTTAAAAGAAATATTTTGACCCTCTTCTGTAGGAGGGTTAAGGAGTCCAAAAAGCTCGGCTCCTCCTCTGTCCGTAGACACCACTGTACCTCCTTTGAGGGAGATTATTTGCTCTAATTGATATTTTTGTTCCTTGTCGTTTTGGCTTAAAAATTTAAGCTCCTTTTTATCCACTTTAAAACCCGAGTCTAAGTCGTTTAGTCTTCTTTTGATTATTTCGGTGTAAAGAGTATTCAAGCGATCGTACTCAATTTTATTTGAACCGTTGCTTAGTACAGGAATAAATCCTAATTGCGGAGTTTGCACAAGTGATGGTGAAAGAAATGTGTATCTTTGGCTTTCAAGATCGGTCTGGATTTTTTTGTTTTCTAGCTTTGGCAGCATCAAGTTGAGTTCAAGCTGATCGCTGGTGAAATACTTTTCTGTCTCTTGTTTGGTTCTTTCTGTAAAATAATCATACGAAAAAGAAGACAATCCCTGTGGACTTGTGCGATTAACTTTTATGTTTCCCCCAATGCCTGTGTTTTTTAGGAAACCTTCGCTGTCTGTTTTCCACAAGAAGTCATATCCTAAATTTTTATCCATAGTGGTGTCTACAATTCCTCCCATTGCAGAGGAAAAGTACACCTCACGGGTAATACTTTTAACATGCTTCTGTGGCGAGGAAGGAGAAGGAGTTCTAAATCCTTGTGAAGTATTGGCAATGCTTTTTATTTCAAACAACTCAGTAGTAAGAGATAGCAATTCATCTACCAAGTTTAATAAAAACTCCATTCCTTGTGGAGAGCCTGTTTTTGGAGAAGTAATGTTTAATAAATTGATCATAATGAGGGCAGTTTGGCTATTTATTATCCCCCCATTCATGTGGTCTCCAGTTAGAATATTTCTGAGTAGGACAAAATTTGCTAGCATTACGGGAACAACACCTAGCCAATTCGCCGCCTCGGAGCCAAATGCCTTATTAAAAGAATTTGTATAAACATCATAATATTTTGGATTTCTAGACGTATAGACAAGTTGTCGATAAACTTTAAAATCTTGCTGTAGAGCGAGAGTTAAGTTTTGAACTGTCTTTAGTATAGAATCATCAAACGTGTAGCGCAATCCATATTGATAATATCCTGGACCTTGGTTGTTGATATCTGCATCTCTGGCACTAAAATAAACAAATTTCTTATTTGATTTGTCTTTGATAAAATGGTCTATGGAGATGCGCGTTAAAATACTGCTTTTGTTCACGTTACTTTGTTGAGACTCTGCTAGAGAATTAAGAGAGTCCGCCGTAGTTACAACAGTTATAGGAGTGTTCGCGTCTAGGAGTCTTTCATCGTCAATCCCTTTTACTCTTCTTCGTATTAGAGATACATCTTTGAAAAGCTTGGAGTTAAACAAGTTGTCTTTTTGATCAGGCGTCATGTTATCCCATAATTTACCATAAGGCGAATTCGTTCTTAGGAACCACTCTAAATTAATACCAAAACACAGCTTAACATCACCTTTAGGGCTTCGAGTGCTCATGACGGGAGTGTAAAACAAATTTGAATTGTCTAATTTGTCATTAAAAAACTGTTTCTTGGTAAATCCTGATACATTTAGATTTTTTTTGGCGTCAGAAAAATCTACATGTATTTTTTTCGTTAAATTCTGCTGTCTAAAGTCTTGAATAACAGTATTTGTAATATCCCGCGATTCTAAAAGAGCGCCGGTTGTCGCGGCGTAAGGAAATAATGGAGAATTGGGGATCTCATCATTGCCCATCCAATTTACATATCCCAAGTAGAGGTTACCTGAAGAATCGTAATAGACAGTTCCTGTAGAGACCGTATCTCCATTTTGAATAACGGGTTCAACTCGACAGTCACCAAAGAACAAACTGCTATCCACCGAATCCAATTGTAAAGGAGGATTAAAGCTATTTTGCAAAATTTCTCGGTCAACATACGGTACAACAAAAAAAGTCAAATGATTGATGTTTGGCTTGTTAAGTTTAAACTGGAGTGACGACCTTATATCATAAGTTGTTTGCTCTGATTCCGTATCATAATTGCTTTGAGTTATTATGTTTCCTTGCCACGCTCCTCCGCCTTCAGCCAGTGTAAACGACTGGCTAATTATAGATTGAGAAGATTGTATTGCGCTATCTAATGTAGATATATTGTCTTCTCCAGACTTAATCTTGAGAATGGTTGCTTGAATTTGTTCTGATGCAATAGAAGTGCAGCAAGCTATTACTTTAACTTTTACCATTTTCTTTAAATCTTCGTTGTTAAACCAAGTTCCCAAAAGATTGTTTTCTATGCTGTCTTTAAAGTTTAAATCAATTCGAGCTGAAAGAGGTAAATTTTCTTGATTAGAAGACATTCCGTAAGTAGATAGTGTTGTTTTTTCATCCTCTGCAAGACCTCTAAAAGATTGTTCCAGTTTCGCCATTGTCCATGCATAATCTTTTTCCTTCTCAGTTAAGTTTCCATCTTTATCCAGCTTAGGGATATTACTAGGAATGCGAATATCAATATGAGGATTATCGCCTCGGGTGGTTGTAGAACCGCCAGATTCTGTTAAAATAATCCTTGTGACAAAAACCTTGGGGAGGAAATCTCCAATTAATTGATCGTTGGTTACGGGGACGGTCATTCGCAAGGTTCTCCTAGATCATCATCTTCGTAAATATTGTAATCTTGCCGTTGAGAAAAATCAACTTCATTACAATTAAATATCTGCTTAACATATAAATTAGATTTAACATCGTCTCCAACCTTTTTACAAAAAATCCCTTCAGGTATTTCACTGTCAATTAATAAATCAAAATAATATTCTACATAATTGGGGTTGCCTAACTTTATCTCTAGTTCTTCCTCATCAAACATGTCCTCTTGATTTGGTGCACGCGAAGGAAGAAATTGAAGTGGAATAAGTCTAGTTTTTTTCTGATCTTCTTCTAAGCCCGTGAAAGATTTATCCCCTTTTGTCTCTTCAATTCTAAAAACCTCTATCTCAAAATTGTCACTTAAAAAATCTGTATTTTTTTCGTCTATTCCGATTAATAAAAAATCATCTTTTAATATTACCATAGAACCATCTTCAAACTCTAGAGGTTCATTTTCAAGCCACTCTAAATCACTAGAATAATCATTATTCGCTACGTTAGGAGACTCTCCTAAGTTCAATGTAGCGTTAGACATTAAAGTGGTAAAATTAAGAGTAGCGTTGAGTTGAGGGATGTTGACGACTGGAGAGTTAGAAGATGTAAGTGAACCTGTCACCGATGTAAGATTTTCGTTGTAAAAAGATAAATCCCAGCTTGGTCTGTACGGATTTCCTAGTTGAGTATTGGCGATGGCAGCATTAGGAGAGAAAAAAGTATTATCCGTGTCTTGAAGTTTTTGGACGATTTGAAATTTAGAAAATTTCTCACTAAAAGTAAAAATTTCCTTCATTTCGTTAAATTGAGTCTCAACGCCAATAAAGTTGTGTTGAGTTTTTAAGCGAGGAGTTTCTTCTCGAATGCGAGGCTCTATCTGGTTTTGAAGCTCCGACTCTCTGGTATCGCCATATCTATTGTAAAGAATATCTTTGTCAAAAAAAGCGTAGAAAGCTGGTTTAAAGTTTCCTGCTTTAAGCACACGTTTTCCATATTGCGTCAGCTTTATGTCTATTACATCTTCTTTTTGATTAAAAAACTCCATCTTTATCCTATTTTTATTAAGAGTCTGGATCTAAGAAAGGATTACCCTGGGTAAAGGCGCTGCCTTGGAACTCGACATCTTCTTCGACTTCTCCAATTTCATTTCCGTTTCCTGTAAAATTCATCATACTCTCTATATTTGCCAACTCTACTAATGAAAAATAATCATATGGCCAATTATAATTATATTCCGGTGGTTTTTCTTGACCCTGGAACTTGAATTTAAAGTTGCTATCATCCTCCACATCTGACGTAACAGCGAAATAGCTTGTTTCAGCTTTCTTCTTAACTTTGAAAACCATCCATCGGACATAAGATGGTATCTCTTTTCCATCAAAGAATTCTTTTTTTCCAGTGGGATAAGTTAATTTTACTTCTTGCACTTCTGCTTGTCGAGAAATTTGCGGCATTAATCCTTGCCAAATATCTCTTAAGTCTTGACGAGATAAAGTGTGAGTAAATTCAAACATAAACATTACAATAGGCTTTAATCCGCTATTATCTGTAGGGTTAAAAGGAAAGGTCAAGAAGTCAAATTGTGGTGGTAAATTATACTTCTTCATCTTTTTGTAAAGATCGCCACACGAAACACTCGCCGGCTCTTCTCCTGCATTTAAATTTAGTAAAGTTTCTGAATGATTCTCATGACTTATGCTAAAGAATTTCTTTTGTGTTCCAGGGTATGTTATTAAAGCAGGCTGATTTGTGCCTTCTAGCGAGTTCCATACATAAGGAATTGCTACAATTGCTTCAGATATTTGCTTTTCTTTTGCCATCTTCCCGATTTTTTTGCGAGTCTTTGTAGAGCCGAAAGTCGAAAATTTACAAACCTGTAATAAAGAACCAGTAGTAGCAGGATCTGCGTCGGGGAATGGATCTTTAACTTCCAAATACATACCCTCCGACCCCTTCGGAAATCTTCCATAACCCCCCCATATCCCTCTTGGACCCGAAGCGCTATGAAACTGTGTAGCATCAACAAAGTTAAGAGCGGGGCATTCAAACTTAGTCCCTACTGTCCAGGCATCAAACGCCTCATCCGATGTATCTTCGAATACTAAAGGAATATATCCGCCATCAGGATCTAAGAGATTTACTTTATTGTCATAGGTAACTTTTTTATATTTTGCTCTGCCAAATAAGTTAACAGAACCAGAAATCCTCATTCTATTAGATGAAGCCAGATCTCCACCGTCGAAAGCATTTACATTATAGGCTGAACCTGTGTAAAAAGTTCCAGAAACAGCGGTGGCTCCGAAATCATTAGCTTTGAAGTTATCATCTAAAGAAATAGCTTGTTCAATTCGAGATAAAAGTTCTTTTACTGTTGGGCGACCAGGGGTGCTGGGCGTGTAGGCTATTCTAGCAGTCGATTTCTCATAAAAATACGGAGGTGTGTATGCAGCATAAGCAGGATCTTTAAATTTATTAGAATGGGTAGTGTTCGCATAATTACTGGCGTTTGGATTCCCATATATCGAGCCGCGAAGATTTTCTTCAGCGTTGCCTTCTGATAATAGCATGTTCTTTGTCTTATATAGAGACACGTCCATATAGTAGGTTTTTGTCGGCACAACTTCTTGCCACTCTCCTTGCGGAGCAGATGTAATGCTCGTAAAGGCTTTATTCTCTAAGAAAAATCGCGGAATTTCTCCGAAAAAGTTATTTGCAGCTAGTGAATAAAGTTCAGTATGAGTCCCTCCGTAAAGTGCATAGGCGGTATTAAAATTATATGTACCAGCAGCCCAATCACCTAGAGTTACTTCGTCATTTAATATATATTTAGTAGTGGCTCCCGTGCTCAACGGAAGATACTGATCAGGTGAAATAATAGCTTCAAATGGAAGTTTGTAATTAGAAGTTCCGCCTTCTATACTAGTGTATCCAAGAATGTCTCCTACGTTTTCTATTCCCAAATCGACGACAGAAGAGCCTGTCATCATTGGAAAGTTAACTGCCACAGCAGATCTTAAAGAGTTGAAACAAACGCCTGGATTAAAGAAGGGGCGTAAGATTGCATTCCAGCCAGCTTTTTCATTGGGAGAATAAGTGTTAGTATGCGTCCCGTTAAAATTATAGCTTTCAGCAAAAGACTGAGAAAATAATGTAGCAAGCTGAAGTGCACGTTGGTGAGGATAAAAACCTCTATAAGGTAATAGCTTTTTAATCCCTGTGGTTTTGAGAGTATACGAAGATAAGTTAGCTTTACCTTTGTGATCCGACTTAAACATATCAAAATATTTAAGAAAGTCGCTGTGAGAATAATCAGAGAAAAATGTTTCATTCATTCCTGATGTGCGGCTGTTTATTATAAATGCACTATCACGCTCGCCTGTATACTGTAGCTCGCTTGCAGCGCTTGAGGTAATAGCTGCACCCTCTAAAGAAAGATAAGCATCGTTTTGAGCCAAGAAATCGCCGTCCTCTTCTACTACATAATATTCCATGTGCTCTGAGATTTTGAATTCTGGTAAGATAGACATTCCTTTTCCCAAACCTCTTATATCTTCCGCGAAATCTTCGTAAGAATTAAAAAAAGCTTGCTTTCCTGAAATTAGGTCGGATGCATACACAGGTATTTGGGTGTAGGTGCCACTATAATCTGCTCGTAGGTCTTGCCTATAAGCACCTGCGGAGCAAGTATTATAAGCCTGCGTTCTAAATCCACCTACACTCCCTTGAGTCTGTCTCCACCCTAATTCGCCTGCGACTATCGTGCCGTTAGAATAAGCACTACCAGTATTAATTCCCGTATCTAGTGACCACACACTGCGAATTCCAGGGGAGTGCAGAGCGGCATATGGCTGTCCGCCTAAAGCGGAGCCACTTATGGTTCTGGCTCCTATAATGTTTCCTTGCGAATTTAATGCTTCGGATGTTCTTATTCGTCTAGGGCTTAAATCCCACTCAGCGACGGTCTTAACGGGAGTGGCAGAGGAAGAGACCACTTTCCAGAAAGTTCGTGGATTTATCTGATCGATGCCGTTAAGTCCAGTTCCGGCGACTTCTCCATATACGGTTCTTTGACGAGTTCGCTGTAGGAATTTATTGGTTTGTTTGGGGTAAATTCCTTGTCCGTATCTAAAGACCATAAATTCTTTAAAAGGAGTGTTGTCTCCATAGTCTTCATCGATATAAATATTTTTTAAGTCATCATAAATTATTTCTATATTAGATGCATATTTGTTAGTCTTAAGAGACCATAAGTTTTGGTTATTATTGGCAAACTGATCTTTTAAATTGGCATATGAACTTCTAAGAGTTAGATAGTTGGTGTTGCCATCTTGTTGGACACGAAAAGTATGAACCAAAGGTTTATCTCTATTGCTAACTGGAGATTGGACGAACTGTAGATTTATAGGTGCCCCTTGAGCTGCTTCAGCTAAATTAGTGGCATTATTGTCATAAAACATCAAGCTCGTAAGTTGATTAATGGTGGGTTTTAAAGTAATTGTCCAGGTGCTGTTTTCTTTCCAATATCTCGCCAGAGGATGGTTGCCAGTGCGAACTTGTTTCCACGTTGGCCAACCATAAGGACCTTGGCGGTGGTGAATGATAGCATTTAGTATAGTAGAGTTTCCAGCTAGCTCTCCCCAGCCGTTTCCGCTAGGGTCTTTCATGTTTATCGTGTTATCTATCTTTCCCGTAGAAGGGTCCATTCCAACAACAATAGAAGAATTAATATAATTACAATACTCAGTCTGACCAGGATTTAACGTTCCTGGGGCGTTGTCGTTATTCGTGAAAGTTAAAGCCGGATATCCCAAAGTATGACTGTTGGCATCAAATGGTTCAAAAATAATAGTGTTTAACCCGACGAAATCATTAGGAATAAAATTATTAATATTAGAGATACCTGTATAAAACTCTCCGATGTTTTTATGATTTGCACCAAAAAGCCTTCCCTTGAAGCTGGTGTTGGTGCCCATGAAAGTTCCAACGCTACTGGCGCTAATAAATGTGAGGTTTTCGTCGTTCATGTTATTCTTAAATAGTTGTTTTCATTAAATTAGAGAGCCAGTAATAGAACCAGAAATCCAAGCATATCCTGCGTCGGTTTGGGGAATCTGGTGTGTTACAAAGCCATTATCGTAATAAGAGGCAGTTACAACGGGCATTCCGTTATTGATGCTCGACCCTGCTAATACTAAATTTCCACTCAATTGAAGTCTCAGTCCTGTATTCCTTTGAACCTGATGGTATGATGCTGTGGGGAAACCATAAACTCCATCGTACCCTCCCCATATACTATGATGTTTTTCCCAAATATTTAAGTTGTTTCGGACAGTGGAATTTCTGTAGTTTAAACAGTTATAGACGGAATACGTTTCTGAGGCTACATCTAAAAATCCCCGGCTCATAACTTCAGGTCCTCCGGGTGCGGAAAACCTTTCCACTATCACAGTACGGTTTTTACTACCGTCTTGTAGGTTGTCGCGGTTTTTCAGCGAGTAATCATAGCTAGAGGTTATAAAATCGGATAAAACCTTTGTTTGCCCCACTGCTCCCGAATTTTGAACAAACCATAGGTTGTTCACGTTTCTTCCAGGAATATTAACAACTTCATAATTGTGAGAATAATTACCAATAATGGTAGGAGAAGAACTCGTCATTTTAATATTTCTAATATTAAGAGGTCTTTTCGCTACTTCATCTCTATAATAAACAGCTCTTGGTTTATTTGGATTATCCCATGAAGGATCTAAAAGCTTATAAGTTGAGCCTCCTGATGTACCAGAAACCTCGATAGCATCAATAGCAACGTCAGAGAGATAAGTTATACCTCCTTCATAGAAGAATCGTAAATAAAATTCTGTTCCTGCATAAGCAGAAAGATCAATTTGAGCTTGTTTGTAGGGATCTGTTGCATTAGCTTGTTGCTGTCCAGCGATATGCTCCGCTTCAACGCCAGGGGCAGATACAAAATCCCAGACCACTGATAAATCAGTTACACTTGCTCCGAATAAAGGGCTCTCACAGTGTTGAACCTTAAGGCTACCAACATTTACGCCATACATATGATAATAAAAAGACGCACTAAAGTTATCTCCACCCATATCGGCTGCGTCGATTATTGGAGTCACTAGCCCGAAAGCACTGCCGGGGTGATTAGGGTTGGAAGTTTCAGCATAAGCGTAGTAATCTCCATCGAATGCTGAGTTTGGTCCAGTATTCATAGAAGGAGTCGGTCCAGAATGCGTTAGAATCCACCCAGAAGGTCCTGTAGCGGTACTTCCAACGTTCCGCCAACCCACAGGGTCAGTTGCGGAGAAAGATTCGCTCAGGAGGCTTGCAGCGCGTCCTGGGGCGGTGGGAATTTTTAAGAACCATCCTTCTGGTCTGGTGAAGGAATTGTCTAGAGCTTTGGTAGGGGATTTGTAATTTAAACCGGCATGGCGGTACTGGAGTCCTCCAACATACTTTTCGGTAAATGGACCCTGTAAGGGGAGTGTTCCATGAGTCCCAACAACATCTAGATGCATATTTTCAAAAGAAGCGCTGTGTGCGTCGGCAACAATACCTAAATATCCTGTATCCAAAGACGATGAAAAGATAGTAAAGGGAAGCAATAAGTTTGCATTTCCATCTTTATAATCATTAGCTCGCGGGGGTTCTCCGTCGTTGTAAGCGATAGCGGGAACATCCATTACTCTCTTGGTTAATTCTTGTGGTTCTGTGGCTTCCTTGCAATCTTTATTAAGTTTGCTTTCAGCGAAAGGTATTTTAATATAATTGTTTCTGTCGTTAAATTTAATAACTTGGCGGTAAAATCCAAATATATTGTTAGATTTTAAGTTTGCGCCGCCGCCGAGATCAAGAGGTTCTTTGGTAGTTAAATTATAAACTTGGGCAAATTTTCTTGTGGCGTAATTGCTACCGGATACACTAGAATTTACAATATCTTTTATTGTTTCTCTCTGTTCATCTACGGTTGGATTTCCTGAAGTCAAGACAGAACCGCCTCGTTCGGCTAAGTCATGCCAATATAAACAGTTAGTATTTTGATTTTCAGGAATAGGGGCGTGACCATGCTTCCAGTCAAAGAGCATCTCATTAATACCGAGAATCGCAGCTTCGGGGTCACCTTGTTTGCTTTCTAGTGTAGGGAATTTATGTCTATACTTATTTCTTTCTAGGACGTGACTTTCAACAATATTAAGAACAGAATCAGAAACATTGGCTGAAGCCGGCAAAAGCTTTTCCAGGCACTGTTGTAGGAAGCTGTCAATATGTTTAAAGTAGGTGAAATATCTTTCAATATCTGGCTTGTTCTCTACTCTTTCAAAGAACAGTTGTTTGAGTTTAGATAAATCCTTATAAGTTTCTCTATATTTATTTACAGGTTCTCCAATAAGATTATTAAAGTCTATAATAGAAGAAAAAATATTAATTATTTCTTCCGAAATAACTCTATACAAGCTATTTTCAATAGAAAAATAATAATGGACAGGTCGGCTATCTAAAGTGAAAATTTTATCTGCGTCTTCTCCAATAGAAATCATGTCAGAGCTAATAAAGGTTTCGGGTAGTCGATTTCTCGTAGAAAACACATATTCGATATCGGCAGCTTTCGGCTCGTTCGGTAAAAAGAAATCTGCCCTTCCTGAATATAGCTGTTTAGTGATGTCGCCAACCCAGGAATATCGACTAGTCAATTCGGATGATCCTGATGAAAAGTCATCCACAAGAAGACGCCCAGAAGAGTCAGCCGATGAAGAAACATTGCCGAAATTCCAATTTAATGCTAAAGTTTCTAAAGAAGGAATCTCAGTATTATCTAAGTTTACATGCGTGAATCCTTCATCATTTAAAGGCTGGGATGGTCCATAAGTTGCATAACTTTTCGCATGGTCTTGAATAACTTCATTGGTCAAATACGAAAGCCAGAATCTCACATTAGCTATCTTTACATCAGTATATTCTAACAAGCTACCGGTAAAGTTTGTCCGGTGAGCGCCTGCGTAAATACGTTTTGGGGCGTTTGACCAAGCCTCTCCTCGGGTAGCGGAAAGGCTGCTCGTAAGAATAAATTCATGTTCAATAGAACCCATTGTTTCATGAACTCCATAAAATTCTAAATCATAATCAGTATTAGAGCCGTAATATACTAAATCGCCAAATTCACGAGACGGCTTTAATCTAACAGCGAAGTTCCATTTGGAATTTTCATAAACATTAGAGTAGTAACTTGTGGTGAGCGGAGAAAAAGCAGCTCCTGTGATAACAAACTTAGCCCTAGTTGAATCAATAACGTCACGGACTGCGTATACCTGGAAAGATGCATCATCATTGTCTGCCCATTGCAAGACATTAATGTCCGCTGCTCCAAGGTTAACCGTATGTTGCCCAAACAATGAAGAGGAGATATCAGGATAATAATAGTAACTACGATTACCCTCTTGTGCTTTATGAGGAAAGAACACTTCGCATTCAACAGTATTAGGGACCGTAAGATCGTTTAATCGAGAACCGGAGATGTAAGAAGTTGTACCAGAGCCAGTTTGATATTGGAAGATGGTAGCTACATTTCTATCGCTTTGATTAAAATCAATAACTTTATTTTTAAAAGTGCGTTGTTCGACATTTTTTCTTAATTCAAATGGTTCGTTATGTCCATAAACATTGATTGCTATGATATCTTCATCAGCGCCATAGGAGCGAATTAAATTGCGAATAGATTTTTCTGTTCCTTTGGATTTGAAAATATTTATTAGATTGTTATAAATGTTATGATAAATAAGGTTTTTTGTGTTATAAATTTTCTCTTCGTATTTAATTTTTTCATTGCGTGATAAGAATTGTTCTATAACACTGGTATCTACAAACAATTCTGGCGTGTTAAAGCCATGGCTCGTGAGGAGTTGTTTAGAGAATGGATAAGGCTTGTGACTTCCAGTTAATAAACTACCAGAAGGATATTCTTTGTCCTTGAGCGCAGGGACGTTTTCTATCTGAAGATATAACTCATCTAAGTAGCTAGACATTATCTGAGTAAGGCTTTTTAGCTCACTCCCCGCATCGCTATCTTCATCTATAATCCAAGAAGGAAAGCTATTATACATGTTAGCAGGATTATTAATATCGTACTCTTCTCCAAGTTCTTTTTTAGAATTTAAAAGAGCAACTACCGCTGGGTGAGTTGGGTAAATAATAGGGTCTTTAAACTCGAAGGTAGTCTCTCCTGATAAAACCATTGCAGAGCCGGTATTACGAGAATTAGAGTTATATCCAGTCCAAGTTCCATTACTAAGGCGACCTGAATAATCTAAAACGACCCTATCATACGTGCTATCGCCGGTAATCCCTTCATTGAATTTATAATAAAGCCCTAGTTCAGTATTAGCGTCATCAGTATTTGTCCCTCCTCCCACTTGAGAGATATAATATCTCCCAATATCTCTAGCGGTACGACGTGATTTCCAGAACCTAAACTCATCTAAAGAGCCGGAAAGCTTTCCTGAACCGGTTGCGGCAGAGGTATTTCGAGGAGGAGTACGAAGCGCCCCTATGTTCGCAATCATAGTTCCCGTAACATGCCCAATCGCGCTTCCCGTGGTCATGGATTCTATGAACACGCCGTCTCTATACATTTCAACCAGTACCGAGGAACCAGTGTTATACAATGAAAAAGCATAGTGAGACCAGTCACTATTAGAAACAATAGAAGGGGTTACAGTCTCACCAACCGGTGCATCATGAAATCCACTGGTGCCTGACAGAGCAGTGAGCCGGAATGCTGCTCCTGGTGACGTTCCTGAGAGTTCGATTCTAAATCGACCATATTCAGTATCATTAAAATGTTTACCATTCCACAGGTCAAAAATAACTTCTTTTTGAGTTTTACTGGTAACAAATTCAGTCTTGTTTAGCCAAAATTCTACCGTAAGACCACCCGTCAGAGCAAATTTTAAATTTTCTTCTCTGTGTTTACTTTCATCCCATATGTTTTTTTCATGAGGTCCACTCTTCACTTGTATGTATTCTAGTGATGATGGCAAACCATACCCGTCAGTTACAGTGGTGGTCCCCCATCCATCGGCTGACAAAATCACGTATCCATTAGTGCGGGGATATTCATGATCAAACACATATTGTTCTAAATAAGTAACATTATTATACCACTCTTCTTTTTCTTTGAGAGAGCCGTCGTAAGGATAATAGGAATAAATATATTCAATACCTTTAGCATAATATTCTTCCGCCGACCCATATTTAGCAAAGTTCTTAGCCTGTGTGAAATCCACATGAGGAACAAATGATTTTTGTCTTTCTTGAACTTCGCGACTAAAGCTGACAGACTCTACCTGTTCTTTAATAACAGGAACATCTGGAGCTGATGCTGTGGTGGTTGTCCCGATTCTTTCAATGTCTTTAAATAAGTCTTTTAGAGACACTTTTAATCCTCCACTCTAAACTTAAAGCTCTCTGGTTGTTCCTTGTAGGTTCCATTTAAATAATAAGCAAACTTTAAATCATACATGTATCCACTTTCCAAAAGACTCATGTCTAGATTAAAATAATTACCACTCACATCGTATGATAATTTTGTTTGTTGATCGCTTCCTGTTCCATAGGCAATAACTTCCAAATTGTCTACAGTTCTCACCACTCGATAATAAGATTTTTCAATATTATCAGTTTGAATATGAGAATTGGCAACAGTGTATATGTTAGGAGACCAGTCTTTTTTTCTCGTATATACCCTTAGTTTAGGCTCTTCGTCTTGGGTATATGATGGTTTTAGATTGGTAATTTTAGTTACATAACGAGTAGTAGGGTTGATATTAGAAGCGTCAAGATGCTTAACTGATACATTTCCTGTATGGAATTGTATGATAGCATCCTCCGCGTTAGTAGTTGTCATACTACCCGTAAACCATACATCAAACACATCAGTTAAACCGGAAGAGCCAGTGAATGCAAAAGAGGCGGTATATATGCCTGTTGAAGCTATCCCACCAGTTACTACAGTGTTATAGTCTGCTCGGACGCGCCCTGCGTCGTCAGCAGACAATTCAAGAGCTGCTCCTGTAGGGACGGTATTTAATAGAGAGCCGGAAAACAAGCTGACATAAATGTATTTATCGCTACCTAGCCCTGGGATGTCTTGGAGTTGCCCCCTAACATAGTTATAAAGATATAGAGTGTTGATGTTGTCTGAGGCTGGAGCTAAGGCGCTAGAAAGGTAAAATTTTCCTCTATCATCGGTATTAGAACTATTCCATCTTGCTTCAATGTTGGGTCGTTTAAAGAAATACTCACTACTTCTAGCAAAGAATTTTTTATCATAATAGGACCTAGAAGCACTTTCTTCAGTAGGAGTAAAGGCAACCAAAAATCCAAAGTTATCAAACCCGCCGGCTGCGCCGCCTTTAATCCAGGATTCTACATAAGGGGTGACATCTACTGATAAGTCTTCAGTGCCGTCTTCGAAAAACGCATACGCTCCGCCATCGGTCATAGAAGCAGTGTTAATATAAGAACCTCCCGTATAAGACCAGTCCGCATTCGTAGCTCTTTGGTCCCAATTGGCAACTCCGATATTTTTATATTCTTCCATGTCTAGTCCGAAACCTTCATCCCAGCCGGCATCGACTGCATATAAATTTAATTTAAACTTTTTCGGCACAGTATTGGGCGTTACTGCATTATAAAGATTTAAATAAAAAGATACGTTACCGGAGGCTGGAATGTCTCCAGAGGTTCGATCAGATTTAATACTAGTGGTCCCCGTGATTGGAAATTGTACCAAAATACGAGACAACTCTTTTGAAAAACCAGAGCTATTGGATATCTGTCCATATATGGAAAAAACTTCCAATGCGTCGGCGGAGCCCATATTAGAGCCCGTAGCCGTTCCGCTTAAGTTTGATTTATAAGCGTTAGAAATTGTCGTATCTTTAATTGCGGAATATCTTTTAATAGCCATTATACAATCTTACCTTGAATATCATCTTCTATAAATTTTATTTCATATATAGCATCTTGGGGTATTTTAATAAAGCGTCCGTCAGGAGACAGAGCTTCAGTGAGATTAATGCTGTAATCGGAATAAAGCGCACCGTTTTGAATAAAAATATCTACATCAACCGTGTCTACTACATTATCTAAAACATTTATAACATTATACACGTCTGTAATGTAAAAAGGCTCTCCAATTTCAGGAATTTTGCTAAAGTGATTTTCTAGCGCGACAGAAATATCTTGCATTAAATCAAACTTATTAATGTTAGTTTCTCCTATTACCTTGTACTTTATGCCTAGATTTACAATATTTGCATCCAAAATATCCAAAGTATCATTTATCATTTTATAGTTAGAAAGCCAATTTTTTAAGTTTACTTTAATTTTATTGTTAAGAGGCTGTAAAGTATTATCGAGACCTGCTCCAATCGTATATAAATTCATGTTTGGTTTAAAAGAATCTTTATCTTGCATTATTTTACACTTTCTTATTTTTCCGAATTTAGCCGGCATATTATATACAAGACTTTTGTAATCATCGACAGTTACTGCTCGGTTTTGAGTAGAGTAGGCATTTTGAGCACGTATTCTTATTTCATCAACAGTAGGAAACTGTATATCTCCTACAATAGGCTCTTCGTTAGTGACTTCTAGGCTGTTCCTGACTGTTGTCATGATGCCAGGGGTAAGTGAGTTCTCTTCTTCAAAGGACATCAAAGTCACATCTACGCTCGAAAGCTCTCCAACTCCAAGATTAACCAATCCAGATAAATTAGAGCGATAAGTGACGGTTATAGTTGTATTTGATGGAGCGACCCCAAGGCTATTGTTTTTAGTTAACTTTGAAGGATCAAAAGAGGTAGCACTAATATATTTTTTTCCATGCATCTTTAAAGCAACGTTGCTAGGATTAAGGGTTTCATCGTTTTCAATAATGGCGTCTGATGTGGAGCCGCCGCCAAATTGTAAGAAAGAGCCTTCAGGTGTTTTATCTAAAACAAAACGCCTCGGAACCGACACTGTTTTTAAAATAGATGAAACAATGTCTTTGTCGTTTCCTCGATTAGGCAAGCTTTTATAAATTATATCTTGCGATAGATACTCGACTTCATAGTATTCATGTCCTTCGGCGTCAAATACAGACAATATTTCAGCTACCGCAGGAGTATCTAAAAATACCTTGGGAAATGAAACGTCCTCTCCCAGAGGAAAGGTGTAGGTTCCTATGTCGCCAGATATTGCTTCGCCATACATCTTTACTCCGTAAGATAAAGGATTTCCGGTTTCTTCATCGACTTGTGCAACAAGAACCTGTGCATCGCCGGAATTAAAATCAACGTCTTGAGTTAAAATAAAAGGCACTCGGGATGTAGAGGATAAGCGAGTTCCTTCGCGGAGGACTGGGAGATAGCGAGTGTCGGGACCAAGACCAGAAACATTCGCTGGTACTTGGAGATATAAAGATACTATACCATATGCAGTGACCTCTCCATCATATTTATATCCTAGCTGTTTGGCTAAGCGTATTACATTTTTTAGTTCAATTGCAGAATCCAAAAAAGACTCGGATGCTTGGTAATCTAAGTAAAAAGAAAGGACATCTCCTACATACGACACCATATCAATCATTAACGCACCAAAAGAAGCATCATTAAAATCTGTAGCAGTATTGGGGTAGTATCTCTTAGCGTATTCTATTAATGAAGATTTAATAGAATCAAAATCTCTAGCTGTATAGTCAATAGGGGGAGTGAATTTTTTTACCATCTTTGTCTTTCCGTTATGTAATAATTAGATTATCTTGTAAATTCAGAGGAGGTACGGCATAGGATATCACAATAAAAAGATTTTCTTCATCTATAAGTTCGCCGTTGTTAGCTGTTGGGAAATCAATATATATAATTTCTACAAAAGGCATATATTCCTCTACAGCATCTCTAATAGCTCCGTCGATTTCGGCAGCAATGTCTTGTTTGTTGTTTTCAAAAATAAATTGTTTTAAACCTACACCAAATTCAGGCATCATTACTCTTTCTCCAGGTATAGTTAAAATAAGGTTTTTTAAATTTTGTCGGATATTCGCTCCAATATTATCGATCATCTTGTAATGAACCGGGAAAGCCCTTAATGGTAATGATGGAGAATAGCCTTTGTTGCCCATGATGATTCCTCTATTAACTAATTAGATTTATAAAAAATATTACCCTTATTACTTCCAAAACCTATCCTTCTACGCAATAAGGTTCATCTTTTTCAGCTTTAGATTTCTTTTCTCCTGTCAAGTCGCCTAAAGACATGGCAGTCGTTAAAGCTAAATATGTGGCTCCAGCGGCTGTAAGGGGGAATATAGGATTCCCTACCGGGAAAGGAATGGGCGGGAAAGGTCTTACTCCAATAAAGACGACGGGTCCAAGCATGGCATCATTAACAAGTGTTTTTTCGGCTTGCGAAAAGCTATCTGAATCGCTGGAGGGGATCTCGTTACCAGTGATCTGTGCTAAAGTCTGAGATATATCTTTAGAAGCATTTATCGCTCCCACTAGAGCTGATTGAAGCTTTTTACCTTGAATAATAGCTGGGTCAGTTGTCTCTACAACTCCTTTTAGAATTTTTAACGCGGTCTTGGCAGCAAAAACAGCAGCATATCCTGATTTATTGGGAGGGTCTTTCCCTTCTCCGCGTGGATTCTCCGCCACATTCGACAGGGAAAGGAAGTTGTTTTTCATTTTTTCCAATGGAGTTAAATCTGCGGATTTGGCTCTAAAATCTCTTTGTTCCATAACCCCTTCCATGATGTTTTTTAAGTTAATTTTTGTACCTGAAAATATCCCTGATTGCGATGTGTTGTAGAAGTCTTTTAAAATAACCAAACTGCTGAAGAGTCCTAGACAGTTAATTAATTCTCCATAATACATGCACTCTCCAAAAATCCCTCTATATCCAGGTGTCTCCATCAAAGATTGTTTTAATTCTTTAAAAGGAAAGGATTTTTCATTTGAAATGTCCATATTTTCGATAGGAACAGAGAGACCTTCTAGTACAGTAGGTCCCGTTTGTTCCTCATCGGAAAAAAGGAAATTATCTATGTCCTCTTCGTAAGTAACCAGAGGCAATAAATTAATCTTAGTTGTTTGAACTCCAGTATTACTTAAGAGCTTTTCTTCCAATTTAAAAGCTTTATGAAAGATATTTCTGCTATGCGTAGGTTCGTTAAACAGTTCATTAAGATTCTCTTTAATTTCCGCCAACCTAGCTTTATCTTCTGAGAGGCTGGGAAGTATTGCCTGTAATTTATGCTGGAGACCGAAGGGAACACTAATATCTTCAAAGTTCGGAAAAACATAAGAAATCCTAATTCCATATTTTAAAGAACCAAAATATTTCTTATAATCACCCATAATGACATTGTTATTTTTTTCTTTTTCCGCTTTATCTAGAAGGTATTGTCTAATAAACTCGGCATTTTCAAACCATTGTGTAGGGTCAGTATAAAGCTCGTAAGCTCGGCTAGAGTCATCAATGTCCGACTCAAAATTAACTTCAGCTTCCGCAAGTAACGAAGACATCGCTTGACTGGTTGTCAATACTGCTTGTTGTGCAGAAAGAAATTGTGTATATATCGTCTTCATGGCTTCCATGTTTTTTTCGAACCATTCTATTCTTTTTTCAGTTATTTTCTTTTGAGTGTCCCAGTAATTAAATTTCTCTAAAGCTGCCTCTGGAGGGTTTAAGAGATAATGGAGAGTTTCGCTCCATTTGCGCCAGATAGGATCTATTCTATTCTCATAATACTCTATCAATCCATCATAGTAAGAAGTTGAGACAGAAGTCGTCTCTGCCATTCCTCCTTGCTCCAGGTCGTCAGTATAGGCTTCAGTTCCTTGATTATCAACAGCTTGAATTAAACTAGATATTCCTCCAAGAATTCCCGCTGGATCAAAAAGATCTCCGGCGGCGGTTGAGTTTTCAAAACCGGTGTAATCAGAATAGTAAGCTCCACCTACAAGGGTAGAAATCATCTTGCCAAAAAGAGGATTTAGAAAAAAGAATTGTTGTAATTTTTTTACGTGACCAAAAAGAAACGGGTCATTCTCTGCCATGTATTTATCACCTTTAAGATAACTTTCCATCTGAGCTTTGAAAAGATTTGTCACCGTGTCCATATCATAACCTGATACAAGCCATGCATTTTGTTGTAGACCAGTCATAGCAAGAACAGCTGTCCAGTATTTTTGAGCCAATTCATATCCAGGATATTCTAACCCCCACCACTCTTCAGTATTTTTTTGTACTGGTCCTCCTTCTAATATTTTTGTTAAAGAATGATAATAAGGCGAATCTCCCGAGATCCATTCAAATATAACTTTATCCGAAAAAATTCTAGGGTCTTCATCCATTGAAGGTTCTGCGTCGAACGTGAACGTTCCGTGTTGAACAATATATTCTTTTCCTTTGTTAGCGCCATCGTCTCTAAATGTGTTTAAGTAGTCCATTAAGTATTCATCCAGCTGAGCGCCTAAAGTTTCTAGCGTTAAAAGATGAAGTTCTTTTTCTTGTTTTAGAGCTAAAAAATTATTCTTAAATGTCGAAGCGCTGGTTAAAAGATCCAATTTGTCTTGTGACTCTTCTATAAAAGGGGCATTATAATCATTAATTTGTTGTTGAAGCAACTCAAAAGATTTTAAATTTACAACACCTGTTTTGCCTCCGATAGGATAAAATTCGTTGTTTTTTAGCGACGAATAATCAAAAGCGTTTAACTCAATTACAAATTCTTGATAACCCGCAATATTAAGCTTTTCAATTCCTTCCAATCCTTGTTCAGAGAATATATCTAACCAAGACTTTAATCGTTCGGCTTTCTTTTTACTTTCCCACGATACCCCTGCCATGTAAGGAGGGTTTTGATTAAGGTTCAATTCTTGATTTCTACTTGCTAACCATTCCTCAATTTTTATATTTCTGGCTGCGCTCACAGGAGAGCCTTCTTTCTCAATCCATTGACCAGATTCATCTTGAACATAAGAAGAAGGAGTTTGAGGATCTATTATTAGCATTTTGTGCAAGGCAGAATGAGCAGGGTGATACCAGCTTTTATCTTCTAGTCCTGCGGGGGGCGTGTAGATGGCTTTAATATACTTCTCTACTACGATTCCTCCAAAATCATACACATCTTTTATTTTTTCGTCATTAAAATCAAATCTTACTGTATTTGATATGGTTTGTGGGGCGGTGTCCATATTTGGAACAATATCTAACAACTCATTAGCCGATAATTTATCACTAGCAGAAAAAACCTGAACAATGCTTTGGAAGATGGGAAAGATTTCTTCCAAAGCCTCGGTAAGACAAAATTTCACTATTTCATCTCTAACTGAAGGAGTAATGCTACCGTCCGGTGTTGCAGGTGCAAAAAGAGGCATAGGCGGCATAACAGATGCCTCAAAAGCCACTTCTTGTCGAAGAGTAGCATATTCATCTACAACATTATAGAAAGCTCCAGTAAAGTCGCCACCAAGGCTTTCAAGAGAAAAATCTAAAACATCTTGCAAAATTTTAAAATTATTTTTTTCTTTTATAAAAGTTTCTAAGCTAACCTCGCCATAGATGGATATTCCACTAAGTAAAAACTCTAAGCAAATTACTTGCATTAGCAATTCTAAAGATTCAAAAATTATTGCATTATCTAAAGACGAGCGATTGGGGACGCCCCCTGTGTGACCAGTCGCAGCCAAAACATCAAAATACGTTTTTCGAGTCTTAACATTTTCTACAATATCATCTAAATCAAAAAGCTCTGGGAACAACGACCTGTCTGCGGGCGGAACCACTTCTTCACTATATTCTTCGCCGCAGAGAGGAGGAGGTCCTGCTTCTGCATCTCCTGGTAATGAAGCAATCCTAAGTTGTGACAGTACGCTTTCTTTAAAAAAGGAAGACTTGGAGGCTTCTTTAGATACAAGTTTTAATAATTGCTGGTTTAGCAGATCAAATAAATAACTTTTAAAATCATTTATCAACTGTTGAAGTTTATATGCGTTTCCTACATCAAGTTCTTCTTCTTCTCCTAAACCCTCTGTCCAGATATAGTCAGGAAAATAATCTTTTATCTGCGCCTTAATAATGTTAGAGAAAGCAGAAGCTTGAATGGTATGTCCGGTATCGTCGTTGGATATGAAGTCATATATAGATAATTCACGAGTGTTTATGATGCTGCTACTTTCTACAACTACTGTGTCAGTAATAACTGCTCTTATTTCTATCCTAACTGAATCTTTTTCTTGAAAATTACCAGGCTTCTTCCAGGAAGCATCATAAGCTAAAGGTTTATCAGGATCTATTTGATAAACCTCCTCCATCGGATATATCTTCATTTCTATAAAACTGGAAGTTCCGGCTTCGTCTTCTTGTGTAAGAGGGATAGATAGAATATATGTTATGGGGTCTGTCGAGGTTCTTGTCCATGTACCTACCCCTTCTGCAAATACGTCTTTTAAAAATTGTACTCTATTTTTTAATCCCAAGACAACTTTTTTGGAATTCGTAGTTGCTTCTAAAAAAGAATTTATATTGTCGATTTGTTCTTTTAGTTTCTTTCGTTGTGCTTTGTTATCGTCTTTATCTAAAGAGTCTCTCTTTAAAACTAAAGAATCTCTTTCCGCTGTCAATTCCCCAATTCTAGATGTAATTTCAGGAGGGGAAACTGTTCTAGAGGTGGTATCTGAAGGGTTTTTATCTACCAGCTGCGGTTCTAAGAAGAAAGTTGAAATATTTAAACCCTCGATAGAAAAATTTCTTATGAAAGGAGAGAAAAAGCTCTCTATAACCATGCTAGTGAGAAAAGAAGAACCTTGATCTTCTGTCATAATTTGATTTAAAATTGAATCCAGCTTATTTCCAAAAATAAATTCATTTATATCTTTATTAAGTGCACTGTCGATGTCATTCAAGAGATTTAAAAAATCAATCTTGCTGCTTTTTTCGCCGTCCATAGCTGCTCTAGCAATATCTTCAGGGAAGCGGTCTACGAGATGATTAGTCACTTCTTCATAATCAGGCGCACAATAGGTAGCCTTTTCTTCTTCATCTTTTCGGTCCAGCTCGATTTTGGCAGTAGCTTGAATTATTTGCTCTCTTAATGGCTTCAATATCAACGCTAAAAACTCTTCTATATCATAAACACTATCGAGCCTCGCTCCTAGAATGGGAAACTCATAACCGATCAAGTATCCTAAAATCTCTAAAACAGGTAAGGAAGCCTCACCTTCGACAAGAGCCACAATCTCTCTAGGAATGCAATTTTCTGAAATTATTGTAAGTATCTTTTTGACATCAAATAAATCTAAATCTTTTCCCTCGGGTATGGAATTCAAGATATTTTTTATTATTTCATCTTGACTTTCTTTTACAGTATCTTGAATATTAAGCTTTCCAAAATCTTTCGTATCTTGAGTGGTGGTAGGAGAAAATGCCATTCTCCTAATGGTCTTGATAATGTGTTTTATATTATTACACAAGCCCTCTACAAAAAGCTCCTCAATAGCCTTCATAATCATGTCGGGCTGTTGCCCGGTAAGGTCCGTGATGGCTTTCTCTTGAGGTGTTGTAACCTGCACTTTGCGTAAAGATTTTTTCCCTCTTAAATTTTCCAAACGCCCTTCGCTTAGCCTTGCTTGGGACTTTAAGAGTGACGACTTCTTCATAAACATTTGCTGCTTAGCTATAGGGTCTGCAACTTGTCTTCCCATTTCTATTAGCTTATCAATAGGTGCCTTGTTTAGTACATCGCTATATAAAGATTCTAACGAATTAACCCCATCGATTGTCTGAAATATTTTTTGTAAAGTAGGATCTTCTATCTTGGAATAGACCGACTTTTTAACGTCTGCTAAAAGCCCCCTAACATCGGGAGATATTTCTCTCATTATTTTGTTGTTGGAAAATAAAGTCTTTGGTCCGTCTAAAGCTCGGTCTATCTTGTTTAAGAACGATGTCACTTCATTATTTTGAAAATTTATTTTATCAAAGTCAGTGTTAGAAGGAAGAAAATCAGGCATTTTGTAGGTGTATTTGAACAAAAAATCAATCCATTTGTTTTCTCCACCGAAAGCCTTATCATCTATGTCGCGAGCCATGAGATCTAAATTCATCAAATAAATCATTGTTCGGGCTCGTTTAAAAACGTCATTATTTTTAATGCCAGATTTATTGAGATCTATCATTGCTCGTAAAATTCGTTCAGTAATACTTACGACGCCGGAGCCTTCCATTTGATTCACAATTTCTATATTTTCAAGAGAAAAATTATTACGCCTGTTGAACGCAAATTTTACGATTGTATCATCAGTTATTTGAATATTAGATGGTTGTTTAGCGCCATAGTATCTAATAGTGCCTTCTTGAAGTACAGGAGCTTGTTTAATAGATGCAAGATTAGTCCACACCTTTTCTAAAAATTTTATTTCCTGCTTCATGTCTAATCTGACGGTGTTTTGTTCAACAAGAGGGATTAACTTATTGAAATATTTAATTACTTTCTTATAACTTTCTTCTAAGTCGTGCCAAGATCTAAAGACTCCTACATGCGTAGATTGAACCTTTGGAACAATTTCATAAGGATCAATATATGCTCTCGGTATTTTAACCAAGGCTTTCCAAAATGAATTAGGTCTCGGTTTTATACTGGTAGTAAAAACGTCCTTTCGGGGCAACTTTACAAGATAATTGGCTATTGATTCTGCATTTGCTTGAGAAATGTTTCTGTGTTGCTTGTCTGCTAAGACCTCTACTGCATTGATAACAAATTGCCGAAAAAATTTCTTGCGGTCTGCATCTTGAGATTCAAGCGGGATAGTTTTTTTATACGAATTTACATGAACATAATAATTTAAAGTATCCTGATATATTGTATTGTCTGGCGAGTCTCGCCAAGGAGTAGAACGATCTAAGGACTCTAAATCCTCTGCATTGTCTAATATGACATCTTTTACTACCAAAGAATTGCTTTCTTGAAAGTCACTTGGTCCTACGGTAAGCATCTTGCTAAGATCTATCCAATATTCAACGCCCCTGGTTGGCTTGCCTATCGTTCTTAAAATTTTAGCATCTGGGACGACAGTAGGCTCGTACCAGGTATTTTTCCAGAAACTGTCTTGTTTATCAAAATCAGGTATATCTTCGACAGTTGACCAGCCTCCGCTAAAATCTTTTAAATAATCTGGCTCCTCGGGTTGTCTAGCATATTCTTTACTTTTATCAACTACGGTAATTTTTCCGACCCATCTATTTTCACTATTGTTAAGAAAATATCTAACCCCATCCCACGCCACTAAAGTATAATTTTTCAAATGATATGGGGCTTTAGCATCTGTAGAATCTTGCGAGAACCAATAATTTAAATTATCAGAAGCGTTCACTACGGGTCCAGTATCTTCCTCGAATCCTATGTCGTAGATATAATATTTATCCGCAGTCTCTTCGGGGGTGTATTCAGAAACCTCTAGCATGTTTCCATACTCGCCCTCTATTTTGGTGACTCGTTTATCAAGAAAATCTAATATTTCTGCCATTGTTTATCCTAACTTAGTAATTTCATTATATATCATAAAATAATTAATTTGTATTGTTATATTCACTATTAATGTATTTCTTACCGCTATCTTTAAGATACTTTAGTTCAAAGCCAATCAAATTGCGTTTGAACTTTTTTGTGTCCTCATCCACAATTTCTTGCAAGCTTTTCATGTTTATAGGTCCATCAAACATGCTTAAATTATCCGATGGAGCGCACTCATCCCCCCAAAAAGGGCTTACATGTACATGATCTTGTACTGCTCTATTGAATTTCATTTGAAATATTAAAAAATTCTTTACTATGTTATTTAAAGCATGGATATGTCGAGTTAAAGACCTCAGACCTAAAACAAGATTTTTTCCTTTAACCAACGGCTGCAAATCTTCATCATTATTGTTGGCAATCAAATCGATTCCAAACTGAGGGACCTCAATGGACATATTTTTTGAATTTTTTTCGTCAATATCGGGCACATTTTTAGTGATTAACTTTATTCCCTCTCTAGAAATTATTCTTACGCCGTCAGCCTTTAGCGCGATGGCGGAGCGGTCAGTGTAATGTCCAACTTTTCCATCAGCCAGTCCGAAACTTTTGTCGATATCTGTGTTTTGAGAAATGTATATTCGAGCTGCGTCTTCATGAAACTCAGGATCTAAATATAGGTGTTCATTGGCGGCATCCGTTTCAGGCACTGCGCCGCCCCAGCGACCTACCACTAGGTCGATAGCAGAGCTTTTTGGTGCACCCTCCATTCCTTTACCTTGTAGGGCAGTTCCTGTACGGTCTCTCCCTAGTACAATAAAAGCATCATTTTTTCCTTTAATAACTTTCTCGCAAGGAAGCTGATTAAATCTCGCGATTGCTTCTTTTAATTCGGCTCCCGCAATCCCAGTCTGGTGTGGTATTGTGCTTGAATTAAGACTGGAAAAATTTGTCTTTTCGGGCTCTGCCATTCCTTCGTAAGGGTTGTTTTGTTTAAATTCGACCATGTTGAAGTTCCTTTATATTAAATAAATTTTTCATAAATTCCTACTCCGGTTTCGTATTTCTTGTCCCTGTCTTTGGGAAGAGCCAGAGGTATGCTGCTCATCCATTGTTTCCAGTTAATATCGCCATTATTACCCCAAATATCTCGCCCGGTCTTTACATAGTTGGCTTTTTTATAATCCGGCAAGAATGTTACATTTTTAGCGCCTGTGGCATTCTTATCTGAAGTCATTGCAAGGGCTCCAATAGCAGCGAAGTATGCATCCGGCGACGTCATTCCTAATGCTCGCCCCAGGCAATAGAATTCTATAAAGCACCCATCATTATCCTGCCAGCGATGATGTCCTACGATTCCGCGCTGGAAAGGTTTCTCCACTTTCCATGCCAATCGACTTTCAAAAGTAGAAGGTTGTCCTTTTTTCCACGAAGACATGTAATTTCCATTTTTATAGAAAGGAGGTTTAAGTGGGTTAAACCTGCCCCATACAAAAACCTTTTCTTTTGAAGAGCCGCCGAGTTTTGAACTGTGCAATCCTGTTCCGATGGTTTTGGCTGTATCGTTAAGAACCGCTGGGAAAACAATACTTAATGCTAATTCTGGATGAGGTTTGGATGTTCCTACGAGCCACTTGATTGTTTCCCATACTCTTAGACATTGTTTTTCACCAGGAAGGGCGTAGTTTTTTCCAGGATACAATCCCAAAGATTTTACCTTGCCGTTTCCTAATTTACCTCCAACGTTACCCTCGGGTCCTAAAATCTTATACCCTAGTTTATTTATCTTGGTTTTACTAAGAAGTGATGATGTGGATGAGATTGCACCAAGATTACAGACTTCATAACCAATAGCGTTAGTGCTAGCCCAGTTGGCATGCAGAGCAGGAGAATTGGTCGGGAGCTGTTGAATAATTTCTCCTGCGCGACCACCATAAAAATGCATCCACCCTGCGCCGTCTTTTTTGCGTTTTTGAGAGCGTTCAAAGTTTTCTTTAGCTACGTGGTAAGCTGGTTTAGATTTGCCTGTTTCATGGATTACCAACATGGTGGCTTTCAAAGCCGTATTATATTTCTTCTTTTGCCACTCTAATTTTTGAGAAGGATATTGTATTGTACCTGCGGGAGCATTTGCTACAGGTTGAGATTTTCCAGGTGCTATTTGATTTTTGTTCGCATTTGTATTTTTCTTTGAAGTTTGACTCTTAGAGGTGGATTTTGTCTGGCTTTCTTCACACTCGGCATTTGGTTGTGATGGGGTAGATTTTTTGGGAGTTGTCTTGGTTGCAATCTTCGCGGCGGCTGCGCCTGCTTTAGATGCTGCCGTTCCAGGCGCTGTGTTTCCTACTCCTGCCCCTGCGGATGCTGCTGCGGCTGCGGCTGGTGATGCTGCACCACCTCCACCGCCTACTGGAGTTCCTACGTTGCCCATAGACATTGCTCTATGTTGTGCTCCTGTAGTTCCAGGTCCTTGTTTGGGAGGAGGCATCACAGTAGCAGTAGACACGGGCGGAGTTGCTGATGCGGGTGGCGGAACTTGAGATGTACTAGTCGGTGTTGGAAGCACTGGTGGGATCTTTATCTTTAAAGAGCTTTTATCATACGGCTTCTGTTTTACTCTTAAAATTAAATTATTGTCGGTCCAATATTTTAACACTGTCTCTGGAGATGGAATGGGTTGTCCAAAAGCAGCACCAGCACCAACAGTTAAAGCATTGTACCAACTATCAACCTGGGGTGTGGTAAAATTAGAATCCATCTGAAATTTCATCCAAAGTTTCATCTTTGAGGCTTGGGATTTCGTTAAATTATTCTTTTTACGCCATGCTTTCCAATATTTTTTAAACCAATGTACTCGTTTCGAACTTCCAACTGCCACCCACATCCAGCGACGATTACTCTTGTAATCCCAATGAGTAGAATCTACTGGAACGGTAGACAAATTTTTATAACTATCGTAATATGTCTTACCGGGTCGATTGGTGCCGGTTCGTGAACTTCCATTTTTGTAAGTTCCCCAGCCTCCATCTTTAATTTTTCCTTTTACAACTAAAGAAGCTATGACGGCATAAGCAAAATCATAGCTCAATTTTACCCCTTTTTTTGCGAAGGCGATCGAGGCGTCGGCATCAGACATGCGTCTTCGCGATTTTCGTTTTTTGCGCCACTTCATGAAACTTCTCTTATGATGAGCGGTAACATAATCCGTCATTATTTGTTGATGTTGAGCGTTATTTTTATCTATTACGGGAAAGATTTTAATCCCAAAATCTACCGCTTTACCTGTTTTGTGTTGAGAGGCTTTAGCGTGTCCCTTATAGGTCGCTCCTCCGTTTCCCGTGTAGTATACCTTCGCTCGTACACCAGGCCAAGTGGAACAAATTTTAAATTGCTTTTGAATCCATCCTGATAAAGCCAGGTCTTGAACGTAATATTGCATTACCTGCATGGAAGCTAAAAGATAATTTATATTATTCAAAAGACTTTGAGAGCTTTTAAAATAATTCTTGCTCGCAGCGTTGCCCTGAATAATTCCTTTTCCGCGAAGACGGGGTGTTAAGTGACTGTATATAGGGTAATTGCGAAACCCGGCGGGCGGTGGAGGTGCCACTTTGCCTTTTTTATTATTTCCAGGATGTGTTTTTTGTTTTTTATTACCACCAGGTGGAGGGTTGGTTTGTGATTTATTTTTTTCTTTATCGCAATCAGGATTTAGCGATTTGGTTCCCGATTGACCCGTTCGTAAAGGTTTCTTATAAATGGGCATACGAGGTCCATCTTGACCTTTTTTTATCCAATCAACCAGAACCAAGCTTCCAGGGGCGGGGATTCCATACTCAAACACAGATTCAGACTCAGAAATAAATTGAGTATGCTGAGAAATATAATAGTTAGAAACGGCGTCTACTTCAGTTATATTCCCAAATTGTTGAGGGAAAGGAATCCATGCGTGGATGTCTGGTTGAGGAAACGAACCAGGAGCTGAACTTATTTTCGTTCGTGGAAAGATATCTTTCGCGACCCGTGCGGTCACAATCATCTTCTTTATTCCTCTGACGGGATTAGGTAGCTTCCCTTGCTTGTTGGTGCCGCCGGCTGATGATTGATAAGTGGCTTCTTGAGCTTGGAGCATAGATAACCAATCATTATCGCTTGTTTTAGGATTTGCGCCTTCTTGTATCTCTACGCGCAATACAAAAGCGAGAAAAGGTCCATGGTCTAAAATCTCATCTTTCTGCGCTAGCAAATCTAAAGCTCGACTGACAAATCTTAAGCCATCCTCGCCTCTTCTTTGTTCGTCTAGCGCTCTACGAAAAGATTTAGTCCCCATTTTTAGCCCTCATTGCTTTGAATAAGAGAATATAAATCTTCCTTATCGTCGGCTGATAACCCTACTTCTTGATTATTCTTTTTGTATAACAAGCCAGACAACTTCACCAATTGTTCATTAGAGCGCTGAAGGGTTTCAAGATATTTTGCTGCTGTAAGTCCCACTTCCTTATGTCGAGCCTCTTCTGCTTGAATATATTTCATTAGATCAGTCAATAATGTTAAAGCCAAGGCTCTATCATTTTTAACATTTTCTAAAGCTGCATCCAGGCAATTTTCTAAATCAGGCGCTGACATCTAAATATCCTTATTATATTCTTTTTTGAAATTTCTATATTTTTCTCTAAGTCGATTTAAGTTATTTACTACTTGCTTCGTGTTGAGATTAGTTAATTCTCTTATATGCATATAAATAGCTTTTTTATTAAAAATTTCAAGTTCATCAACATTATCAAAAAGATCAATAATCGCATTTAAAACTTTTCTTTCGTTTTCTTTAAGGTTTTGTTTCTCCCAGATATCAAATTCTTTCATCAGCGATTGCCAAAATTCATATTTCTCTCTTTTTTCTAAATAAATGTTTTCTTCAGATAAATATTGCTGCTCTATTTCACCTACTGCGTCTTCGTAATTTACTTCTTTCTTAAGATTTTTAGAGTTCTTTTTGACCTTGTGAATAAACCAGTTCTTGGTAATCACACTAAAATAAGAAAAGGCTTTGGAGCCTTTCTCTGGGTCGAACTTATCTAAGATGGTTGTAAGCCAGATCTTACATTCGTCCTTGAGAACTTCGATGTTTGGCAATGTAGTAAACTTGTAGGTATAAGTAATTTTATCTACCATCTCATCGAAAACAGGACCAATATATTGAATATAAAGTTCTGTTCTAATCTTTCTACAGTCTGTTAAGGCGTAATCAACTATCGCCTTCTGGTGAGTCTCTGTAAAGTATAGATTTTTCTTTTTCCGCCTGCGGCGGGGTTTCGGGTTCTCGCTCAAGTTCTTCTTCCTCGGTCATAATAAATTTCTCTTGGAAATCATAAATATCATTTAAAATAGTGCGCGAATGATTCATTAAGCTCTGAAGTGTCTGATCTCCATAAAACATCTCTAAGCCATGTATATTCTCGACATGTTGTTCATAGTTTTGAACTTTAGAATAAAAATCGTCAAAATTATCTGTTATTTCATTTAGCTGACTTGTAAGTTTGGAAATATACCAAATTAAAACGCCTATCACCACTATGGATAGAGATAATAAAAATGGCATCAATCCAACAACCAATGCCATAAGAACTAAATTAACCACTATAGATAAAGATAAAATTATTTTAATCATTTATATTCCACCTCTCGCAGCTTCTGTTGTTCTTCTTTTAGGGCTTTTCTAAATTCTTCTATATTCTTTTTCACTAATGTACCTGCTTTTTTATCTTGTGTAGGTGATAATGGCTTAGAAATAGAGATAGATAGAGCTGGTAATCTCTCTAGAGGGAATTCTTTGTCACAATCATCAAGACATTCAGAGCACGATTTTAGCTTTTCTTTCATAGAATGAACAATTTCAAACACCTTAGCACACTCAGTGTTTGTACATTTATAAAGATATTTAGGCATCCTCAGTTTCTTGAAAAAATTCTGTTGTATTGAGTTCAATTTTAGGAGGGTTTGTACATACAATTTCATCTCCATCGACTTCAAAGTTAAGCTCCTGTAACAGTGGTACAATATCGCTCTGTTCTAATAATGATTTTTGTAAGCACATCATTAGAGTGCCCATTCCTTGATTTGAAAGTTTCATTTTTTTCTCCTTACCATTTGAAATTTTCTTTGTAAAACTGAACAAGCTTTACAATCTCTTCGTCGAAAACCTTTGTAGGTTTCCAGCCAAGTGCTTCTAATTTATCTCCATTAAGAGCATATCTAACATCTTGTCCAGGTCTTTTGTGGCTTAAGTCCACGTAATCTTTCCAGTTTACCTCACTATTATAGTACGCTTCAATGATTTTTTTAACAGTTAACCAGTTTTTTTGTTCAAAATCTCCTGGAATGTTAAAGATTTCATCTACTTTGCCTGATTCTACAATAGTTGTAACTGCCTCTGCTGTATCTTCTGCGTGAAGCCAGTTTCGAATTGGCTCTCCTTCATCGTGAAGTCTAATTTTTTTCCCTCTCTGGAGAAGCTTTACGCACAAAGGTATGAGCTTTTCTGGGTATTGTCCTTCGCCATAATTGTTTGTTGGGCGAACAATAACATATTTTACACCGTAAGTTCTTGCCCAAGCCAAAATAAGCATGTCTGACGATGCCTTGGAAGCTGAATAAGGGTTACTTGGGATAAGCGGGTCTGTCTCTACATGCTCACCATCGGCAATATCTCCATAGACTTCATCAGTGCTAAAATGAAAGAAAACAGGGCGCTTCATTGTATTGTCGGGCTTGCGGCGGATAAGATCTAGCAGATTCTTTACTCCATTCACGTTTGTTTCAATAAAATCACTACTATCAATGATACTATTACCTACGTGAGATTCCGCAGCAATATTAATAACATAATCACAATCTGGCAAAGATTTAAGCTGGGCGATATCTTCTTCTAAGAAGGTAAAGTTAGAATCCCTCTTAAATGCCTCTAGAAACGATTTGTTTGCCGCATAGGTAAGGTTGTCTACCCCATAGACCTTCCAGCCCTTAGAGAGGCATTTACGGGTGACATATGAGCCAATTAAACCTAGACATCCTGTAATAACAACTAACTTCATCTTAATCTCCTTTTATAACCCTATAAGAATCTGAATCGAAATGTTCTGTAGAGAACTCAAACAACTCTGATGGCTTTAGCGCTATCATTTGATGGCGTAGTCCTCTATAGACATGAAAATTGTCTCCTGGTTTTAGTACCAACTCTTCGGCTTTAGAAATATCATCCTCTTCTGAAAACTTTACTAACATTTCTCCAGATTGAAGATAAAAGACCTCATCTTTTAACTTATGATAATGCCATGAACATCTCTTGCCTTGATGAAAAAATAAAAGCTTCCCACAGTATTCTTTCTTATTTACTATCCATTTTTCATAACCCCAGCCTTTTTCGACATGAATTATTTCAGGAGCCTGATTCAAAGTAGACATGAGCACTTATTCCTTTATCGTCAATGTAAAAATCTCCAGCCGGCTTGCCAAGCATAAGCTTATGATACTTAGCTCCCCAAGAGGCAAGTTGTTTTTCGGTTAGATCGTAAAACTGAGCGATGGCTTTTTCAGCATCATTGTTGTGACGACCCATTCCTCTCGCAGTAAAATAAATAATCTCGCAACCGTCGTCGTAAAGCTGGTTAATAACCTTTATACGATTGTGTAGCGGCTCTGCTTGTGTGTAGTCGTTACCAGAGACCTTTTCACAGATTGTTCCATCAATATCAACTACATACGTCATTATTTGCCTCCAAAATGCTTGTGGTAGAGTATGTTCCTATTCTATCAAAAAATAAAACTTTGTTAACTTTTTCCTGTCCTACGACTCGTTTACCTTTCCAATCAGAGCCAACAATCATTGTATCTACATTGCTTTCAGCAAGCCTTTGTCGTAGCTCGTTATCGGTTGAAAATAACACAACCTTGTCAATGTACTTGATTGCTTCAAGGAAAAACTTTCGGTCTTCTTGGCTGTTGAAAGGGCGGCTGGGTCCTTTACTTTCTTTTACGCGACTGTCGGTATCTATGCCAACAACAAGGTAGTCCCCTTGTGATTTACAAAACTTAAAAAGCTCTACATGCCCTCGATGAAGAATATCGAAACAGCCATTAGTCCAGATAACTTTCATCTAGTAGTTCGCGTACCAAGGAGAGTCAATAATCTTGTAAGCCTTTATAAGCTGCTCAATGCTGGTGTCGAGGTCGTATAGACACTCAAAGCCTTTGTCGTAAATCTTTTGACTGCTGACAATGTAATCTCTTACATCTGGATCTTTGGTGAACTCTGCCTTGATAATCTCAAGCGGAGTGTGCCCAGCGATTTTCTCTGCTAACTGAAGCTTGTTCATGTTCATTGCATCATGACCAAGGTTATAAGTATCGTTTTTACAATCATCCCAATTATCAATCAAAAACTTAAACGAGCGACAGACATCATGAATATGAACATAGTTCCTCATAAACTCGCATTCGTAAAGAACCAAAACTCTATCGCGTAGGGCTCGCAGGACAAAGTTGTTAACTAAAAGGTCAGTTCTCATTCTGCTAGATGGACCGCAAACGGTAGCTAAGCGAAAAGTAGCGCAGTTGTCAGTTTGTCTAAAAACATCCTCGGCTTCAACTTTGGTTTTTCCATACAAAGATACAGGATTAAGAGGAGATTCTTCTGTGACCACAGAGCCATCGATGCTTTTGCCATAGCCAGAGTTTGTGCAAGGATAAATAACAATCTGATCATTGGATTTTTTTTGTGCAAGCCACTCATTCGCTCCACAATTAACATCGATAGCCTCCACAGGTTTGCGGTCACACAAAGGAAACCCCACCAATGCTGCAAGCGGAATGATAATGTCAGAATTTTTTAAGAGCTTTTCAAATAAAGCAGTGTCTCTTACATCTCCTCTGATAAAATCAAAGTTCTTATTTGGAACATATCGTAAAAGCGAATCTCTGTCGTACATCAGGTTATCTACCACTGTTACCTTGTGCTCTGGAAGAAGAAACTCGACCAACTCACTTCCAATGTAGCCTGCTCCCCCTGTAATTAATACATTAGCCATTTGTTACCACCTTATTTTTCCTGTTAGGATGTCTTTTAACATTACCCAGTCGCACGCTTTTGCCCATAAAGGGTTAGAAAAGGCAGCAGGCTTGTTTTTCTCAAAGAAAAAATGCCCGCTCCAAGCAAAAGGATAAACTATGAATGGTGTTAATAGTAGCATAAACCAGAGCGAATGTAAAATACAAAGAGTTACGAATGTAATAGTCGCAGCGTTCCCAAGAACGTGTAATCTTCGATTCCATTTGTTTTGATGTAGTGTTAGATAGTGCTCGTAATATTCTTTAAATGACATTTACCCCTCTCTTTTGTACAACCTGCGTAGCGCATTCATTAGCAAAAATTATTGCTTGTGTAGCATTTTTATTTTTAAGATAATCCGAAACAAAACTTGCGAGAAAAGTATCTCCAGCTCCGCTTAAATCTTTAATCTCTACTTTTTCTACTGGGAATATGTCTCCCTTATAGCGGCAACCTTTTTCGCTTAAAGTTACGATGAGTTTATCATCAAAAATGTGCCCTAAGTTGGCGATTTTATTAAAAGTTTTATTATATTCTTCTTCGTTTATTTTAATCCAAGTGCAATCTTTTGCCCAACGACCTAAATTTTTTTTTGTATCCATGAAAGTCAAAGGATGATTATAACAAATCTTTTCAATATCCTCTTCGGTTAGAAAGCCTTTATTGTAATCGGATATTACAATAGCATCATATTGATTAAGGAAATCTTTATCAAGATTATTCTCTTCAATCCTCTTTAATTTTTTATCATCTGTATCTACTCGCAGGAAAATATGATTAGTCTTTTTGTCCACATATCGTGTTTTGGTAATTTCTTCAACATTATGAAGAATATCGCAATCCGTACCCAGTGACTTTAAGTTTGCAAAAACATTCATAGCCATGCCTCCATTGGTCGTTTTATCTTGGGGTACAAATACCGGAATAGGGGCTTCTGGTGCTAGCCTGGAGCAGTCTCCATAGATATAAACATCCTCACAAGCGTCTCCTATGACTAAAACTTTCACTACCAGCTTACTTCCCAATCTTTGAAATCTGCGGCGAGACAATCAATTTTGTAGTCTTTCCTGCCTCCAACAATCTCTTGGATTTTATTTTTAGCAGTGTTTCTAATGCCATTGATACCGTGAGTTAATTCAAGATTGTTGCCATCTTTAATTCCTTTGCGATAGTTGGATTCATTGTGCCAAATGTGTAAGTTCATCTGTGAAAGAACAACGATTGCTCTAATTGTTTCGGCAGTAATTTTTCCACCTTCATTTAGAGATAGTTGGATATCGTGAACAATATCTTTGATTTCCTGAGAATATTCCATTTTGTGCTCAGGAATAAACACCTCTTTTAATTGAACAATAGAGAGGCGATCTATAAGCTCGGATAGTGTGGGTAAATATTTTCTATTAGTCATAATTTTTCCTTTGACGTTAAAAGAACGGAGCCGCTTTTTGAGTAACAAAAATTGGAAAACCAGGCTCTCGCATATCAGCGAAATATACTATTTTATCGTCTTTTTCTATACCCTCTTCGTTATCCCAAGAGGCTTCAAAACAAAAATAAAGATGATCAGCATGGGCTTTAATAATGTCCAAATCCACAAAGGCTTCGGTTTTAGAAGAGTCGAAGGCAAAATAATCTAATCCTTTAGAGGGGTCGGCGGGGTCGTTATATTTTACATAACCGCACCCAAATAATATATTTTCTTTATTTTTCTTAAATCTTTTAAATCGCTCTGACTCAGTTGGTTTGACATTTCTAAGTTTAATAGCTATTTGTTCTGCCCAAGTAAGAATGACCATTTTTTCAGGCATTGTATTTCCACTATTCATGGCGTGATACATGTAAGGATCTTCGCACAAATAACCATATTGTTCAGGAAGGAGCGACACCAAAGAAGAGTCGTAATATTCTTTAAAAGCTGCTTGCAGTTCGAACTCCGGGAAACCAGGGGGTCGATCTTCTGGTTTTGTTGCTATACACTGGTTTACAAAATCTTCAAACAGCTTAATAGTGTGTTCGTTTGAATTAAAAGCAAGAATCCCTCCGCCTTGGTGCAGAATGTCATAATTATCTAATCGCTCCTCTAAATCGTGTAGAAAAGGTTGTAAAATGATTATATCGCCATCTAGAAATAAAACTTTCTTACCTTTATTCTTCTTTAAAACTCTTAAATAATGAGCCATGCGATGAGTCATTAAGTCTTTAAACTGAGGGTCATGAGTCGAGCCACCGATATTGGGAAGAGCACCTTTTTCAGTAAAAAGGACATTAACCTCTGCGCCTGGGTGATAGGCTACAATACTGGGGAGTAGGATTTTTTGTATTAAATACAGATAAGAGTTTGTCGCAAAGACGTTTATATCAATCATTTACTTTCTCCATTGCATTTATAAAATATTTCACGCTTTTTTTCAAACCTTCATCAAGAGATGTATTCAAGAAAACCTTGTTACCCAGAGCTTTCAATACCTTGGTGGTGTCAATTTTCTTTTCTTTAACTCCGACATATTTAGACAAATCACGCTTTACTAAATTATAATCATAATTGTAGCATTTGCAAATTTTTTCTGCAAATTCATTAATAGAATGATCTATTCCTGAGCCTAAGTTAAAAACTTCGTTTTCGTTGTCAATGAGATTAATCATAGCTGATACTGCGTCATCGACGTAGATAAGCTCTCGTCGTTGATTCCCGTCGCCCCATATCACAAAATCTTTATTGTTATATTTAGCGTTATAACAATTTCTAATAAAATCAAAAATAAAATGATTATCATCTAGCTCAAAGTCGGGTCCATACAAGGTCGAAGGAACAAAATAAAGCCACTTAAGTCCAAATTCTTTTTGAAGCGAGTGAAGACCTATGAGAAGCATCCTTTTAGTCATGGCATAGGTATAAAGGCTTGGCTCTGGTTCTCCTAATAGATAATTGTCTTCAGTCATAAAAATATCTGGTGTATAAGAGCAGCTTGTTCCCATGCAAATCATTTTTGCTTGAGGTTGACTTTGTGACCAGTAGGTTAAAATATTAGTGTTAATAATTTGATTCTTAAGCCATTGGTCGCCGGGGTGTTTTAAACAATAATCTCCTGCTTTAGTTACCGCCGCTAGATGAAAGATGTAATCAAATTTAATGTCTTTAAAAAGATTTAAGTTATTAATATCATTAAGATTTGCTGTCCTAGTGTTTGAAAAATATATGTCCCACCCGAGGGCGTCTAACTTTGGTGTCAAATGCCTTCCAAGAAAACCTGTCGCTCCTGTTACTAAAACCTTCAACCAATCACCTCAAGTTTAGGAAAAGGAATGATAAACTTAACACCTTGAGCTATAATGTCTTGATTTTTATTAATAATTTCTTTTGCAAAATTGTGTGATAAAAGAAGATAATAGTCTGGTGTATCATCCTTGGTTTCTTGACAAATAGGTATGTGTGATTGAGGTAGGTAGTGACCAATCTTCATTGGGTTGATTTCAACTGCCTTGTCTACTAGAGTTTTGTCAATGCCAAAATAATTGAGCAAAGTGTTTCCTTTGGCAGGTGCTCCATAGACATAGACACTTTCATTCTTGTCTTTAATTTCAGTCAACAAGTCTCTTAAGGCACTTCTATTCTGTTTTACATTATCAGCAAATTCTAAGGTTCTTTCAATGGAGTATTCATTGTCTTTTTCCAAAAGAGCTAAAAATCTTTTCGTCTTTACATTTAATTCACTATGTTCGTGACAAATTTTAGCTATAATAGAGCCACTGTGGATATCGGAGGCATAGGCATCAAAGATCTCCATTCCGTATGGTTTGAGAAGATTATTTAAACTTCTAATGGTATAATAACACAAATGCTCATGGTATATCGTATCAAAGTTCCCGTTCTCTATCATAGCACCTGCATACATAAACTGGACAATTAGTACTCCATCATCACGCAGGGAATATTTAATTCCTTTAATGACGCTGTGTAATTCTTCTAAATGAAAAAAGACCCCAGAAGCGTTATAGAGCTTTACAGATTTTTCTCCCAAATGCTTCTTGGCACTATCTTCGTTAAAGAACTCATTGACTGTCTTTACGCCAGCATCTCTAGAGATTCTCGATACCCTCTTGGCTGATTCGATGTTTAAAACATTGTTAACGCCGGCTTTTTTATATTGTAGAAGCTGACTTCCATCGTTTCCTCCGATATCAACCACTAAATCATCAGGTTGCATGTCAAACTGCTTGACGTTTTCTTCGGCTACTTCATAAAAATGATTTACTAAGGTGGTAGTCATCCCAGAAAGGTATTGATGGTCTGCAAACATAATCTCTTTCGGAACAGTATGATCAAGCTGCAACAACTCACAATCTTCGCAATAACACAGGCGAAGAGGGTATTTTTCTTCTTTTCCGACCCTTTCTTCTGTCAAGAAATCATTACACCAAGGTTGATTTCCCAGGTCTAATACCAAATTTATTTTTTCTGACCCACATCCTCTACATTTCATTTCCATTCTTCTCCTGATGCTATTAGTTGAATAAATTTTTCAGTTGTATAATTCATGGCTTTATTGTAAGCGCTCTCAATGATAACTTGATAATCTTGCCAATTATTGATTACGTCAATAATTTTATTTCTTAAATCGCTTTCATTGTTGAAATAAATAAAATCCTTATCAGGTTCATAATAATTCTCCATTATATTCCACGAATCTTTCTGTACTAAATTTAAAGTTTTAGATATAGCTGCTTCATGTGCCCTGGTCTTGAATTGCGGCATCACATTCCATTTGTCTACTTCGCTAAAAGCTTTATTTTCTCTCCACCTGTCGTAAGACTTTATAGCTGGAACATGTGAAGGAGCTATGTGTACTAAATTATAACATACTGAAATTTTACTTTTAGCTACTAAATTTATCTTTTCTTGAAAATTTAAATTTACATTAGTAGCAAAAGGCAGGCAGTGTTGAGTCATTTGATTTATATGACTAGTCATCGTAACATATCTATAATTAAACTCTTTCATTGTCAAAAGACAGTTGTAGTGTTCTTGACCGTGAATACCTCCATGATAAATGACATCATATTGTTTTTCACAATTTTCAGGTATAATCTTGGAATTGAAAGGATAAAATATTGGCTTGTATTCTCTTTTCAGATCGAAGTTATTGAGCCACTCGCTACTATATGGACATATAGAATATACTTCGTCAAAATAACCTTCATATTCAAAGCCTGTTTGGTTGTTATGAGGTCTATACTGAGCGAATTCGCAAGGTGCCCAGTTATTAAAGTAAATTTTTCTTTTAAAGTCTTTATATTCAGCATGTAGTTGAGCATTTGCAGAAGCATTAAATCCGTACATCAAAACAGCATCATGAGAATTTTTACTAAGTTCATTCAACTTCCAGTGATGTGCATTTGTATCTGGAACTTCTATGGACAGATCCTCAACTATCTTCATTAAACAGCTCCTCGTTGACTAGTGTCTATCTTGTATTCTTCTATTAAAGGAGACAATTCTTTTGTATATTCACTCAAGTTCCATTTGCCTTTGACTAGTGCGGTAGCTACGTGTGGAAAAACAGTGGAGTCATAGTGATACATACCTCTCTTTGGTTCGCCATGATAACAAAAAAGACCTTTTATATCAAGTTCTTGGCAGGTTTTTGTTGCCCGCCACTCAAAAGAATTTTCATAATCCATATTAGCAATATGTAAGTTAGGTCCATGGTAGTGTATTTTTTCTAAATCTCTAGTCTTCCAAACCGCTGCTTGATTAGTGTAGAAATAAGGTATAGAGTGGTGGAGTTCAAAAAGGTCTTTCCTTCCTTGAAAACATGGAAAAGGGATGTTTATTATTCCCCCTTTTACAAATCTAACAAAAGACAAATGAGGGTTATTGTTTAATACGGTCGCATATTCTTTTATTAAGTCTCCTGCGATGTTTTCGTAAAGGATGTAATCTTCCGAAATATAGATACAATATTCTTCCTGTACTTGCGATATTCCAGTTAAAAATTGATCTCTATATTTTTTGCTCGTATCATAATATATTACTTCGTAATCGTCTGGTAATGCGTCTTCTGTTTTATCAACAAAGATGTATTTTTTTGCAAAAAAAGACGAAGGAACGTGCTTTTCAATCTGATTAAAGAACATATTCCAGATATCTTTATTTTTGCTAATGGTATTTATAACAAGTGCGATTTTACTCATAATTTTCTAAACACCACCTTAAGGCATCCTTAGCATGGCGGGGAGTGAATCCTGCTTCCTTAAGTTTGTCATTAGATAAAATTGTATTCACGCGCTTATTTGCCTGCAAAGTAAGAGTATGTTCATAGGATGCTTCAGTTACTTCAAGTTCAGGTAAAATATACTCTTTAATTCCTGTGGCGATATCATAAGGAGTGACTACACCATCATTACAACAATTATAAATGCCATTTTTATTATTTTCAACCAAGAAATTTAACATATCGCAAAAATCCTCAACGCAAGTAATAGAGTTAGGTTCTTTATGAACAAAAATGCGCTTATAATTACAGAACTTGGTTAACATGTTGGTAGGGTTTGCTCTGGCTGAAATCATTTGTCTTGGGCGCAAGATTAGGTAATTTTCATATCCATAATTCTCGATATATTCATCTGCCCATTTTTTTGTATATGTATACCATGCAGCAGGTGTAGGGATACTTTCTTCTGTGGATATGGAATCGTTGCCGTCGAAAAGACACCCGCTACTAATATGAACAAATTTAATATTTTTCTGAGCGCAGTTCTCTAGTAAATTGGCTACACCTACAGTATTCGTCTGAAAGGCAACATCTTTATTGCTTTCACAAAACTCCAAATTGGTCTTTGCTGCACAATTAATCACTACTTCTGGCTTCATAGGGAGCGAATCAAAAATTTGTTGAATTTTAGCGCTATCAGATATATCACACTTTTCTCTAGGAATGCATAAAGTCTCTTCGTTAGATAGGTGTTGCCCTAGCTTCCCTGATCCAAAAATTAATCTTTTTAAATTCTTCATATTACTCCTTTCCACGGAAATATACATTAATGAAATTAGGTAAGTTGATTATAGCTTGCCATACTAAATTTGACATATATCCATTAAAAGCCGGAATAGCTGGGACATGGATATCTAAAGCTACTCCATATTTTTTGGATAGGTCTGGTCGCGTCCATATGTCACTAGAGCCATATACTTTTTCCAAACCAGAAGCTGCTCCATGATGATAAATTAAGTCTCCGTAAACACCAAAAAACAAAGGATGAATATCAAATACATTTGTTCGTACTAAAGGTGCGTAAGAATAATCATTTTCTTCAAGCCATAATTTTAAAAGACAGCCAGGAGTAGATATTCCTTTGCTTTCATCAATTCCCCATTTTAATTCATTCTCAATCCAGAATTTTGCTTTTGTTGCCAAAAACAAAGGATGAGGGTAGGGCTTCATTTCTTCGGCTAAAAGAGGTTCAATATCTTCGCGTCGGTCGGCGGCGACCATTTCATTTTCTTTAAGAAGTTCTACAATTTTAGGATACCAAAAATCTACTGGGAAAGCGTCACCGTCCAGGAACACTAAGATATCATCATCTTCAATAGTTTCATTTTCTTTAATTCTGTCTACTAACCAATTCATTCTAAACCAATGCTGATTCATGACTTCAGTAATATTAAAAAATGAATAATTAGTGAAATTATTTTCTTCGCCTCGGTAATCCGGGACCCCTGATAAGCCGCAATAAACTTTATATTTTGTAAAAACTTCAGGAGTATAGTTTTTAATGTTCTGGGCTTGTAGGTTGACAAAATTATCAGTGTTATGGTGCATCGTAACAAAGTAAATCATTTTTTAAACCTCGACCTTGCTTGTAAACTCTTCAATGGAAATTAAATTAAGCCACTCTTTTTTGTTTGGCTCAAAAGCTTCATATAATAAAGATTTTTCTAAATTTAGATTCAAAGGGTCTTGAGAGCCGCGTCTTACAACTCCGCAGCCAAAATCTGTATCTACTACAAACATCTCTAAATCTTCCCGTGTTGATCTAAACTTAACAAATGCCTTCCAAGTATCGCCGTTCCACCCAGGTACAAGAGGAGATTGGCTTCTTTCTTGCCAGTGAACATTTTCAGGATTGCAATCGTGCATCACAATTGTTCCGCCTTCGTTTAGACAGTCTAAAGAATTAATCATGTCATTTTCTACATCCTCCCAAAGATGAGAGCCGTCAATAAAAATAATATCAAATTTTTTATTAGTGAATTTTTTATTTAATTCAAAAAATTTATCAGATGTCATTCGTGTAACATATGCGTCGTTTTGAGGGGTTCCATTTCCGCCGTCAACGCCAATTTTATCTTCTACAGGAAGCTCTATCTTATGAAAAGTATCCCCATTCCCGTAGCCAATTTCCAAGTAAGTCTTGTAGTCGTATTTTTTTATAAAACTATTGACAATATCACTTCTAAGCATTTTATTTCCTTACCTCTATGTCTTTGAATAAGTCAAATTCCGTTAAATCTCGATATGGAGGGTTTTCTGGTATATCCGACATATGTTGAGGATAATTTTGCATAAGCATTAATCCTCTAGCTGCCTGTTCTGGTGTCATATACATATTCCACCCTTCTTCATCTATGGTGTCTTCATGATACTTCATGCCATCAGTTCGTCCTTCATAGCGGCGGGCTTTGAACCACTTAACAGCCTCTTCACTGTCACATAATATCATACCTCCCTTGCCGATTTTAAGGTGTTTCTTGATGTGAAAACTTAAACACATGAATGTACCCGGTATATACATGCCAGAGGTAAGACGCTTTGCTGCGTCATATATAGGGAACGGCTTTAATTGATAAATCCCTTCCCACTTTCGGTCGTCAAAAACGAGCTTTCCTCCTGCTTGAAGGATTGATTGAGGAGGAGATAGGTATGTTCTTTTAGGAATGATAACTTCCTTGTCTTTGACTCCAGCCCATTTACAAGCAAGAAACAGAGCGTTAGTGCAACTATTCAGAGAGACAGCGAAAGGCGCTCCGGTATAGTATGCTACTTCCTCTTCAAACATTTTCACTATTTTATATGGGTTATGTAACATTATTTCTCCAAAATGTAATACTTCTTAGTAAATCCGCACGCTTCAAATAATCTTAAGCTGGGAATGTTTTCTATTTTCACCTTTGCGAATGCATCAGGATGCAAGTTCATCATAGCGTTTATCATAAATTTACCTACGCCTTTTCCTTGATAATCTGGATGGGTAGCGACTCTTATATCTCTATCGATAACTCCAACATAACCAGCAGGAGTTCCGTCAATCAAACAGATATAGAAATTATTACCATATTTTTCCATGTATTTTAAGTGATTTTCCCTTTCAATATGGTCTTGCTGGATGAATCCGTTCTTGACTCGTTCATCGTTTCTTAATTCACGAATAAATTCCCAGTATTCTTTTTTATTCTTTACAAAATCCATCAGCCGCACTCCTTAAACAAATCAGGGTGGAATCCATTGTTCCAATAAGCTCTAAGATAATCTCTTTCCACTGTCAATCCGAGATATGGATGTAGACATGTCCCAATATCCATATAAGTGTTTTTAGTGTTATGCTCAAAGAGCTTGTGAATAAGTATCTCACTTAAACTTGACGCAGAAAATAAAAATAAATGATCCTCGACATTATTCTCATCCATCCAGGTCTTGATTTCCTCTTCAAGATGATGGTCGTTGACAATACAATTCTTTCCAACTCTGAAATCTTTTACAACATCAAAAGGAGCCTTATCAAACTTGGCTTTCTCGCTGCAAATCATTACCACCTTGTGATTTGCAAACTCTGGCACAAATTGTGTCACGAAAAGAGGATAATTCGAGTTAACAAGCAGATTGGGAGAAGTCCAGTGCTCTTCGTCTCCTGGTCTCATTTCTTTTAGCCAAGGAATTTGGTTTCTAATCTCACAAGTACAGTTGTTACATCCTGCACCTACAAAATAATTCTCTTTCTTGAAGTTAAAAGCGTCCATGAGCTTTTTACGCACAAATTGATGCTTGTCAGGGTCGAATTCCTTATGATCATCCTCAGAGTATCCAAAATTATGTATTAAATCACCGACTTTACAAAATTTCTCCTGTAAGATCAAATGCTTGTTCTCCATAACGAAAACTTCGCCGTCTGAGAAGCGAGTAAAGGCAAAATGCTCATTATTTTTTAATTTATTGAGAAGATTAAAAAAATCTTCCTTAAATCCCTTGGACATAGCCATCCTTTATAAGTTTTAATATTTTTTCTGAAGATTTTCCGTCACCATAGGGCGACGATATACCCTCTGCCGATTGGTAGTTACTATTTACGTTATCAAAGAGTCTAGACAGGTCATCAGGATGCTTACATAAAAAAGAAAAAGTTCCAATACCCATTTTCCGTTCGGTTTGGGTTCTACATACGATACAAAGCTTGTTAAAGAAAGATAATTCTTCTTGTAGTCCTCCACTATCAGTGATAGCAAATTTGCAAGATGCTAGCATGCTCATGAAATCGTCATATGGCACCGGATCTATCACAAGAACGTTTTGAAGAAGCTCTACGTGCTTTTTGACATTGGGATTAGGATGTAATGGTAGAATAAAGTTTAATTCAGGGTGATTTGCCGCCAATTCATCTATTTTAATAAACCATTGGTCCATCCAGTGGTGATTTTCACGGCGATGCATCGTTACAATTACATTATCATTATAAGAAGGCGTTAAATGAGTTAAATTGTCTAAAACAGTGTTTCCCACTATAAAACGTTGCCCTGGAGTCTTTTCTCCCTCTATATTCGAGTAACTTCTCGCAGTAGGGCATAAATTAACCGCTGCTAGGCGCGAAATAGCTTGTCTATTAAATTCTTCAGGGTAAGGGTGGGCTAAATCATAGGTTCTAAGCCCAGCTTCAAGGTGAATAACAGGAATTTGCCTGTGAAATGCTGCCAAAGCCACTGCAAATGCCGATGTTGTGTCTCCTTGAACCATTACAGAGGTAACGTTTTCAAAAATATGACCCTGATTCATTATAGACGAAACAATAGAATCTAGGCGATTATCGCCATTTTGGACATTTAAACGCACAAAATCACCCTCAATATGGGCTAAAAGGTCGGTATGTTGCCCTGTAAACAGGATTTTATAGGGTATTTCACCCTTAAAAACGTCCAAAATAGGCTTAATTTTGATGTATTCGGGGCGTGTGCCGAAGCAAATTAACATCATAATGTGACTCCTCGTACTGTTTTCCACCCATTTTTAAGGGCATATTGCACACAAAAGTCCCTTTCAGAGAAGAATTGTTGGTGAGAAACGGCAGAATTGGTCGAAGTTGCCTTATTATCTATGCCAAGTTCGTTTCCAAGGATAGATCCGTGCATTTCTCGGTCTTCTGGAGGGTGTGGAGGGCAATATGTCTTGATATTGCCGTATTTTTGAGCAGAATAAGAAAATTGTATGTCTTCTGCGTTATCCCAGGTCGGTGGCTTCTCTTTCCAGAGGTATTGGAGCCAATCTCGCTTAAAAAACCATGCATGACCCACTAAATCGACCTCTGTGGTCTCTTTATTGCTAGTTGGCCAACCACAACGGTCATGTTGGACATAAAACTTGTCATTTAGCACGATTCCGGCAGATCCAAGAATACCTTCGTGTGTTTTCATCGTATTTAGACAATTTTCGAACCATTTTGAGCCTGGAATCGTGTCGTCGTCGAAAATAGCGACATATTCGGTATCTACAAGTAAAGCACCGGCAAATCTGCCGTAAAACTTCCAATTAAAGTCGTTATTGAAGATTTTATCGAGCCCTAAACCCGAATAATCGAAATCTTTGTTGTCTTCATGGGCATTTACCCACAACCAAATCTCTTTTGGGACTACAGATTGGGCTTTTAAAGCCTCAATCTGCATCTTTAGGTTGTATGGACGCCTGTAGGAGTTTAAAATTACTGTAATATCGCCTGTTTTTTGGTTTTTTGAAGCTTTTTTCTCTTCATTTATAAGAGAAACAAACAAATCCACCACTTCTTCTTGTTTATTTTCCACATATTCAAGGAGTTTTGCCCCCTTAGAGGCTTTAAACCAATCTTCAGATGCACAACCATTCATTTTGTTCGTAATGAGCTTACAACCGAGAATACGGGCTTCTACGACGAGCCTACAGAAACTCTCTAATACCTGCGAGAAGAAGACTAACGAACTTTTTGAGGCAAGTTGTCCAATGAACTCCTCATAGTTGGGTGATTTAATGAGTTCATAGTCCAAGTTTTTCTTTTGACAGTAATCTAAAGCCTGAATACGACCTTTTACGCGATTGTCAGAATCTAACACTGCGACTTTATTAGTTTTTTCTGTGTCTAGGTGTTTTTTAAGAATCTCTAGATGTTCTTTTGACCATAGGGTGCAACCAGCAGAAACGATATTATCTGATTTAATGTTCTTGCGAAGAACTTCGGCATGTAATTTGGATTGACAAATCACTGCTTGAGCGCTTTTATAAAAAGATAAGTTATACAATCTATCCGCAGGGACAATAAAGTCTTTATATGGGGAAGGATCTCTCTCTAGAATGTATTTGTGATCATGTTCATAGATAATATATCGACAATTCTCAAGAGCTTTCTTTTGAGGTTTATCAAGATTAACAAAATTAGAAACAATAAAAAACTTGTCCTTGTTCTGTTGAATAAAAACAGGGGTAACGCTGTTAGATTGAACCCTGGAAACAGAAAAGCCGCGTGAAGAAAGATGCTTTATTAGACAATCGTCAACAAGTTCCCCTCCACCGGCTATATGCTCTACAAAGAAATCTGAGATATAAATTATATTCATTTTCTTCCTTTAATCAAATTCAACAAGCTCTTCTTCTTTAGGAGACTCCACAACCGATAAAATACTGTCTACAAATGTTTTATATTGTTTTTCTTGATTAAAATTATCTAAAACATATTCTTGTAAGTCTAGCGCTCGTTTTTTATGACGTTCCCAGTTGTCTATCATGTCTTTCATTTTAATTTTAAAAGACGATTCTTTGACATCGCACCACATAGAGTCTTTTTGAACAACACCCTCCCAGACAGCTTGCTCTGCGACTGGTATGAGATTATAATCCACCTTAGAAAACATGGATTTATTTTTAATCTTGCCATTTTTATCTTTCTTGGGCATGTAAAGAAAATCTACATGACCTGACCATGCTGGTGCAATAATAGGCAATCCGTTATATGCAGCTTCAAATATAGGAAGACCAAAGCCTTCACCATGAGTTGCAGACAAGAGACACTTAACTTTAGGATGTTGATATACCGAATTCATTTCTGCGTCAGTCAAGTAGCCATGAAGTAAATAAACTTTACATTTTCTATCTTTATCCTGCTCTAATAGTCCGCGTAGGTTATTGTATGTTAATCTTCTATCTAAAAGACAGTTCTTAGCAAAATTTGTTTTAACAATTAGCCCTACTTCCTTATCTTTAAACTCATCCATGAACCATTTTACTGTGTTTTCCAGGTTTTTTCTAGGACCCCACTGAGCAACAGTTAGAAAGTTAAAGTCATAATCAAAATCCATGTCCAATGTTTTCTTTTCTTGTACTTTGGCAGGATAATGAACAATCTCTATGGGAGTGGTGCACTTAGCAGTAAATTTTTCTCCTGTCTGATTGTTCGTAGCCTGGTAAGAAGTATTTTCAAACGTATTTTTAGAATGTTCTGAAATGGTGATTATTTTATCTACTCCCCAAGACTTCTCTATCCATTGGGGCGCGACTTTAGTCGTTTCGATACCTGCTGTTACGCCAATATTCACCGGGGCTATTTGTTGCCATTCATTAGGGATGGTGACCTGGACGGATAAATCGAATGAGCCACGCTGTTGAGCATGAAACATCGTTTTTTGCAACAAGAAATCAATCCAGCGACGTTCGTCATTATCTTCAAACAACCAATTTGTTTTTCCCCAATTAAGATTGTTTAGATAAATATCAAAAACGTCTTCTCTTGTTTTTAAAGAGCGCAATAAAAATCTTGTATGCTCTCCATACCCGGACTGAGATAGAGCCGGTCCATTAACTAAAATCTTTTTTCTCATTACTTAACCTCGCTTAAATTCCAAGTTTGATAATTCTTCCTCGTACTCCATGAACCACGTTCATTTTTTACTTTTTCGAAAACTTCGTCCCATCTTTTTGTATAAAGATCGAAGCTGTAATTATTAAGAACATGTTCTCTTCCTTTCTTTCCAAGGTTTTCTCGTTCTTCTTTGGACATGTTATAAATTTTTAAAAGTGCATTTATAAAATCATCTTCATTAATACGATCTTCATAAATATAAGGAATTTCTTGAGAGCCAATTACTGTTTTAGAGCTGGGCTCAATTCCTACGCCGAACCAATCTTCTCCGTCTGTCACCTGTTCTTGAAGACCCCCGGTCATTGTAACAATAATCGGAGTCTCGCAAGATAGGGACTCTAGTGTTGCCAAACCAAACCCCTCGGCGTCGGAAATATTAATGGTACAGTCTGCCATGTTGTAAAGTGCAGCTAAGTCTTTAAGATTGACTTTATTTTGAGAGAACACAACTTCTCCATTTGTTAGTCCTGTCGCTTCAATAATAGATTGAAGATTTTGTCCGTAAGGATCTCTTACATCGGTATGCATGACAAGCTTTGCTTTATCGTGCCCCACTTTATCTAAAAACTTTTTCCACCAAAAAATTAGAGTACCCGAATGCTTTCTTCGAGCGTTTCGGTTATTCCAAAAACAAATAAATTTTTCTTTTTCATCTCCAAAGTTGTCTTTCTTTAGATTTTCTACCACATCTTTAGGAAAAGGTTTAAAAGTATCACTAGGGACGGCATGGGGCAAATGGATACATTCAGTATCAGGAGACACATTTCTTACACACTCATCTGTAACCTTAGAAATAGTGACAATAACGTCATTAGATGAATATAAAGGTTCATTATAGTGAGGATAAGGAAAATTATCCCATACATGGTAATACACCATGGGACATAACGGTCTTACTTCATCTTCAATTTCCCATAACCAACCGAAGAAACGAGGATCTGTCATGAACCAAAGCATGTCGGGTCTTTCAGTTCTAATCATTGAACGAATTTGTTCTTGACTTCCATATCCATCGACAGGAATAATAACCCAATCATCTCCCCATTCTTCCGTCTTGATAGGTTTGTAATCTTGATGTTTAATCGCGCCGCCTATAGAAACAAATTTATATTTCCCTGTCCTAAGAAGGCTTTGAATCATATAATTAGTCTGTGTTCCAACGCCACTAGGAGCGAGGGGGCTGTCAGAAATCGTTAAGATCTTCATTTTTTCTGTCACTGTGTACCTCTATTTTTTGCAATGTTCAGTATGACAAAACTCACACTTTCTGTTAAGAAAGCAAGATAAGCGATTCTTAACGTGTGTTTTTGCTTTTATATTGTATATTGCTTTTTCAAGCAATGTTAAGACATTTCTTGTTTTTCTTGGACCAGAAGTCACACGAAAAATCTCAATGTTATTATCTTTTGCCGTGCGTTTAAGTAGGGCAAAGTGGGTTTCAATCATCTTTGGGTCAATGTTGTGTTTTAGGGCAAAATAATATTTGTAAAGTGTCAATTGGTAAGTTACCATAGGGTCAGTTTTCTTTTTTAAATCCCAACCCCATGAGCAAGATTTCCAATCAATAATATGATATTTGCCGTCTTCGGTCTTGACAACTAAATCAATAAAACCTTTAAAGTTATAATCATCATCTACAAGAGATGGTTCTAATAATCTTTCTTCTGTAGAGATAACCTCATAAGAGCCAAAGTATTGTTTTACTCCAGGTAAGATGTGCTTGGTTAACTGAACGCCTTGTTCTTTCAGATCGGAATAGAATTTATTGTTTACTTCTATCCCCTTGCGCTCTAAAGATTTTTGCTCCTTATCCATTGATTCTAGGAAGGTTTTTTTCATGTCGATGGATTCATCCAAGAGGACCTTTTCACAGACATTATGAATGGACGTTCCAAACGCCGTAAACTCATTACCTTGGAATTGACGAATCTTATCTTGATAAATAAGCTTGTGCTTATAAGGACATTCGTTCCAAGTAACTAACTCAGAAAAAGATATATGTGGCATTAAACTACTTCTTGATGGTTTTCTTATTAGTTATTTTAGTCACATTTTCTTTTTTTTCAACAGTCTTAGGCGGTTTTTTTGGTTTATTAGGAAGAGAAAAAATCCAAACCCCAGAGCATCTTTGCTGGGTTTGGTAATTGTGAACAACACAATCACTCACTACTTTGTTAGTTTTAATGTTTTGTTGCGCTAGATAATCGCGAGCATCATCGACAGTATAAGTAGCTTTTTCGTCTCTAGTGTTGCGAATATGTTCTACAGTAAGTGATACAACAACTTGTTCTTTTGTTATTTCAATATTCCAATTCATCATAAGACTCCAGTTTAGTAAATAGTGCTGGGGATATACTTTTTAACAACGTGCTTTTGCCAAGAAAATAATCCTCCATCCCAGATGTAAAATATTCTTCTAATGAAGTTATAGCATAAGGGTTCATAAATAAGCCATTGATCATTGGCTTCAGTGTTTCGTATCCAATTTCTTTGTATAGAAAGTCATCCATTTCTGGTGAAAAAGAAGTTGTATTAAAAAATTTTGGTATATCATATCCTTTCGACCTCAGTATCCTTTTAAGGGCAGTTTTTTTTGCCATAAATTCTCGCTTAATTAAGCCATCACCGAAAATATTAATATTATCTTTCTCAATTAAAGCATGCCCTAGCTCATGAATAATATCATCAAGCAAGTCTTTTTCTGTATCTTGATCAGAACTTAAATATATGGCTCCATCCATATATGCGGCATTAGTGTTTCTTTTTTTAAAGACATCAAAATTTCCTATGTAATACACATCTACAAGGTTTAATATTTCAACAGGAATTTTTTTAGTTAAGAATGAAACAATCGCAGGAATATTGATATTACGAGTGAGCGGATCTACGATTTGAATCAAAGCTCCATTTAAATTAAATTCTTTCCTTTCAGCAAGAGCCTTGTTGTAAGAGTGTGTAACAATGTCTTTAATTTTCTTCTTCATTTTTTTGTTTTTCGAGTTCTTCAGCGTACAGCTTTTCTCCTACCTCTATGTCAGTAAGAGCTTGGTGATATCCGCGATGCCAATTTTCTTCCGCTACGGCTAGCACCAATTCAGGAAACTCATCAGCTAAAGTTCCAACTATCATCTCTACAGTAACTAGTTCATCTTCTGGATCATTTTTTTCTCCTACATATTCTACTAGTATATTTTTTAAATCAGTGTCAGGTTCTACAACTTCTTCGAGAGGGTTTTCTGTTTGCATTTTTTTCTCCTATAATATTTTTGATGCTAATGTCGCAACTGCACTTCTTTCGCCTTTTTTTAAAGTTAAGTGGGCTGCTAAATCGTGTTCTTTAAACTTTTCTATCGCATATGATAGACCATTTGATTGTTGATTAACATAGAGATTATCTATCTGTTCAACGTCTCCTGTTAAGATAATTTTTGTATTTTCTCCTACACGAGTTATTATAGTCTTTAATTCATGTGCTGTTAAGTTCTGAGATTCATCAATAATAATATAAGCATTTGCAATAGAGCGACCTCGGATGTAAGTCAAGGCTTCTACTTCAATGACGCCTGATTCAATATAGGTATCAAGAGTTTCGTAGTTATCTCTTTTAGAATAAGAGTAGGACATTAAAAACTCAAGGTTGTCTCTAATCGGAGCAAGCCAAGGGTTCATTTTTTCTTCGACGGTTCCTGGTAAAAATCCAATGTCTTTACCAACTGGCTGGACAGGTCTAGAGATTACAAGTTTATTGTAAAGACCCATGCCAAGTGTTTGTTCTAAGCCCGCTGCTATAGCTAGTAACGTTTTTCCTGAACCTGCTGGTCCTACTAAAGACACAATAGGAATGTCTTCACTCATGAGAAGATTAGAAGCAAAAACCTGTTCTTTGTTTTTTGGTTTTACTCCCCAAATACCTCTTTTGATAGTGGGAATTTTTTTAATTGGCGTGTCATAATCAACAAATTTTGCGAGTGCGGTTTTTTTAAAATCTTGATTTGATTTAAAAAGAATGCACTGATTAGGGTGCAATTGGATTTCTTTTTTGTCTAGATAAACTTCTTGACCTTCATAAAAATAATCTATAAGTTTATCATCTAAAACATGCTCAACTACTCCGGTGTATGATTCGTGGCTAGTATTGTTTATTTTATCTTTATCATAATCTTCACATGGCAATTCTAATGTATCGCATTTAACACGCATGTGGATATCTTTAGTGACCATGATAACTTGACGAGAGAAATTTCTTTTTCTTTCTGTTATGGCTGTTCCAATAATCTCATTGTCTGCACTCGATAATTTATATTCATCAGGTAAAAGATTTTTATCATACCCTCGAATAGATAATAAACCTTTCCCTTTTTCTATACGGACACCTCGATAAATATTTCCTTTAGCTCTTAAAAGATCAAGCTCTCTAATAATCATACGTGCATTAAACCCGACACCATCTTGTCGTTTTTTCTGCGCGTCAATTTCTTCTAACACCTTAAAAGGAATAACAATATCGTTTTTTTTGTATTCATAGATGCATTTATAGTCTGACAAAATAGCACTTGTGTCGAAGACGTATGTTTTTTTCATGGATATTCCTTACATTAATAAATAGAAAACCAAATAGGTTCTAGTTATTTTTACAAGGAGAAAAAATCCCATGAAAAGTTTGAAATTTCTTATATTAATGATTTCATTGATATTTTTGGCATCTTGCGGAGGTACACTTAATGGACATTTTTCATTAAAAAACAAACTTCCTTTTGATTCGTTTGTAAAAGTTGTTGCCAGTTATGATGTGGTTAAGTGCGTTGGAAAAACGTGCATGAACTTTAAACTCGGAGCTACATCAAGTGGAGCAGTAGTAAGAGCTTATGAGCATGGTTCTTATATTTTAACTACAGGGCACAGCTGTGATCCTCGTGCGATTCTACATGATTTAGGGGGCGGGGCGAAGATAAAACAAAAAACATTCCTTATTGATATGAATGGTATAAAACACCAAACTATAACCATAAATATCAATAACAAACTGGATACATGTATATTATACGCAAAAGGATTTTCTAAAGCTCCTGTTAGAATAGAAAGAAATGATGCACCAGTTATTGGTGATATGATTTATAATATTGCTGCACCAGTTGGAATGTTTAATACCCAAACTGCGCCTGTATTGGAGGGGAGATACTCTGGGTATAAATGGGGATTTTCTTTATACACAGTCCCTGCGATTGGAGGTTCTTCCGGTTCTCCTCTTTTTAATACTAGAGGAAAATTAGTTGGAATGATTCATTCGGTGCACACTAGATTCCACCATTTATCTTTTGGACCTACACATTCACAACTTATAAATTACATTTATAAACATACGCCGTTTCATGTACCAGATGGAGTATCTTTAGAAGTAGATGGAACCAAGGAAGATAGTGTATTTGATACTAAAAATCATCTCTTAGATATCAAGTTAAAATAAAGAGGTTATTTTTTTTTAATTTCTTTTAATATTGATAAAGCTTCATTATCACTGTTTACGCAGTGATAAGAATAACTTACTTTGGAGCGCTCCATTTCTTTAATTAAATCCCAGTCATTACCACCAGGCTTTGCTTGGTCTCCAAAAAACACATAGTGAGTGCGTGGTGTACCTACCTTGTGATGAATCCATTGGAAAGCCTGTCCCTTATGACTTCCTACGGGGTAAATATCAACGCTTATTTTGCCACCAATTGAAGCTTCTATTTGATCTTTAAAGTTTTCATTAATAAAGTGGGCAATCTTTTCTCGTTCTTTGACGCGACAATCGTAAGTATAATATCCTTCCCTTTGCATGTGTGAGGCGTTTCTGCCTACAATAGAGAAGTTTATCATTCCTGGTCGGGATTCAATGTGATTTCCTGTGCGTAAAACATAGCCTGTTTTTTGAAGAAAACGATTAAGATGATTTAACAATCGGGGTGGCGGTTCAAATTTGTTCTCATATATTTTTTCTTCCTTTACATGTAGAACATTACCCATGCAAGTAAAAATACCGCGAGCATTATCAAGAATCCTTTCAGGCACTTGTCCTCGGGTTTTTTTTATATCACTGCCTGTGATAAGATAATAAATCTTATCCTTACTCCATTCCAGAAAAAACTTTCTGAAACTGGATTTCATTCGTTGTCGAGCAGGAGTTAAAGTCCCATCGACGTCAAACATGTAGACAGTTTTCATATAATCTCGTCAATTAATCCGTATTTAAGACACGTCTTGGCGTCCCACCAAAGATCCCGTTTTAACATTTCTTCAAGCTCTTTTTTAGGAATTTTTGTTCTTTCAATGTAAAGGTTTTTGATTGTTTCCATGAGCAAGTCATTGTTTTGCATAGAATCTTTTAATTCTTCGTATTTTCCCCAAGACATAGAGGAAAGCTGATGTATGAGCATAAATGCGTGCTCGTGCATTAATCGCTTGGCTCCGCAAATACTCATCATAGTAGCAGCAGAAGCAGCACAGCCGTCGATAATAGTGGTGACTGGTACTTTAGATTTAAGAATGTAATCTATAGTAGAAAATCCAGCGAAAACGGAACCACCATAAGAACTAATGTGAAGATGAATCGGTGCTGGTTCTTCAGTTTCTAGGAGTTCTTGAGAAGTAATAAGTTTTGATTCAAGAGTTTTAAGCTCTTTATTAAGATGAAGGTTGTTAACATGATTTACATTGCAGTAGAAATAAATTTTGTTATTCAATACTTCAAGTTTGTTTTTTGAGGAGGAAGAGCTGTTCTCAAATCCATCATCAAAAATATTGTTTTCTTGTTCTTTAGAGAGCCACATTAAATCTTTCATTTTTTTTTACCTTTGCACAAAATGCTACGTGTCTAACTGTAAATATATACTTTCCGCAGAATACTTAATAAATATGAGCGAAGAAATCTTAAATAAAAAAATAAAAATGGAAATGAAAGCAGCACAAATGTTTTTATCAGAGTCACAAGAGCTATTTTATATTTATGAGGATTTATTCAAGCAAGATTTTAAAAAGGAAATTAGCTTTAAATCTAAAGGTCTTGTAGAAGAAGAGGCGAAACAAACTCCCAAACCAGAAGACAAAGAAACAGAAATAAAAGAATTACAAGAAAAGCCTGATAGAGATCCAGAGCTTTATAAAATATACAAAAAAATAGTAATGAAGACTCATCCAGACAGAACAGGAAATGAAAATTTTGTTGATGTTTTCAATCAAGCAACTGATGCAATGAACCGGAACGATTGGATATCGTTAGTAAATATCGCAACAAGCTTAAAAATAAAAACGCCCAAGCTCACAAAAGAACTCAGGCATAAGATTAAAAACAATATTATTGAAACAAATAAAAAAATAAAAAACTTACAAAACACAACCGCATGGGTTTGGGCTAATGCCCCTCAAGAAGATAAAGATTTAATAAGAATCCACATAAGAAAAATAATGGGAATTAACGAAGAAGCTTTTCAAGAATATCTTAAATCAACTCAAGAGTAGCTTTTTCTTTTCTTTGTTTTCTTCGAGTTTTTTCTTAGCTTCTTGTTCAGCCAAGATCTCTTCATGTTGAAGAGCAGCTAAGTGTGGATACTTCTTAAACACTTGTTCCAGTGTCAGTTTTTCCTTTTTTTGTATTTCCTTTATTTTTTTTGTTACCACTCCCATTTTTAGCCTCCTTTGCAAACGCTGGGTCTTTACGGTATTTTACAAGAAACATGCCATTCGCTTTGCGACGAATTTTAGTTTGCATATTTTCTTGGTTGTTCTCTGTAAAGCTTTTTTTAAGAACTTCTACTTGATTAGTAGCTTCCTCATAAGTAGGGAATGTTTTGCCAAGAGACCATTTAGGACCGGACTTTTGTACTTCTTTAACTTCTTCAGTCATTTTATTTCCTTATTTGAAAACTGGGTCCTTGCTTGTGTTTAGCAAGGAAGGTATAAAACTTTTCTTTAACTTCAGCAGTCTTTCAAACTTAACTTGTTGTCTTGCGTCTGTGTAAAGAGCAGTTGGTTTTTTAATATCTCCGTCGATAAGTTGCTCAGAGAAATCGTAAAATTTTGCTTTTGGGGTTTTGGCTTCGGCTTTAGAAATGATAGCTCCCATAACCATCATGATTCCTGCTGTCATAATAACAATTGCCAAGAGAATTGTCTTTTTGGAAAGATTTTTCATTGTGTTTCATCCTATGTTGTCAAAGTTGAGTTTATTGCTCAACGCAAGATTAACTAGTTCGGATGTGTGAGTATCATGTTTAAAATCGATTTTGCGCCTAGTTAATGCCCTCTTTAAGGCAACTCTTTCATCAATACTATGAAGGACCCCCGTTTCCAAGCAAACGGCTTTAATGAGCGATTTCTTGGGGTTTTTAGGGAGTTTACTAAGAACGTTTGGAAAACTTTGATTAAGCTCTCTTAAAATTTCACTTGTCGTTGCCACGAATCACCTTCTTTACTTTAACTGGCTTTCCACATGCTGTAAGTTGTTTCATGTTTCCGAGAGAGTCGCACATTCTATCTAAAACCTTGGACATGTCGTCCAGTTTCTTGCCAAGATACAAAGCGCCAGCCCACCAGGGAATGGCAACCGAGCACCAGATAATTAAAAAATCTCCTGAACTAAACATTTTATTTCCTTTTTGGTTTATTTTTCAAGTTAGGTTGTTCTTTCACCATATTTCTTACTACTCGGCTGTGTAAAATAAGTCGCCAATTAAAATATATAAAAGATGCAACGTTAAATCCAATTAACATCCATAATAATTCTTCTGTTGTCATAATTTCTCCGTTGGAGCCATCTGTCAGACTCGAACTGACGACCTGCTGATTACAAATCAGCTGCTCTACCAACTGAGCTAAGATGGCAATGTTTGGTGGAGGTGCTCGGAGTCGAACCGAGGTCCTGTCTAAATCCAATAATCTGTCATTCACAAGATTAGTTGATTTTCTATCACAAACCAACAAAGTTAGACGGTTATAATCTACCGCTTACCGTCCTGTTGCAGTAGATGGTTTTGATTTTTATAAGTTTTCTCTTATTTTGTTTCACTTGGTTTAGATGGTGTGAAACAACCACCTGATTAAGCCGCTAAGGCGTAATCGTTGACAACGTTATCGTTGGCGTTTAAAAAGTTCTGCGTTTATACAGAGCCACGCAGCCCTCTGTCTTGCACAGAGAATCTTCCTTAACCAGTCAAAACCTGTTCACCCCCAAATTGTTAAAGATCTTACCGTAAGTATAGTATCAAACAGTCAAGTTTTCAAGTCTTTTTTTATTTTGTATGTTTGTCTGCTACGGTTGTTGCTGCGAAGGCGTCTGGTTTAACCTTACAAGGAAACCCTACACCTCGGGCATATCCCACAAGCATGTCTGAAAATCTGCTTGTAGCTTCTTTTCCTGAAGCCGGAGAAACATCTAAATGAAGTTCAATATCTACAGTAGGGCACACTTCCAATACATTCATAGCAATATGAATAGAACTTTGAACTTCTGATGTTATTCTCTCTAGAAGTGTTGGGAACTTTGATTTTTGAAAGCGCGTTTTTTTAAAATAATATCTTCCACCGGTTTGATCATGCGCTCCGTGTAAACATATGGCAGTTGAAAAAACGCACTCGGATTTTATCAGGTGGCTATCCGTGCCAATATAAACGGAACCTTGAAGCTCAGAATGTAATTTTATGTCAGCCATAATAGCATCATAATCAACAAGCTGCCCTGCTCCGCTAAACCAACGCTCCATTGTTTTCCTTATAAATCTTTACGAGTTACAATTAGGCAACCCGAATTTCTTAAATTTTCATAATGACAAAAAAGATTACATCTTTTGACTACACTAATAACTAGTTCTCTCATTCTTTCAGAATTACCAGTTATAATTTTTACTGGTAAATCTTCCCAGGAAAGAAAATCTTCAACTTTCCTCTCTACGTCTTTATGTCTCACGTTGTGTAAATCTAAAGTTTTCATTTTTTTGGCTTAAAGATGTTGGTTTGTTTAATATCTAGATATCGTTCGATATAGAGATAATATTCATACATAGAGATTCCAAGAAAAGAAGCAGCTTCGCTTTTAGTCTTAGCAGCCTTATGGGCGTAAGTAAGAACAGCACAGCGAGTAATGTCTGGTATTGATTTCCACAAGTTAAAGCCAAATAATTTCTTATTGGTAGTCTTCGCAGATAGTTCTAGCTTTAATGAAATCACTTCTTCAAGAGATAAGTTTTGAAGCATAATTTCAAACTCATCACTAGAACGATGTTCATTCCTCAATTGAACCGCAATAGAACTAAATTGTTTCTCTTCCATATAAGGATTATAAAACCATTGTTCTAAAAATTAAAGATTTAATTAAACTGGGGCAACTTCACTTTCATCAGACATCCAGTTTTGTAAATACTGTTGGTAGTTTGCAATCATTAAATCTTTAAACTTTTGTCTTGTCTTACCTGTAAGTGGAGAATAATAATTACCTATTTGTTTCTCCACACTCTTCCAGGCGCGTTCGGCATATTCTTTTCCTGTGTAATCAGCACCTTCATATTCTTTACCAGGAATTTTTTTCTTTTCATCTTCCAGTTCTTCTTGAGATGGTCTTTCATCTTTAGGAGGGATAATAATAGGGTCGTCTGGAGTCTCCTCTTTGTCTTGCAGTGAAACGTTAATTTCTTCTTGTTCTTGAAGCTTGTTTGGTTCTTGTGTGTCCTTCTCTTTGAAAAAATCACTTAAATATTTTAAAAAATGTTCTTCAAAAGATTCTTTTTCGTCCGGTTCCATTAAAAGTTCCACCTCATCATAAACTTGAGTAGTGGTTGCTTCTAATGCTCTATCTGCTGCCGCTTCAGCAGTGGTTGTGGGCTTGTACTCTTCCTGTTCTATAATAAGTTTGCGAACAATAGAACGAAGCTGTTTTTCTTCTTTAAGAATTTCTTCTTCTTCTTTCATTACAACAGAGATATGCTCTCTGATAAGTTTTCTTAACTTCATTTCTTGTAAAAATTCTTCTCTATTTATTTGCATTGAATTATCCTCTTGATAATATTATATATTATAAGTATTAAGTTGTTACCTTATAAGGAACATTTTTTCCTCTTAAAGATATTGGTCCTTTTATAGCTGTACTGAATGGTAGCTGCGGGACACTTCTATTATGCTGATTGATGCCTACGTCATACGGTTTTATAACATTAGTAGGAAACTCAAGATATTTTGGCTCATTACCTCTATCATTAATAAACCAAGGTTTACGGAGAATAAGTTGAGGAGGAAAACTATCTGTGGTGTCATCAAAAATAAATCTTGATGTAGAAGAGGGAGCAGAGTCAAGAAAATCATTTGTATATTGCATTAAACCAATAATAATATACTTCTTAGTATTACAATCATTTTTAGCTAAATTGTACGGTGCTGCTGTCGATAAATATCGCTCATTGATTAAAGTTATAGTGCTGTAGTCGGTAGTATCACTAAAGGTATAATAACGCAATGTTGAAGTGGCATAATAAAGCTTAGAATAGTTTGGAATTTGATCGAAGTAAGGAGAATCCCAAGAATATACAGGACTCCAATCTGTCCAAGGCGTTTCAAAGTTAGTATAATTAACACTAGTAATCGCTACTCTACCGTTACCTGTGATGCTTCTAGCTCTTATTTTAAGCTGTGGGGCTTCATCACAATGTGTAAAATTACTAGGTAATTCAAACTGCAAGAAAGCTCTTTTTGCTCTATATTTATTTCCACCAAGGGCATTATAATCTGCGCCCACTTCTAAAGTAGTAGAAATTTCTGTAAGAGTAGCACTGCCATTTCTAACTGTTGTCCAGTTGGTCGAATTAGAAGACCAGACGTAACCACAGTTATTGTTGCCAACTAAGGTAACTGGCTCTTCACCAGGATAGCCATTTAGTACAGCAACAGGCATTACTTACACCATTTTTTCACCAATTTGTCAAAGACGATTTGTCCTTTTCTAGCAGCCATTGATTCGTTAAGAGGAGTTGTTGTTTCTTCTTCGTTGACGTAAGCTTTATCGCCTTTCTTTTCTCCACGACCTTTTCCGCTATGTTTAAGTTCGTCATCTTTCTTGGTAGTATCGTCCTTCTCACCGGGGTGTGTATCAGACTTGTCGCCTTTGCGCTCGCCGTGTCCGCTGTAATCACGGTCTTTGGGATCTTCTTTGTCCTTTCCTTTGTCACCCTTGGATGCACCAGTTCTTTTAGCACCTGTTTCTTCGAGTTCCTCTTTAACTTCATGTCCATAAGAAGTTTGGAATTTACCCTTTGGATCTTCAGTGTGACCGGCTCGGTTTTGATCTTCTTCCATGCCTTCGTCTTCATACTTGTCGTCGTCGTATTCTGCTTTATCACGTTCGTGGTCACGGTCGTCTCTTAGGGCGCGTAGATGATGCTCAATCTCTTTAATATGGTCATCGTCAGCGTGTTCGTTCTTCCACTGGTGCCATGCTTCTTCTTCACCGCTATCTTCTTTCATAGTAACACTATCTTCTTCCATGTAGTCGCGCTTATGAGAAGCACAGCGACTCTCTTCCACTGATTTGTTTTCAACAACCCGCTTAATGGCTTCGCGAATTGATTTCCTTAAAGTTTCCTCATTCATTGTTTTGTTCTCCTTTTTTAAGTAACTTTCGTAATATCGAAGGCACATGTTACCTTCTCTAAAGGCTTCACGTTCCATCAAGTTTAAATGATCATCTGTCTCTATATAGTTCTCTCCGACGTTAAATTCTCTATCAAATTCTCCACGACAGTTTTGAGCGTGATGTACAAGCTCATGAGAAAAAGATCTAATAATATCTTTGGGATGACGAGCATCAACAAAAATAGTTATTTGTTTTTCAGAAGGACTATAATAAGCTGTTTTTCCAAATGTATCCTTAGCGTTATCTGGGTCTGAAATTAAATTCAGCTCGACGGGTTGATCAAAGCCCATGTAATTTTTAGCATAAGGATAAAACTTGTTGATTTCATTAATTAAATCGCTCATATCTGTTTCTGATAAGTTGCGTATAGACAAGTTTTCTTTTAATTTAATCTCTTGAGATTTGCCTCTTTTGTTAATTTCTTTTTCTATCCAAGGTTTTACTAAATTTAAAATAATCCTAGTGATGTCCTGCTGATTTGTTATTCCTCGTCCTGATGGGTGAGTATCTGCACTGATCTTGCCCCCGACTGCGCTTCCAGCATTAATTTCTCCCTTAACAGGTTTTACTCTTCCGCCTTTACGATTTTTTATAGCAGTGGAAAACCCTCCAGGTTCATATTTTAAAGACTCTTCAATTTTAAAGCCATTAAATCTTAATTGAGATGACAAGTCTTTCAATATGTCTTTGACTGCTTGTTTAATTTCATCATCATTTCTAAAATTGTTTTTTCTTGCTTGTATAGACTGAAAAAGCCGTTGACCTAGATTGTCTTTTCCCGTAAATAAATTTATTGGAGTTTCTATTTCAACAGAAGAGGAGATATTTCCGTCTTCTTCGGGAGAATATGTATTTTCTACGGCAGCTATCACCATATACTGATTAAGTATTTCATCTACTTGTTCGGGATATTTTATCAGAACTTTAGCAAAATCATGAGCATATTTGTCTATTCCCATGCTATAATTGAACTTAGCAAGAAGTTTTTTGACTTCAGGGTTTTTCAAAATATCTTTCTTTTTATCTTCAGGGTATGGTACGGGGAGGTTAACGGAGTCAATATCCGAAGGTCTTACCTCTCCTTGACCTTGACTGTCGTCAGCTTGTTGTTCTTTGTCAAATATTTTGCCAATAACAGGAATTTTAGTCAGCCAATCTAAAGAAGCTTCATTTAGTTTTCCTGATTCTTTAAGAAGGTGGACCATTGTTGCAGTTACTATCTCATTTTCTGTACTTTTCGTTAATTTTAAAGTTGTATTGGTCATTTTTAAGCTCCTGCGAAGGGTCCTGGACCTGATAATGCTCGTGTTTCTTTAGGTTTTTTAGGATATGCAGGACCAGGATCTTGTGGTCCGCTTTTTAAGTATTTGTTTCTGTTTTTTACATAGCCGCGCTTGACTGCTTTTTGGAAATCTTCTACTTCATCAAGAATTTCGTCTTCGTTCTGTGTTTTTTCTTCCTCTTTTGCGAGGAAATTCTTCCATATTTCCAAAAGTTGGGCTAATTTCATAATTTAAATAGTTTTTTCTGCCTCTAAAAGCAATTCTTCAATATTAAATTCATATTTTTTTGATGCCAGTTCTAATGCTACTGTATATACATCGATATCTTCTCTCAAGACTGTTAATTCATTAAATAATTTTTCAATTTCTTTTTCTTTATGGTCTAAATACACCGTAGCGGTGCCTAAAGCCATAAAAGTCTCTTTCCAAACTTCATGATTGCTAGCATCAACAATATAGGCTATGCCCCATCGCTCTGCTAATTCCATAGGAGTAATCTTTTTAGACATTTTAAACCTCTGTTGTAATTTTTTCATCCATTGACTGTAGTTTATCATATGACATGAGCTTTAGGTCGTTAAGTTTTTTCAAATATACGCTTCTTCGGAGGACCTTAAAAGCCAAGTTTTCAACAGAGAATGCTCCTCCTGTTTCAAGACCGGATTTTCTCATATTCCTGATTTTTTCTTTTAAAGAAATGGCGTTTTTATGAACTTTTTCATACTCACCTTCATCAAAGTCTCTTTGAATATCATCAATCTCGTCCATGATGCAGTTTGCTTTGATTGTCACGCACTTATAATCAATCTCTGGATTGAATTTGCTTGGTTTTTTGACCCATTCGTCGTTTTCCACTGAGTAAATACCGGTTGCGATGTGCGGTTCGAGGTAATCTTGAACATACATTTCTACTTCATAGTCTTTAATGCGAATATCATGGTCTTTATTCCAGACGCTTTTAATAGAATTGAAGTATTTTCTTACTAATTCTGCGTCTTTATTCACATCTGTATAGTCAATAACAATATGAAGATCAATATCGGAGAATTTTGACCAGTTGTAATTTGCTAAAGAGCCTGTGAAGATGATATCTTTAATCTCTACATGGTCTAAATCTTGGTTTTCCCAGAAATCTTTAGCAATTTCAAGTAGTTTTTCTCTAATTTCTGGCTTAAGCTGGTCTCTTTCATTCCAAATCTCACGATCAAGATCATCTTTCACTCGCAAAGAAGGAAGTGAAAGAACTCGACCTTCTAAAATAGCACTTTTAAATGTTTTCCATGAGTTTTTCATACAGATAATTAGTTGTCAAGAGTGTTAATCACTTCTCCACAACTATCACATTTAAACACTTGTATAGGAATCATCATTTTTTGACCTGTAGGGGACTGTAGGGCAGATACTTTTTTGATGATAAAACAAGGAGTAAAGTATCCGCCTCCGCAGTTTTCGCATGTTGCACTATCTAGCTCTTCAACATCTAAATTAAAATTAAGTTTATCCATAGTTTGCCTATATTTTCAAAATTTTTATCTCATTTTAAACTTCTGACTCTTCAGAGGGTTCATCCCATCTATCGAGCTGAAGTAAAACATTTCTTAGATAAGGCTTAATAATTGGCGCTGCACGTTTAAAATCTTGCGCTCCTAACCTGTTGAATATTTCGTCTAATAAGTCTAAAATTTCTAATGGTCTATCTACTTTAGCCATCATCTCATCAGGAATTTTTCTAAAGATAGTAAGTACATCGGCTTGGTCCTTAACCGAACCTACGTCTTCTAGGGTTCTCTGTAATTCTTCTTTAATGAGGTTTTTTAATTTTTCTTTTGTAATCTTCATATTACAATCTCCTTGTGACTATAAGTAGTATTAATTTCCGCAAACTTCCGCATCAATTATTTCCATTAAGTTATTATACATCTCTGCGGGACTATGTTTAAGCTCAAACCATTTTCCACCTGATTGAGTAGCTAATGGCTCCCAGCCTGTGTTTCCAAATGGCATACTCGCATCTTTGCTGTTTTTATTAGTAAAAGTATAAACTGTTGTCTCTGATGTTGAAGCTAGCATTTGTAATAAAATACCTTGTGTTACGCCATCATAATTAGAGTTCCAGTTACTCCCTAAGATACTTTTAGGAATCATATAGCTTTGTCCATGCTCATCGGAAAACACAATAATAACTCTTTTGGCATTTGGTCTCCAGTTAATCTTAAAATTTTGAAGACTAGGGATAGAATCAGCGATTGATGAACCTACCATAGTGGTCCATGTCAACTCATCAAGCTGCCAAGGTTCCGTACTTGAAAGATCTAAAATAGCCAAATACAGTGCATCGTATAACATTTCAAACTGACCGTCCATAGTGTCTTTGTCTAGAGAAGAAAAGCTTGACATAAAATCTTCAAAGGAATTAAGATCGCTTACTATTTCAAGATAATTATTGTTTCCGTAAGTTCCTGGTACTCTTGGTCCTACAATCAAACCCCATTGTATAACTTCTTCGTCTTTATAATTTTTTGCAAATTGATTTAAAGCAATTAAGACTGCTTCTATCTCATCCATCATCGACCCTGACCAATCGACGATAAACAATATGTCGGTATCTTGCATTTCTTTGTCTTTATCGACTTTGCCATCGCAGTCTTCATCTTCGCCATTACACTTATCTTCAGGCATAGGTAAGATTTCATCCTTACAGTATCCAGATATAAAATCCCCGGCGTCGGTATAATTACCCCAAGAGCCTTCGAAACAAGTTGCAATTCCTGACTGGCATATGCCTACGTCCATAGTCTCAGGAGGTCCTGTGTAACACACTTCATATAAATCTTCATCTATTAATTGATTGCAATTGTCATCATGATTGTTACATAATTCATAAGGAAGAGGCTTTCCTGCATAGGGATCACAATCAGAGTCCACTGGTATTATCCATGCACACATAGCAAAACAAGGAGTAAACCCTAAAGTTGTACAATCGGCGTTTTTACATTCGCACGTTTTATAACCAGTTCCACACAATAAAGGTTCCTCCTCGCAGGGAAATAAAGTCCCGATATCTTTTATAGTGCACAAACAATCTAAATCTTCGTCTACTTCGCCATCGCAGTCGTTATCGATGCCGTCGCAGATTTCTGGCTGGGGTTGTTTTGCGGTGCACGAATTCCAGCTACCGTCTTCGCAGATTTCATAACCTTGGTCACAGATAGTTGAACAAGGTTGAATTAAATCTTCGTCTGTCGTTCCATTACAATTATTGTCTATACCGTCGCAGATTTCTGGGTCTTCTACGCCGCATTCGCCACATGCATTTAATTGACCTTCATCCACCTCTCCATCACAATCATCGTCGATGCCGTTGCAGATCTCTTCAACACAGTCAGTTTTACATTGACCATCTTTAATAAACCCTTTATCACAATAGATGGTTTTAGTTCCTGGTAGTCCTTCGTCCGTTGTGCAGTCTTCTTCACCCATTTTAAATTGACTGGGGTCACACTCAAGAAACTCCTGACATTCACTAATAGAAATAACTTCCGGGGGGTCTTTACAAATATCTTTTACTATTTCAATCCGATGTAAAGGTCCACCTACTCCTGGGCAGAAATAATATTCTCTTCTGTGGCATTTCTTTTCATATTCTTCTGAAGATATGACAGGAGTTGGAGGTTCGTTTATTGCTTCTTGAGGAGTAGGAATAATTTCAGGTTTATCTAAAAAAGATTCACTGCAACCACTAACAACAAAAAATATTAATAAAATCGCTTGCTTGAAAAAACTCATTAAAAACCGTCAGTCTATATAATATATATAATATATAATAATAATAGTATTATTTATTCTTTAGTCTGTATTTGATATAAGACTTATAAACTCTTCTTTTTAAGTTAACCTTAAGAAAACCTAAAGTAATAAAGAAGATAATTTTATCTAAAGAAGAAGCTAATAAATAATATCCTAAATAAAGTTTACCATGCTTGGTGTTCTTTATCATATTATAAAGAATTTTAAATCTGTTCTTCAAAAGCTTCTATTCTCCAATCATCATCATAAAAAATTTTATTTATGGGAAACCAATAGATTTTATAAAGAATCTGACTTTCAGAAGTAGCTGCCCCTAAAATAATACCAAAATGACACTCTTTAACATCGGGATCTTGCTTGTTTTCTTTAAGCCAATTATCTTTAAATTTTACTAACTTGCCAGTTTTAAAAATTTCTATTGAAAGAGACATTTATCGTGCTTATACTTAAGTTTGTCTTGCTTATTCCTTCTATCCATAACTACTTCAACTTTTTTATTATCTTTAAAAATTTCTAAAATCATTAAATGCAGTTCGTTATAACCCTCAGTGATTACAAATTTTTCCATTTCTCAGTTCCCTCTTCTATTTTCTACAAAGAGGTAGAAAATTATTCCTTAAATAGTCAAAAAAAAAGTAAAATATTAAGGTCGCTTAATAAAAGACCTGTCTATGTATAGACAAGACATCAAACTGGAGTGTTTTTAAAATGAAAAAACTAATAATTCTAATGCTTTGGCTGTTTCTTATGATTCCTGCCTCCTCCGCATCGGCAAATAAATTTATTCAAACTACCAAGCAGCTACATCGCTCAGATAAAATAAACTATGTTGATACTGAAGTGGGAAATACTCTAAATCTTTATAAAATCAGTAATACACCATCCAACGGAAAAAAGTTATACAACCCCTTGAATATTCAGTTTGTGAAAACAAACAGTCTCTCCCTAAAGGAAAGAAGAGCTTTGAAAAAATTACAATTTTTTAAGGATCGTCGTTCGAGAAAACTTAAGCGTAAGATGAAAAAGATTAAATTCTATCAAGAAAGAAGAAGAAAGAAATTCCAGAACCAAATATATTTATGGAGATGGTTTCAAAAAACCCAACTTCAGGTTTCAAGACTGGCGATCTCGTAAAATGGTGGTACTCTTCGCCTGAGATACCTTACATTGTAGATGAGCCAAACAAGAATGATTTAACTGATATTGGCATTGTTTTAAGTGTTGAGAATTGGGAAGGCGATGATGAGATTAAACAAGTCATCGAAGTATACTTCGCTAAAGGCGGAGCAAACTGGTGTAATCCGAAGAGTCTAGAACTAGTAAGCAAGTATTAATCGTGTTTTAAGATGTAAACTTTACAGTCTTTTTTATTAGATTTAAGTTTCGCTATCAGTTTGTCTTTATCTAGGAGAGATACAGAACAAGTTTTTTTGTCTATCTCAATTACTATTTTATCCGAGTATTCTATACGTGGAAGACATACCGATAGGATTATCCCTACAAAGATAATAATCAATAAAATCAATAACTTATAATCTATTTTTTTAAAAAACTTTTTCACACTTTATACTTCCACATCCATCGCCAACGTTTTCTGTTTTGTAGATAATCTACATCCAGTTCATTAGTATAAGCTTCTTGTTCCGCTCTAACACGGTGATAAGCTTTATTAGCAGCAGATGTGTAATCATAACCACGAGTGGTTTTTTGACCCTTCCAATCTTTTCTGTACTTAATAAGACCCCAAATCCAATCCCAAAGATAAAGAAGTAAAGTTCCTATAACTAAAGTATCAATGCATTGTTGGAAGTGAACTGTCTCATGTCTTCGGGTAACCTCATCGGCTTTGCCTCTTGAGAAGACAACGACGAAAAGACAGATTGCCCCTATATTAAGGGGTGCGATTTTAGAAAGCCACACAGGAACTTTAGAGTTCTCTATGAATAGCGGCTTCCAGTTTTTTGGTAAGAATTTTTTCATTTTAAGAAGTTCCTCCACCCTTGGAAATGTTCATTCATCGCATCGTCCCAAGATTTTCTTTCGGCATCAATAGCTGCTTGTTGTTTTTCTTCGGCTTCTTTCTCATCCCACATGGAAAGATATCTTTTAACGTAGGTTGTGTTGTGAGCCACAAAATCTTCAATCATTCCAGTCCAAGCCGCTTCATAAGCATCTTCAATCAAGCTCCAGAACCTATCAACGTCTCGTAAAAACTGCATGTTCCATTTAAGTGAATCGTCTCTTAAAGGAATCTCAACATAGAAAGGAACTGTAAACTTTCCGCTTTCTGGGTGATATACTCTTTGACTTGGAACTGTTGAGTAAGTAAAGTTGCCTAACTCATAAGGATTGTCCGCTTCCTGTAGCGGAAGTTCCAGTTGTTTATCAGCATCTTCTTCGGCTTTCTTAAAAATCTTTCCAATAGAAGATTTAAATCTTTGACGAGTTACAGCATCATCCATCAATCTAAGAAGTTTATTTTTTAGGAAGTCAATATAGCTTTCTTTCATTCCCCGCGCCATACCAGTGAGTCCATCTTTCCTATCGTACCACTCCCCTGGGTTCTCGCCTGTTCCCATCTTGCGGGAAAGTTCAAAGAAATCAGCAGGGATGCGGGGTAGTTGAACATGAAGGTCGCCATAGGCAGTAATCTCTCCATCACCAATCTTAATCTCATCAAAGTGCTTAAGATCGTTCTCAAGTTCAACTTGGATTTGTTGAGCGTTGGCAAGTGCTTCGGACTTAAGAAGATTGTTGGTGTAGAATGCTTGCAATATAGCATCTTTCGCAGCTTCGTAGTTTTCATCATATCCTAGCAAGCGATCGGCAAATTCTTTAAACCCATCGGGTGTTTGAGGTTCGTTATAATCAGGGTGAAGGCTGACGCGAATTGAAAGATGATGATCTCCTGTTCTTTCATATGCACCTGTGTCTGGATTTCTTCTATACCCTTCAGACCAATCTACTTCAATCTCATCAGGATAAATGTAGTTGTCGTCCATAACTTCTCTGGCAATATCTGTAACCTTTTCGGCTTCATCGCCATTCCAGCCAAAGTCAGGGTCGCCAACCCAGTCCATTTCATCAATCTCATCAAATTCAAAAGTCAACCCACCTGAGAAATATACTGATTCATCATAGTCTTCTAGGTTTATATATATGTGCTTTGAGTTTTGTTCAAATTCATCTAGAATATTTTGGAAAGCAGCAGGGTCAGGTCCAGGAGGGTTTTCTTCAATATTGTTCTGACCTTGATATTCAATCTCTTTTCCGATTCCTTGAAGCCTATCGTGAATAAACTCGGCTAATTCATCGCCATCATCAAAATCAGGCTCACTTAAATCGCCATCACTGTATTTATCGATTATTCCTTTGGCAATTGCTTTCCAAATACCAGGAACCTTTTTTTCTTCATCCCAGCCGCTTCTTGTGTGAGTTTCCCAGATTTCATTGTAAATCATCTGACCTTTACCCGCGTATTTGGATCCTTCAAATATACCTTCAATAATATTTACAGCAACAGCGTTCTCCCATAAATCTTCATCAATAGAATCATCAGGAGCGTTAAAAATTTCTTCTAACTGTCCGTCTCTATCATAAACAAGAGCGATTTTCTTTTCATTATTATCATCAGCAAGATGCTCTAATCTCACCATGACAAACCCTTTACCATCAGCGGAATACTGGTCAAAGTAGTTTT